GTTGCAGGAGCTGCTGTTGCAGGAGCTGCTGTTGCAGGAGCTGCTGTTGCAGGAGCTGCTGTTGCAGGAGCTGCTGTTGCAGGAGCTGCTGTTGCAGGGGGTGCATTCGCAGAAGCAGTCGTAGGAGTCCCAGAAGCAGCCGCAGAAGCAGTCCCCTCAATCCGAGTAATAGGGTTCAGTGTAGTGGAAAAGAACAGAATCTGCGTGCTATAGTCAAACATGAATGGCCCTTTATCACCGTAAAAGTATACCTCACACGCATTCAATGCCTTCTTTAATGTCTGTTCATCGTCTCCACTCGTTACCGTTTTGCCCAACACTTCTTTTCCTTTAAGTACAAATGATACGTAGCGCGGATTCTGTTGAATCTCATCAATAGTCTTCCCTGCGAACATAGTCACTCCACCCCCCTTGTATACACGTAGCTTCGTAGACTGAGAAGGGCGCTCCAATAAGGAAAACTGATGCCTCGGTACAGGCTTCCCTGTTACTCCATAAAAGGTATCTGTCATAGATTCCTCAAGGCCACCCCCACGAAAGACCTTTATTGTCGCATCTATCTGAGGTAATTCAAGTAAGGAGTCGCCCCCTCCAGCCTGGTCAGCGTCCATCTATCCTGTGTCTCTAAAAAGGAGGCCTAAGCCTTCCGAGAATCATATGGCTAATGGAACAGACTCCTCTTACCCCTCCCATGGTTACTGCTGATGCCCAAACCCGCAAGAAGAAGATTCAGTGCAAGCAGGAATTGATTATCTCAAGTCTTCAGCGCTTTTATGCGGGGCGCACTGATCTCAATGATATTGTAGAGCTTCTCAAGGGAACATCTGATATCAGTCTTCGTCTTGTTGACTGGTTTGTCACAAACTATGCAAAGGCCCATAATACTTCTTACACAGTCTCGGGCCAGGAATTTGTCGTGTATATGAACTATAAGAATCAGCTAAAGGCCTATAGCAAGAAGCTGTTCGATCCCTTTTGTCGTAGGGAGCGGATTTCCTTTCAAGTCCCGGGACATGAACCGTTTTTAACGACGGTGGGAAAGCTTAACTTTTTCCGATGGGCGATTGAGAAAGATATTTTAACCTTCATCAAAGGCCATCAGACAGAAATCGAGAGAGAAATGAACAGTACCATGCGGGAACTTGCAAAGCAGTCAAAGGGGGGTAAGGGCGAGGCTGGAAAGCGTACACGAACTACCCGTGAAGTAAATACACCGGGTACAAATATTCAGAAGCACGAGTGCGAGATTGAGATGCGGTTCGATTAGTGCTCGGTCTGAAGTATCATTTTGATAAAACAACCAAACCAAGGCCAAACAAACTAAGTAGAACGCCCACGATTTGAAGATGGGCTACCTTCTCTTTGAACAAGAAGATACCTATGGTAAACATAAGAATTGTGCTCATCATATTCCAGAAGAAGTTTACCATACCAATGCCTTCATAGTGTACCGCTATGGAGAGAAGTGGAACTACGCCAAAAGCAAAAATGGCGCTTGCTCCGAGCATATTGGTCAGCCCGCCTATACGAAGGAGAGTGAGAGCGACAGCTTCTACAAGAGCAGCGAGTGTAACCCAACTAATGGCAGTTAGTTCGTTTATCATTCTATAGTATAGATATCTTTGGCTAAAAATTGTACGTTTTATTCATCTGGGTAATTGACGGACGTAAGAGTTCGAATGCTTCGACAGGATTCATTCCTGTCTGGGGGGCAGTCCACCGAGTATCAAAGGACCTATTCAAGAGTTTGCTCGATTCCGCAACACCTCGATCATTTATATCTTCATATACTACGCTTCGTAACTCTCTCGCAACATTGCGAGAGTCATTTGCTACACTGTATTTTATAAAATAAGGATTTTGCGTGAAGGAATCACCCGTGTCGGCCTTTAGAGCGGCAACAATTGCCTTGTGCAGCTCATACTGTTCCTTTAACTCCTTGACTGCGGCATCCATGGTTGGACCTGCAGATAGACTGCGAATACGGGACTCCATGAGTTGAATTTTTGCCAGAGATAATGTCATCTTTTCAGTAAGTTCCGAGGTCGATTGAAGTTCCGAAGTACCAACGAATTTGGGATGGGTGTCCATGTCCTCCCTGTAAAGCCGACTCGAGAGACCGTGGGTGTCCAAGGACATTCCTCCGCGAAACGTTGGTCCGTCGGAAAGCCATTGTTCAACGTGACGCGCGTTTACTGTTTCACGGGTGTTTTGTTCTCGTCTACTTCTTATGCTTAAACATGGTTTAAAAGGATCAGGTTCATACTGAACCGGAAATGGCTGCATCTCTACTGGAAGTGACATCTTCAAAATCGAGCCGTTCCGCTTGAAGATGCAAAAGCAAGAAGCGCATAAAGCTATATCGAATATAAAGTCTAATGATACTGATTCCGTATTATACTACTGAAAAAACCCTCTCTATCGGATGCAAGGTATCGACGCTCTGGATCTTTATGGCCGCAGCAGGAAAGGAAGTATGGAAGGTAGATACTGATGCGCCCGAAACACTTATTCGCGAGTACTTAAACGAGAATGGAATTTTCGGCCAACATATTCCATCATCAAGATCAGACTTCTTATTGTACAAGATAGATACTGAGAAGACAACGCTCGCCGACTTTCATAGTTGGGTTGATGTACTTTCCACGGATACTGAACCCGACCACGTCTGGAGACCATTTTTTTGGCTGGGAGAGCAGTCAGGACAGATAGATCGCTGGGGATGGAAGGAGGAACTAAGTGAAGCAAGAGTTGGATCGTCGGGACAGTTTATCTCTATGGCAGACATATGGGAATTGGTTACTTCTGGTGAGAAAAACGCAGGTCTAAGCGTGAGTTAAGATTCTATACTAGATGCTAAGGAATAAGACACGCCGGACATCTTCTGAAGCAGTTGTTCCGCAAGATGCGTCTGTTCCTGTCACAGTACCACAGGTACAGCCACAGACACAAGAAACCTTTGGAGAAAATCCGAATCTGGTTTCTTTTCTCGAGACGAATGCAAACGAAGCCTTTCGTCGTCCCTGGCATCGCCTCGAGAGAGGGCTTCGTCTCAATCGTATTCGTATGTTTATCGCCTCTGAGAAGGCTAAGCTAAACCTCTCAGATGCCGATGCTGAATATTTAACAAACCTCCTGCACAAGTCTCTCGATAAGAAGCTGTTAAATAGTAAATCTGCCGTTGTGTACAATGTGGAGGCACAAGAGATCCAAGAGATAAAGGGCCTCGTCTATCACACAACATCTGAGGGCCGCGTCCTTTCACAGATTGTCGAGAAAAAGGGTGTGACCTTTCGCAAGCCGCACCACTAAAGATGAAATTCTACGACTGGCCCAGGTAAGGTCCACGGTAATGTTTCAACAGGTATGTGAGTCGATAAAACTACTCGAAGAAATCCATCCTCTTCCCACCCACCCTTCTTACTTCGATAAATGGGTAGATGATATTCAGACCTTCTGGGATTCTACAGGAGAGCCTGTTCCATCCGAGTGGTACACTATCATTTCCTTGCGAAGAAGACTCTTTGAATTATCGTTTCATACCGATGCTACTCCTATGCCGTCAGATTCGTGGAGATGGCTTCTCACGGTCGATCAAATGCCCCAGCGAACCACGGATTGGTATTCGCAAAAAAGGAATATGTTGACAGCCAGCGAGATTTCCAATCTATGGAAAGGACCACGCGCACGAATAAATTTAATAGCATCCAAGGCAATGCCACCACAAGAGATCGGGGCAAAACGTCTCGCCGTATTACGCTCTGAAACGAACCCTATGGATTGGGGAGTAAGATATGAACCCGTTGTCAAGATGATTCTGGAACGCGAGGGTGCACAGATCCAAGAACTGGGGCGCATTCAACACCGCACAATTCCAGGCCTGGCCGCGAGTCCCGATGGTCTATACACTGCCGGCCCTCTCTCGGGATCATTGGTAGAAATTAAGTGCCCTATTTCACGAGTCATTGCAGCGGAGATTCCCTTTGAATACTGGTGTCAAATGCAGATTCAAATGGAAGTCTGTGGGATAGACACATGCGAATACGTCGAGGCAAAATTTAAGGAGAATGTAGAGTCAGAGCCAGAAGGCTATATCTCGCTGTTTATCCACACAGATGAAGAGACAGACGAGATGAAATACGTGTATCACACTGGTCCAGAACACGGTCAGAATACATCTGAGCCATGGATATGTATAGAAACATATTCATGGGCATGTTCTTCTCTTCGGCGAAGCATTGTCAAACGAGATATTGCATGGTTTACTAAGATACGCACAGATATCGATCTCTTCTGGAAGGAAGTCGTCGAGGTGCGAGAGGGTAGGCGAATTTTAGAGCCTGCGAAAAAGCGAAGGGTAGAGCCAGAAGTAGAACTTGGATATTCCTTCGTCGATGATTAGTCTAAAAGTTCTCCACGCATCGCCCATTCTGATCAGGTCTAAATCCAGCTGGACACACCCCACGAGCAGAGTGACCTTTTGCAGGGGCAGGGGCAGATACAGGAGAAGAAGCAGAAGAAGCAGAAGAAGCAGAAGAAGCAGAAGGACTTGCGTGCGTTGTGCATTGCTGTGCCATTTTTACAGCGATCACAATGATCAGAGTAACCAGTACTACGCATCCGAGAATTCTAAATACATCTGGCTTTGCCATCTAATATATAGTTATACATTCGTGGCATGACGTGCCGTCCACTCACGCGCTGTTTTGTCGTAGAGTTCACGATCATTCACATATAACTTAGCAATGTCGTGCTCCAAAGGATCGTCGGGATTCGGATCAGATAACATAGAACATATACTAAGAAGAACCTTACTAATGGTAAGGGCCGGAGACCACTTCGTTTTTAATATATCCAAACAAATAACACCCGCACTGTTAATATTGGGGTGATAAATCTTCGTAATAAAGTTAATCGTGGGAGACTTGAATGGATAATCGAGAGGAAAGAGGATACGTAAACGAAACATTCCCCCAACGTAAGGAGTATCGGTAGGTCCAAGAATAACACCCTCCCACCTATACATATCGTCACCCTCTGGTCCAGCCGAACAGTTGTGCGGAGGATCACTCCTCAAGTCCTGTAATTCTTTCGTTATTCTACGTACAGACATGATACTAATATAATGCCTCTTCAGCGTTTAGACCTTAGCCGCATATAGGAAAGAATATATAATCCACCCAATGCAAACCCTACTAATACAAGATTTTTCCACGACTGCGAGGTTGAGGTTGAGCGAAAGGGGGACTTCATCGATCCGCGAAACGGTTCTGAACACGATCCTCCCTTTTTGGCAGATCCATTTGGGCAAAATGTCTTAGGCATTTTGTCCCATTCGCTTTTTGTTATTGTATGATCCATAGTCCAGCGAGTCTGGTACGATCTCCCGTCTCTCCTTACCACAGTCTCAGGATTTTCCACATAGTATACTGTATTCCCTTTTCCATCGACCTTTGAAATATTTCCATCCTGATCCCCCACCGGTTTCTCAACCCTCTTACATACAGCATATCCCGTGCCAAACACAGATTCCATAATTGGAGTTGGATCAAGGGCCGATTGAATATCTTCCATAATACCTGGAGCTAAGCCCTTCAATCCTGGTAGTCGCGCATCAGCTAACCCCTTGGCCAAGGTAGATCCTAAGGCATTTCCCGTTGGAATACCATCCATGTAAGACCACATATCAGCGCCGTTGCTACACTGAACTCCCGTTTTCATCCAAACTTGCACTCCCAGCGGCTTCAATCCCATTCCTTGAGACATAAAGGATGACGGGCCACCGAACCCTATAACATCAGAATAATATGCCACCCCTTTTACTGCCCCTATTACGGAATTCACGTCATCTCCATCACGTACTCCTATAGCATTAGGCGTAGGAATAGATTCTGCAAAACTATAGTCAGGCCCAGTTATTCCAGGACCGAGAGTATTTATTTTCGGCGAAGGAAGAATACCCGAGGCCATCTATTCTTCTCCCGTATAAAAGTTGAATGGCATCTTTGGGCTAAAGCATGTCCCTATGTTCCCGGCCTTGGCGAAACGCCAATCAATAGCTCCAGCGCAAAGCGAAGTAAATCTTCAGGCTCTTGCTAATGAATTTAATTTCGAGAAGGCGGAAAAGGCCGAGCCCTGTGCAAAATGTAAGGATTTAGATTACCAAGACAGCGATGAAATAATCACATGTAATGCATGTGGTTATGTCATTGAGCGGCGATTAGATATGGGTGCAGAATATCGATTCTTCCACTCGGACGACAGGGGCGGCGGTGATCCCTGTCGTGTAGGTGCACCAACGGATGTGCGGTTTGCCGATTCATCACTTGGAACGATCATTCTCGGAATAGGTAAGGGCGGTCATAGTACTGCGCGGGGTGCAATGATGCGCATTCGTCGTTTCCATACCTGGTCGATGTTCCCCTATAAAAAGAGGAGTCTGCTTCACGTCTTTGAACAGATGACTCTTGCGGCCTCGAACCACGGAATAGAGATCAGAGTAATCGAAACAGCGAAGGATCTGTATATGCAACTGGTGGAGCATTGCGATAAGAGGGGTCTATCGAGGGCATCAGTCGTCGCCTCGTGTATTTATAGTGCTCTGAAGATGGCCGGTGCTCCGAGGAAACCGAAGGATGTTGCGGATATGTTTCATCTGCAAAATGCCCAGTTCACTCGGGCATTTAAAGACTTCCAGTGCGTCCTGGCCATGGCGAAGCAGAAGGGCCTCCTCTCACAGACTACTGTGATCCCATCACAGCTCCGTACAACACGGGCATCGGACTATATCGGGTTTCCTCTCAGTAAACTTCCGATTCAACGTGGCGATGTAGAGCGTATCCGCTCCCTCGCTGTTAAGATTGCCGATATGGCAGAAGAGAAAGAACTTAGCAAGGAAAATATGCCGTCGAGCCTGGCATCGGCAGTCATTACCCTCCTCTTGCACCGTATCGGATATTCCACAATTCCGACCTCCTCTATCGCGAAGGCATGTGATGTTAGCGAGGGTACTCTCATTAAATGCCTCCGACGCATTGAACAGTCAAAAGAATTAGTGGAGCAGATTGTAACGAAATAAACGAAGCATCACATAGTATGGGGGCAGGTTCTTCCACGCCGGCATCTTCAGATATAGCGAATAAAATTCTAACCCAGATGTTTACACAGCCCGATCTACTATCTTTTTTAACATTGACAGATAAAAAGGCTTGTGATAGTATTGATTATTCGTCCATAACTCCCGCGGTGAAGAAAGATCTCCAGGCAGCTGGGGGACAGTTAACGTTTCTTGCACCAAATTCGGAAAGAGTATCAATTTGTTTCGACCAGGCAAAGGGATATACTAAGGCCATTGAGATTTTTGCTGCTCTCTACCCACTCTTAGGAGATACGTCTGTAAAACGTAGAGGTGTAGCCCTCGTGGGCGGTGGGAAGACCCGTAAGGTTCAGCGAGGAGGAGCTACTATCACACGTGAGTCTAAACCCGAACGCGATATGCGAGGTACTCCTATGTATCCATTGTGGCTTTTGGGAAATTCATTTCTAATGGATTTTGATGCACAAGCTGGATACGGAAAATATAAGATTAAATTAATACTGTCTGAAACTGGAGGTACAAATGCACAGAGATTCATATATTTTGAAGTACCTTCTTCTATGTTAGAGAGTAATACTATTACAGTAAATGGAGAAGTATTCGACAAGACTACCGGAAAAAGAGAGTCGATTCCATGTAAAATAACCTTAGCACAAACTGAAGGGGAGAGCGAGGCAGATGCCAGTTATATTTTTGCAATTGATGACGATGTATTTATTGATTTCTATTATGAGAAATCTCCTATACAAAGCTGGGAATATTCAGAGCACATAGAGGGCGGTAAACGAACCGAATTAAAGACAAGCAGTAGAACCGCACAGATATCGCGCAATTTAATAAGAAAAATTAAAGAAAAGTTTGGTTTAATATCTGCCGGCGGGACTTCTTATGCTCAGCAGACGACGGGACAAGCCACATCCTACAGGTCTACAGGGGCTCAGGCATCTACGGCTCTCGCAGGAACTTTCTTTCGCAAGGAAACAGGGAATGTAAAGGTTGCCTTAAAGGACATAAAGGATAAGAGGAAAAACAAGCCGATCGCTCTCGCCATCGCGCGTGCCCTCATGCTGATGAGACCCATCGACCCCGCAAACAGTCAGGGCGGTCCACCCACCAGTCAGATCTGTTCCTCCAAGTTTACCTTTGAGGGAAAAGATGCCAACGTTCCGCGCAAGGGTGTTGCTCTCGATAAGACATTTTACTTCAAGTCGTGGATGAATTTATACTATGACAGTGGAGAATACAGAGGCGGTGAATACAGATGGTCACAGAGTAGCGTAGGAAAGGAACAACTCGAACAAGCGGCTGGAGAATTATCCATCTTATACTCGAATCCTATGAAACCCCGTGTAACTCCCGATCTCAAATTCTTAAGTACCCCCTTACCTGACTTTACTCGTGCATGTCTGAATAAGGGAGATAGTGATTTTGTTATCCCTGACAAGGTCCTGCCGTATATTAAACAGGTTGTACAAGAACTTCTCACCGTACAAAAAAAGTACGAAGTACTGGCAAATGAACTTCTTGCAAAGGTCTTCACATTCAAGATAGATGGAACTGTCTCTTTTCGCCCCGAGATCTTAGGAAGAGAGGGAGTTACCAAACTTCAGGAACTATGTGTTCTAACAAGAAATATGCTGCTTGCATATTATATGCAGGTAGAAAGTCTCTTTATTAGGGGTATAATGGTTTATGAACAGATATAGATTATTGTAATTGAATAAGAGGAAACTCTGTACTAATAAAACCAGTGTTCATATTGTACATACCCCATTGAAATGGTCCATTGAAGACCCATCCTTCGTACTGTCTATCTGCAAGTAACAGTCCAAAGGGAGAGCACCGATATAACTCATCAATAGAGCCTGTTGAGGCAAGAACAATGCCGATGGGATCACCTTGGGGAATTCGTCTGTGCCAGGTATTCCAGATGATTGCTATGCCTCCCTTCTCATAGCCTCCTCCCGTCTCATAGCCTCCTCCCGTCTCATAGGTGAGAATATCTTCACAGCGCTTATATTCTGACCAGATGCTTCGCTTCTCGGCGAGAGCGGTCCAGACTGCGCGCTCCCTTTCCTCTGGCAGAGGATCTCTCTTGCCGAATACACATTCCTTCTTCCAGTATATTCCTGCAATGGCGGGGGGAATGGTGGGTAGGTAGGATTCCCAGAACATAAGATGGGGTGGCATTGGTCGCGCAGTTGTACTGTGGACGAGAAAAAGAAGAGTTCTACCCACGCCCTTTCTCTTCCACGCAGGGTGAACACAGAAGAAGTCTATAATACCGGCCTTTGGCATATATGCCCCTTTAACATGACACCCGGTGATCCATCGACGCACGAGAGTGCCAATGACCTGTCTATCCCGTCGTACAACGTAGATATCCCATGTTCCAGCGTCGACCGAACGGCGGATTCTTTGGTACGGAATGCAACACCTCGATGTTCCTGTAGAGAACCATCTTTCCCAGAAGTGAGGCAGTTGGGAAATATCTTCTTCCGTGGCTCGTCCGAAGGAACATCCAGAAATAGGATGAAGAGGAAACGCAGGAGGATTCGCGTCGAGAAGAATAGGTGGGTGCGACGTTAGATAAGAAGAAAGAAGTCCTGTCCAGGTTGGACAACAGGGATTATCTGACCAGAATGACCGCATTGACCTATAGTAGTTAAAGCCCTTTAACCAATAGGAACTACCTTCTCTTTAGTGTACGCTTCGCTCCTCTTGTTTTTCTCTTACGTTTACCCCCAGCAGCTGCCGCAGAGTATGTCTGTGATTCTTCTATAGCTGCTTCTATTCTCTTCTTATTTTCTTCACTTACATTTGCATAGTTCATCATTCTCTCTAATATTGCCCGCGCACCCGTCTTTTGTCTTATATTCATTCTCGGTATGTTAACCTTTTTCAGAAAATCATCAATATATGCATCTATGCCGCCGAATAGTTTTACATTCTTCTCAATGAAAAACGTAGCCCTATCTTCTTCACTCATATCGCGAACGACAAGTAAAAGTTCATCTGTCGTTAACTCCTTGAGTTCTTCGACCGTAAGTTCATGTATAATTTTCAGCGCAGTCTCTATCTTCATCTATTATCCTCTATAAAATAAACCGGATTCTCATGCATATGGAGAGTGTGTAAAAAGTGAACGGGCCACCCCAGGCCACTTAAAGTCCGACCAGAATGGCCAAGTGTCCTCACAAAGACTGTAAGAAGAAGGTTAGCCTTTTGGACTTTCCCTGCAAATGCAGCGCGGTCTATTGCTCGGTCCATCGCGCCCCTGAGACGCATTCGTGTACCTTTGATTATAAGGGCGAGCAGAAGAAGAACCTTCTCCAGTATATGTCGACGGCTGTGATATCTAAGAAGATAGAGGTACTGTAGTATAGATATGCCGAGGCTGGATGATTTTGCAGGATTCTTTACACGAGCACCGGCCTTTAACCCCTTTTCTGACGTAGTAGCCGCTGTACCGAAGCCTCCGCCCGAGCCGTTGCTCAGTTCAAGCGCGGAAGATGATTTTTTCTGTGCAACTGTCGTAAAAGAGCCGCTTACACCTTCATTGACCACTGAGTTTCCCTTTTTTCGTGAGAGCACTAAAGCGTCTCAAGCTCAACCTCAAGCTCCGCCAGTCAAGAGAAATGTGCCCATGGATCAGCCTCGTGGAAAGGATGGTGAACGTCTTCTCTATACCTATCCAAATCTACCCACTGTAAAAGACGGCGATAAAGAATATTCTCTCCTCGTGGGTTCGTCCGATAAGTCAGCAACAGCATATCTTATGCAATTCGACGGGGCGGCAAATCCCAACCCTGGCCCTGCCTCATCTGGCGCGGTCCTCTGGAGTCCAAAGGATGCAGCCGGCCATCGATCGCCCATCGTGGATATGGGCAAGTTCCTCGGTAAGGCAACAAATAATATTGCAGAAATCCAAGGTCTCCTCCTCGGCTTGAAGATTGCCGCCATGCGCGGGGCGCGCGACCTCTTAATCGAGGGTGACTCCGAGCTCATCATTCGGCAGCAGACTCGAGAGTATAAGGTAAGCAATAAAAACCTCAAGTCGTGGTGGGCAGAGATCCAGGCCGCCATGATGGATGAAATCTCCTTTGACTGGATCGCGATTCGCCACGTTCGTCGAGAATTCAATGAACGTGCCGATTCAATTACCAAGGAAGTTCTTTCAAAGAAAGAGGGGTTTACGAGGTGCTAAACGATTCTGCTCACAAAGCCCACGATCCTCCACCTCATTGAGATCAAAGAGGACAAAGTCCTCGGGCCGCTTCGTCAGATAACAATCCGAATCCCCCCGCGTACATTTTACAGTATCCCAGAACTCCCGCGATTGACACTTATAATGATTATATACGAAATATGATTCGTCAATCAACATACACTTTGACACGTCATTCACATCGTCATAATGTTCAAAGTCTGCGTGATGCACATTTAGTGATGTAAATGTATACGTATTATGAACAAAGTATTTGCGACTATCCTGCTTCGCCGCCCGTCGCGTAAAGGATTCCACCAAACCCTTTGGCTGAGTCACGTGGCCATTCGATCCGAACATACGCTCCTGTACCTGAATTTGACCCAGGCCATCGCAAATGCGTAAGACATTGCGGAGATCTATATCGAGAGGAGACCAGACAAATTCGTCCAAGTCTACTATAAGCAACCAGCGCGTCTCACAAAGCCGCGGGAGAAGATAGCGAGTATACATGCTCTTCTGACGGCCTAAGTAATAGGGTTCATTGGCGGTAAAAAGAATTATCTTATCTTCATATCCTTGTAGCTGGCTCATAAAGTCATCGGTGCTCCCGTCATTGATCAGGAAAAAATGTTCTGCCCCGTGAAAGATATAATGCTCAATCCATTCACGAATACAGTGTGCTTCATTTTTAAAGAGTGCTCCAACGGAAAAGGTATACATAGCTTTTCAAGTGGAGATTTTGTTTATGCTTTCCTTTAGTATAACATATGTTTTAGATACATTGCGACGATAGGCCCGGACCAGCGCCCGAGCATCTTATGTTCCGAGGGAACATACCACTGGATCATATCCTTTTCCTGTTTATCGCGTTTCATACGATCGAAGGCGAGAGGATGTTCTCTGCACCACTCGAGTTCGGCAGAAGCACGCATCCACTCGGTCTTTGACACAACCGCATTGAACACGTGATACTGAAAGTATGTATTCGGAGGATAATCATTTTCCCTTGCCTCGAACACCACACCTGTATGATTCAGATGCTGTATGACCTTGACACGGGATTCTTCAGCGACTTCTCGTTTTACATTTTCCTTGAGAAGCGACATGATTGATCGTTTCGGATCGCGCAGCCCATCCTTCCCTTCCATCTGACCCTTCGGCGGCTCCCATGCCTTGTCGGTCATGGCCGCGCCCCTCTTCCGTACAACGAGGAAGCGCTTGATATCGAGAGGGCCGTTGTCTGCGGGGCGTTCGTGGATGAAACATGCAGAGCGGAGATATACACGCCATCCTTCCTTTGGATGCTCGACGTAGAAATAGGCCTTTGTGGGATCAAAGGGCAGCTTACTCGATCCTCGGATAAGACCGGGTTGAAAGACATCGAGGGGCATCTATTCTACGAACGGGCATTTAATTGCCCGTTGGTGGATGATCCCACGGGTTTAAGAACGTTTAAAGTGAAGATGGTACGAGTATTGAAAACTGAGAGGAGTTAAATCAACATGTCCAATATACTCCCATCCAGCGAGCTTGGCCATGCCAACAATGGCAGTCATATCTTCCATAATAAACTCGTGTTTCTGATGACGCACGCGACCGTCGCTAAAGCGAAAGGTCTCGCGGAACTCTGCACTTGGATCTTCAAGCAAGAAGTCGCCCGTGTACTTGAACTTATCAAAGTCCACTTCACTTCGCGTTATACGACTATCGGCATACTTTTGCAGAGAAAAGAACATCCATGGAGATGCAGACTCTAACATGGGATCGAATTTGTGCTTGTTCACTACTTGGATTACAAAGCGTCCTCCCGGTTTTGTCCAGAGATATACATTCCGGAATACTGCTTCCTTGTTTCTGAGATAATAGACGGTGAAATATAACATTGTCACGTGATCAAATTCGGCGGCAGAACAGGCGGATGGATCGGTAGCATCACCATGTCTCCATTCAATAGCCTGCTTTTGCTCGTCATCAAGAGTCATATTGGGCATATTTTTGGTCTTTGCGTACTGTAACATTGCTTGAGAGGAATCGAGTCCGACGGATCGTGCGACTCCCATCTTTGCAAAAGAACCTACGCTGATCCCGGTACCGCATCCGATGTCAAGAACACGGAAGGAATCTTTTTCTTCTCCCCGCTTTGTCCATTCGTGGAGGATGAGAGCTGCTTCCGATTGGTTGCGAACAAGGGGTTTGCACAATTGGTCGTATACTGAGGCGTAGAAGGAATCGTAGAGTTCTGTGTTTGTTAACCATGTAGATCCTGAACTTTCGTTCGCGAAGCCTTCTTCAGAACCGGTAGAGATTTGTTTGACTATGCGTTCGTTTATTAACCCGATATAGTTCACAGCAAATAAGACAAGAAGGACAAGGAATACCCACCCGAGCCTCATTTTAATTATAGGGTAGAATTTATGTCGCATGTCAAGGCGTGCATGGAATAAATTTATTGAGAAAGGATAGATGCCAGGTCCTCCTGCACTTGAAGACTTGATGAAACGGCTCGATTCCCTTGGATATGATGAAAGTGAACTGGTTAAAGGAGTTAAACGTCTAACTGGATCACATGTGACAACTCCAGAGCAGTACAGAGAACTTTCGCAATTTTCTGGACAGCGTTTAGCCTTAGGTATAGAATCTTTCGAAAGTGCAAAAAATGTGCTGAGAGCCTTACATGCATACTTTGTACAGTTTGAAAATCCAAGTATTTCTCCAGCAATGGCAGAAAATGCAACTAAGGCCCTCTTAAAAGCTATACTTGCACATATACTTATTCAAGAAAAGAAGGATATCGTAAAAGCAGCATTTAATGATTTAGCAAAGGCGCTTGAAAGTAAACTGGTTAGCGCATCAAATGAATCGCGTGTCGTAGTCAGAGATTTGGTTTCCTTAGTAAAGAGTTTTACTCCTTCTTTTTTTGGAGGTAGTGAGGCTGAGGTGGTAGAACTTATGCCATTTCCGATACGCGAGGCAATAAAGACAATTCTTGAAGGGCTCGGACCTATTCGTATTAGTGCAACAGTGACAGTGAATCCTGACGATATATTTGTATCTCAGGCAGGCATGGTTAGAGAGGGTGTTACATTCCCTAAACTGAAGGATGGTAATTTGGTAAAACATAGTATTGATGGGGCTAAGGTGCCGAGGGTTGCATTTGCAGGTCCTGCAAAGCTATTATATGATTCTTTTTCCATTGGTCGTTTATTAAATACGACTCCTAATGGAATACCCTTTGGATCTGTGCGCGGATACAGTCTTCCAGCTGCGGCGGCTGAAGCGGCGCTTCAGCAAAAGAAGAGAACACGTGTACTTAAGAATGCTCTTAACCCTATGTCATCCTACGCAGAACGGTTTCTTAAGAGTAAAAAGGCTGCGGGGAACTCGGGCACACCTGCAACTGCTGTGCGTGCCTCTACTGCATCTCCAGTGCCTTCAAGGCCTGTAAGGTCGAATGTGTTCAGCTTAGAGAATATGCGTCCTCCTACTCCTGCACCTGCTCCTACGAGAAAGAGAAGCAGGCTTTCCCCTGTCAACGAGGAAGAAGAGAACTCTAAAAAAAGAAGTAAGAAATCGGCAGCCGGCGTTGGCTTCAGCCAAAGGCGCACAAGACGTAGAGTCTAACGAGTCTTCCTACATGTCTTTGCACGTTTCTTCTTCCCACAGCCACTCCTATGTTCCTTTAACGCCTTGCAGACTCCTTGAAAGGTATCGCGATTGACTAAATCCAACATCTGTTCCATACAGTGACGTACGGACCAGAGGGATTTTAACATGGTGGCTCTTGATTCGGTATCAATCTGCTTCCCACACGAGGCCCATGCCTCTCTCCATTCTTTAAATGGCAGGGCGTCTCCCATATGCTTCCAAAAGTGTTCATAGTATTTCATGCGATCACCGGGACTGAGTATATTCCACTGGTTTTTCTGACCATCCGTAGCTTTCTTTGGGGGATCTGGGGGACAGTTCAGTGGAGTAGACTTCTTCGCTGCCATGCAGTGAGGGTGGTTTTCCGCGATACTAAAGAGAAACTCCCAACCTTCAAACTCTGTGCGAATACATCCAGTCTTAACTCGTTCCATATATACACGTTTTACAGACTCAAAGGAGGGATCTTTCTCCTCCAGAAGCCTTTGCCCACGCAGCTTATCATTCACCATACAATGGATCTGAAAGAGCCATTTGCTTAGGGCTTCCCTTGACTTTAGGGCCGGTTCGAGTGGCAGATCTTCCATGTACTGGTGGAGGGATGCGCGACAGAACTTGCAGGGGAGAACAAAGGGAAGAGAACGGAATACTTCACCAACTGCCTTACCTGAAGGGGAATGAGGCTCGTATGTGAAGGTAATTAGATGCAGGAGTCTCCATCCCGATGGACCCCAGTACTTTGTGTCCATTTACTCAATGGTAATAATAAAAAATGAACAGGCGGCCTCCCCGTCCCGCCGAGTCTCCTTCCCTGTCAAATGAATATCTTCGCCCTCTCGAAGCATGCAAAGATATCTGCGATGTTTCACGGAGATAAACACGTGGTAAAAATGCTTCTCGAAACGTGTCAAATGCTATATTCTGCTCATTGGTTTTGCGGTTCTTCGCTTGAGGATGCTCCTACAGCGAAGAACGGGCAGAGGGGATATAAGGCGGCACATATGAATCATCCGTGCACCAAATGGGTAAGGCATAGTCGAGAGAATTATATCTGGACGACGCATCTTGCGATTGCTCTTGTGGAAGAGTACGAGTATCGTTGGCCTGGACGCATTCATTCCTGTAAGGAGCATGCGATATGGCTGCGGGCCAATATTCCCGCACTTCCTGTAACAGGACAGACATCCTTTGCAGTAGCTATGGATAATGAATACAAGATAGCCGGTGATGAGATTGCCTCTTATAGGAAGTTTTACAAGGATTCTAAGGCGGTGAGAGGGCTTGCTGTATATACACGTAGGAGACCTCCTATGTTTCTGTCTTAATATGTTCGTGGTGGCAGAGTGAACATGTAATTGGTTAGGGTGGATGGACTCGAAGAAGAGGAAGAAGGAGAAGAGGAGGAGGAAGAAGGAGAAGAGGAGGAGGAAGAAGAGGAGGAAGAAGAGGAAGAGGAGGATGGAGAGGAAGCCATACTAACGGGAGAAGCGGAGGTATTTGTAGAAGTACATTTATCAAAACTAAAGGTAAAAACATATCCAAGACCGACATTAAAATCTCCCGATGGTGTTATAGGGAAGGTGTGTGGTTTACTTAGGGTGAGTGTTATTCCATACCCATAATTCGGATGAGATGTATTTACCGCAGTTACAGTTGTTTCTGCTGCTACATTTGCATTACTGAATCCAGTTAAGTTTTTGGTATCAAGCGTATTTAATTGAGACGCCGCGAGTCTTATTGTTGCACCAACTGCAGGAAGGCATTGGTTGGACGGTATGTATCCAGGTCCTTGTAGTACAATTGTGTTTGAATTAGGGAATTGATAGTAGTATTTTTCACCCCCAGAGCTGTATCCATTTCCTGTGGAAGAAGTCCATGGCCCTTGAGTGTTAAATCCCTCGCAGCTACAGGTGTGAGTAATATATGCATATAGTATTCCGGTAATAGCTACAATTAGACCAAAATATAAAAGGGTTAAGGGTGAGAACACCTTCATCTAAAGGCGTAAAAGGTTTAAAACCATCCCCTACTCTATATCAGAATGAACGCATATCTTGAGGAATTTTTTAAGACCACTCCTCTTTCTATAAACTCAGTATTACAGGCGGCGGTTGGTCTTGCGGAGAGGGTAAACTCTCGCACGGACCTTTCCGGAAAAGATAAGACTGAGCTGGTGGTGTCTACACTGACTACTTTCTTTGGAGAGAGCCAGCCCGAGATGCTTGCTCTTGTTACGGGAGTTATTCCGGGAATGCTGGAGATTGTTGTATCAGCTGCCAGAGGGAAGCTTGCGCTGCAGCAGGTGAAGGATGTTCTTGTTCAGGCTAAGGGGCGGTGCGTCCCTGCCCTTGAGGCCAAGGCGAAGGACAAGGCCTGGTCGTGGGTGGGCCTGTGTTACAAGGGGGCGTCTGCATCTGCTCCTGTTGCTGCATCTGCTCCTGCAGCGCCTGCTGCAGCAGAGCCTGCTGGAGAAACCCCGGCAGAGAAGGTCACAGTAAGAGAGGCGAGTGCGTAAAATAATTTCTTACATATAAATATAATGAGTGGTCTCATGCAAAACGCCTCTGGCTGGTCTCTGTCTGGTGGGAAGCGTAAAACTCTGCGTAAGAACAAGAGCGTGAAGCGCAAGAATGGCATGCGCAAGACGAGACAGAACAAGAAGAGCAGACAGAACAAGAGCAAGAGCAGAAAGAACAAGAGCAAGTCCAGCCGCCGTTAATCTGTAGTTCTTATTACACTGTGTTTACTAAAAGCCTGATATATGATATCAGCATTTTAGTAATTATTTAATTCTTTATATGCATAACTAAATATACTTACATTCCGAAGCCAATCATGCTCAGGGGGGCAAGATACGGGCGAACGGTGGAATCTGCGGGAGGGACAGTCTTGCACTGTACAGAAGCTGTCGGGCAGACTGTTCTCGGGCAAGGGGCTGGAGCCGGACATACGGTTGGCGCTGGGCACTTTACCTCGGGGCAACGTGTGCGTGGGCAGGGAGGGCATTCGCCTGCATCCTTTGTGCATGAGCTATTATCAATGATGACAGGATTCTGTTTAGGAATGCTTGACTTTAATACATACTTACTTAAGTCGGGAGTAGGGGGGCACTCAGTCTTTAACATATAGTTAGTTAAGTCGGGGCATCTCTGTTGAGGTGGTACGCTACTCTTTAAGACGTATTTACTAAGATCGGGGCTTGTACAGGGGGGGCAGACAAGACGAGATGCGGTTGCGCCATCGCAAGTACACTCTACACTCTGCTTCTGGCAATTGCTACAGACGGGAATTCCTGCGACGAAGTTTTCGCGTAAGGATCTCCCACCAAGATATTTCCCAAAGCCGAGACCTACCCCAAAAAATAAAACAAGTAACGCGAGGATTACACGCGGTGTGAGTTTTATAGGAATTACAGACGACATTCGTCCCTTCTACAAGTCCATATATTTTAAGACTTCCTGGACTTTCCAGAGTAAGGGAGTTAAGATCTCCAGCCAGGCCAAGATACAGGTGGGCATCCAATTTGCTCGGGTAGCCCAGGATCGGCATGGGTGGCTGCCCGAGTGCAAATCATCTTGGCATTTCCTCTCCAGCTATAATCGGGACTTACCTGTGTACCTGGGGCTAAGCATCCAAAATCACCAGGGTCAAGGCTCATGCGCTCGAGGGCAGTATAAAGCTGTTTGCATTTATCTTTCCAATTAAACCCTGTATCCGTAGTACCCTTTGACGGTACATAGCTACTCATTTCGGGCGAGTTACTGAATCCATCGCACTCAGCCGCTCCATCAATGGTGTTCTGAAATTCCCCTCGATATAGAGCCTTTGCTACTTCCTTCGTGGTCTCATTCGGACTTGTATATGTGAGGCTTACATTGTAGGAGAGTCCATTCGTTAAACTATCTGCGTATGTGTTAAAGAGAGTTGTGGCGAGATCTGCGCCAGAGAGATCACCAACCTGATATTTATTAAAGAGACTACTCAGACTTGTATTTCCAGAGTTAAAGAGAAGGCCGGCAGGACCGGCAGAATCAGAGCCAAGAGCGGGTAAGAAGGTCTGGTAATCAGCCTGGGCAATAGGTATTTGACTGGGGTCAAGTGTCTTATTTTTTACCTGATTGATCAAGGAATCTACGGTATTTTTCATCTCCGTGTAAATATTAATACGGGATTGTATAACGGGATCACTTGTTCCTGTTGCAGTTAAACGGGTAATCTCAACGGCAAGCTTGAGGCCGAGCGTCTCTAATTCCGTCAAGGAGATGGGTGTTCTATTCGACGATGGGGAACTCGATGGGGAACGAGACGAACTCGAAGACGAAGACGAACTCGAAGGGGAACGAGAAGACGAACTCGAAGACGAACTCGAAGACGAACTCGAACTAAATCCCTCAACGGCAGGAGAGACGGTCCTTGCCATCTTTTGCAGAGAACGGAGATTCAATCCCATTTCTTCAACATCTTGAACCTTCAGTTGAGGTGGGCTGTATGTATTCAATCCTAAAAACAGGAGCTCAGCCTTTACTGTCTGGTAGTTCCCCTTGAACTGAGACAGAGATAGCTGAACAGGGGCATCGCTGGTGTCAAGATATGGTAACTCCCTCTCATTAAAATCATCCATGGCATACTTTAACTCCAAGATTTGGGGTATAAGAGTTCTCGGGTATGCAGGGTCGTACACAGGTCTGGGTAAATCTGCCAGCTCAGTGAAGGGAGCATGCGGTAACTTTGTAACATCAGACTTTGCCTGTAGGGACGGCGGAAGGGTTTCCACCTTTGGTCCAGACGTAAATCCATCACACGAATTCCCACAAACATTTAGTATAATTGTTGCAATAAGTATACTAAATCCTATAAAAATTAGAGGGCCAAGCCAATCCATCTAACTCTGCATGTCAAAAGAGACTAATGAGAACAGGATGCCGGAACTTTCAGTGGTACAGTTTCCATATAAGAAGATCCCTGAGAGCAAGACGGGGGTTCAACGTTTGTTGGAGTAAATGTCGAATAATCACCCTGAGTCTGTCGAATGTGTTCCTTGAATTGTCTCGCCATTTCATTCTTCAGATAGAGATACGAACTTAAATCATTTGTCGATGAAGGGTCTTGTTGCATATAAGGGTATTGCTGCATATACGAGGGCTGAATAACAGTTGTAGGTGCGCCCTTAGATGCAAATCCACCATAATATAGCAGATCACTTAGACTCATTGTAACTGTTGCATTTGATATATCAGCCTGAGCAAAGGGTTCGGTAAAAAGATATTGCTGTATGCAAAGAAGAAGAAACAGCGCAACAAGAAGTATTGTCAACTTCTCCATCTGTTCTGTACACTCAGTAAAATTGAGACGAGTTTGGGTAGCCGTTCACAGTCCCACCCCATGGCAACTAAACCGATGCTTAAGTTTCGCCACACAAATGATACTGCAGTGGAAGTGGGAATTGATGAGGCGGGGCGTGGGTGTTTCTGGGGTCCGTTGTTCGCCGCGGCGGTTATCTGGATTGATGAGGAGACACTAAGCGAGGAACAGCGAGCCTTGTCCGCCATGATTCGTGACTCGAAGAAGGTCTCGGAAAAGCGCCGGACACTCATTGCAGAGGGAATTAAGAAGTATGCTAAGGCATGGGGTGTGGGAAGCGTATCTGCAAAGGAACTCCAGGAACTTGGTATGACAAAGGCAAATCAACTCGCCTTTAGTCGCGCCTTGGACGATATGGAGTTTACTCCAGAACGTATTATTATTGATGGATGTCTATCAATCTATGAACACCCTTGGGCAATGATTCCCCAGGTGGTAGAACCGGAAGCTGATACACAGTATATTGCTGTGGCGGCAGCGTCTATTCTTGCTAAGACAGGAAGAGATTCCTATGTTCTTGCGGCGTGCAAGGAAGATCCTACTCTTGATTTACATTATGGTCTTGTGTCAAATAAGGGCTACGGGACACTCAGGCACAGAAATGGTATCTTGAATCACGGAACAGTGGGCGAGCATCGCCCCCAGTTCTTGAGAAAACTCCTTTCACACAGCCCCTTGTTATAAATCGTCGCCTACATCTATTCCAGATTCAATGCACATGCTTTCAAATTCACTTAACTGTTGTCTAATAAATTCATTTGTGAACTGCAATATCTCATCGAGGCGAGGTGTTCCAACAGATTTTATATAGCTTCGAATAGCTATAACCGTGTGCATAGAACACGTGAGTATTAAGTTTTTTAGTACAGGAGTCATGTATTCCTGGTAGGGTTTCTTGAAGCATCTTTTATATCCATCAGCTATATCATCGTGTGCTTCTATACTAAGCCATACATCAAACTGATCTTTCCACTTCTCCATAATTATCTCACTGCAGTAAAAGGTAATTCCGTCTCTGGCAAGTATTAGTCGTTGGGTAGATGATGGCATACAGGTTTACTATATTTTCCTTTAACCCCCCGATGAATCCCTAACTTCTTTTCTCCTCTCTGTAGAAAGGAGTGAATGTCTCACTTGCCAAAATGTAAACCTGGCGACTATCTGGAATGCGGAGAAGGTACAACATATAGTCGAATTCTTGTGCTCTCGGATAATACTATTCTTATTAAGGATGGAGAAGCGGTTGGAACAGTTATGTCAATGGATGAGTGGTATTGCATGATAGGTGATAGAAAGGAAACAATACAAAACACATCATACTTCGAAATGTGTGATATATATGACTATTATCTTGACGATGCGGTAAATCCTTCTCTCGATCCTACGCACGAAACACGTATCAGCAGATCCAGCACACAATCGGCGAGTTCGCTCACTGTTAGTTCCATGTTAATTGTTCGAGACGTAGAAGGTACGCCTCACGCAACTGAAGCCGAGCCTGAGCCTGAGCCTGAGCCTGAGCCTGAGCCTGAGCCTGTTCCATCAAGGAAATCATGGAGCGACTGGTTTTTTCGTATCTTCTTATGCGGATTCGTTCAGACAGAAGAAACACGAGAGAAGGCTACTTAGACACACATAGAGTAAAAGAGAAGATGGCTCTGAATCCGAATCTATCTGTTGTCTTCCTATATCCCAAGAAGGCCGCCGTCCACGGACTTCAGCAAGATGCTCTGCTTGTTGAGACTGCCCTGGGTATTAAAGGACGCCATGCAGATCCTCTCGAACCCCCCTGCCCATGTGATGTCGCTGTTCACTTCGAGATTCCCATTTACGGGTGGATGCCATGGGCATCAAAGAATGTCTGCGTAATTAATCCCGAGTGGTGGAATTCCGAGTGGAATTCATACCTAAAGCACATGGATCTCCTCATCTTCAAGTGTGAGGAGGATGCTGCACGTTTCACCCCCAAGGGTACACAGTATATCGTGCTTCCCTGGACATCCCCAGTCCCCTCATCCGTCTATAACAGTTTCCAGTCAGGCGATGACCATTCCATCGGTTGCCTTATGCTGGTGGGCGCATCTATACACAAGAAAATGGCTGCAGAGCGCATCATCTCCGCCTGGAATCCGTCGTGGCCACCACTCCATGTCTGTGCAAAAGAGTCGTTGAATGCGGTCTGCGGGTCAAATGTTGTCGTCGATATAAAGGATCTCTCGACAGCGGAGAGACAGGCGCTTCAGGCATTTTATCCTTGCCATGTTGTCGTAAGTGCTGCTGAGGCGCTCAGCTTAGTTGCACACGAGGGAATGGCTGCAGGAGCGTTTCTCATTGCAAATGCACTTCCGACCTATAAGGAGTGTCTTTCTGAGTCTGTTGAGGCCGCTGCATCATTTCTCGTTCCTGCGAGCCTGATTCCCAAGGAACAAGGACTTCAGGATACCTTTGAGCAGTTGGAAGAGGGACTCGCCGACGCAGTGAAGGCATTTTTAACCTCGAACATTCGCAAGACGAAGTTCACTCAACAAAGGCTGCATACTGAGAGGCTCGCAAAGTTCACCAAGGATATACACGAGTATCCATGGATTCATATAAAGGGTGTACAGCTTCCTCCGTCAATGACAGACGCCGAGCTCCCACCTATAAGCATTATCACACCCCTGTATAACAGAAGACGCTTCGTGGAGCTCTGTATCCATAATCTCATTCTTACCGATTATCCCAAGGAGAAGATTGAGTGGGTGGTGGTAGAGGATTCAGACAACACCGACGAGCAAGCATCAGACAAGATTATCAAGTTCGGTCGTAATGCAGCACCGATAAGTGTCACTTATATTCCCTTGGAGACGAAGACAGATATCGGTGAGAAGAGGAATATTGGGGTCTACCGGGCACAGCACGAGATAGTTCTCATGATGGACGACGACGATCACTACCCGAAGACAAGTTTCCGTCGGCGCGTGAGTTGGCTTCTCAAGCATCCCTGGACACCCAAGGCGGCAGTATGTACGACAATAGCATGCTACGATCTGGTGAGAGGAGTCAGTGCAGTGAATTCTCCTCCGTTCACGCTCGGTCTGAAGAAGAGGGTATCAGAGGCCACTCTCGTGTTTAAGAAGAGTTGGTGGGAAGAGAAGAAGTTTCCGCAGACCTCTATGGCAGAGGGAGAGGGCTTCCTGGATTCGCGTGAGGAGGATGTATTGGAACTCCCTCCTCAGCAGTGCATTGTGGCCTTCTCTCATGGGAAAAATCTTTCGTCGAGAAAGATCCCCGATGGACCTCCTTCGTGCTTCTGGGGATTTCCTAAAGAGTTTCTGACATTTATTCATGGGCTGGCAGGAATTGCTGTGGAAGAGTAGATGCCTGCGTCCAGGCAGACGAGAAAACAGAAGCGCGATGCCTTTCATCCCAAAAAGTATTACGCGGGACTGAGTAAGGCGAATAAGACGAGACGCAAGAAGGAAATTGCCAAATTCGGCGCACTCAACTGGAAAGATCCCAAGGCATATGTTGGATTCAAGACGGATGCTGTTCCGACAAAACAGTCTAAGTATACAACGGCCTGGTATAAACTCTTTCCTGAAGCCAAGTCTCTAGAAGAAAAGGCAGCCGCAACAGGCGTACCACTTGCCCAGATAAAGAAATCCTTTAACCGAGGTATGGCGGCATGGAGAACTGGTCACCGTCCAGGGGCAACTGAACAGCAGTGGGGGTATGCGAGAGTGCACTCTTTCTTAGTGTGTGGAAAGACTCACTATACTACTGATTCCGATTTGGTTGAAGAAGCTTCTGCTTCTGCCTCTGGGCGAAAATGGTTTCAACGATGTCCTGCGGCAGCCAAATGATCTTCTTCCCAAAATATGCACAATACATACGTCTCGATTCTATATTCTCGAGATCACCAATAATACGATTCCCAGGCTCAATCCCTCCATCAATTCCTATAGAACCGCATATACACATTTTAAAATCTCTCGAATGGTTCGACTGTATAGTATCCTTACATAGTGTACAGTGCACCGCATTCCTTACTTGTGTATATTCTACCCCACCATACTTGATGGTGACCATACTATTTAGATTACATTATAATTTAAGTAACAGATTACAATATATCTATTGTATAGAAATGCATATGTTTACCAGCTTATTCTTCTTGAGTTTTTTCCTTTTTGTTGTATTATCTCTGTATTTACTCTGTTGCAGCAAAAAGACTCCAGTCTTTTATGCACAGATAGCAGCTGGATGTGGTATGTTTGTGACAAGTAAGATCGGGCGTAGAGTTTTGGGCTTAGAGTGAGGGGTGGAAAACCGGTAATAGTATGTCGTGTTTAAATGTTTTTCACACGTCTTTCTATACACATATACTTATGCAGAATATTGAATGACGACTAAACCTGACCCGCCATTTCCACCATTACGAATAGAGCTTGGTGGATTGGCGAAATTTGCACCTCCTCCTCCACCGCCGTTACCTGTATTTGCTGAAGCGCTCGCTCCAATAGAGTTAATTCTATTTGCTCCGCCATTTCCACCCGCGCCATACACTTGGGGGTTTCCTCCATTATAGCCAGAAATTGTAAATGAAATGCCCGCCCCCCCTGTTCCAGCTGTTCCAGGAGTACCTGCAGTACCAGTAGTTCCACTACCTGATGCACCACCACCGCCACCACCTGCTCTCGCGGTACTTCCACCGATGCCGCTACCGCCACCTACACCCGCCGAGGCCGCTGTGCCACCGTTACCGCTTTGAGGTGCAGCGCGGCTTCTTAACCCCCCTCGACCTCCTCCAGCAATAGGACCGCCGCCGCTAACATCTAAACTTGATTCACTTCCATCTGTTCCATCTATTTCGGGAGGAATATTGCCAGTTATTCCTGTGCCACCTGCACCCCCTGCCCCTACAACAATAGTATACGATGTGCCTGGCACTATACCATACGTTCCCGTTGTAGCAGCACCTCCACCTCCTCCGCCAGCAGCTCCGCCATCATGTGTACCGCCGCCGCCACCGCCACCACCAACAATCCAATATGTAATAGGACTTTGGCATGTGGCAGGTGCAGTCCATGTTGATGAACCCGATGTTGTGAAACTAACGTAAAACGTAGTAAAACTTGTATTGGGTGAAGGTATATCTGCAAAAGTTGCATTGGTTGGACAGCAGTGCCCTTGACCAAGAACAACGTCTGTATATGTACTGGAACTTATATCCGAAAAAGTTCCGGGTATCAGTCTTACATTATCTCTGTTATATGCGGCAAGCGTTTTCGCCCTACTGTATTTTGTGTGTTGGGAAGCATCGCGATTTGTATTCATTTCTATTTTAATATATTCATTTTTAGTTTATGAATATTCCGGAATTCTAAAAGAATATAATATTGTAAAAAGTGCCTTGAATGTAAATCAGTTTGAAGCTGAGCCAGATACCAGTCTAACATAAACAAATAATCTAACTAGATAGGATGTTACTGGAAATGTGCTGCAGATGCGGCTTTGTTCACAAGGATTCGAGAATCGTCACCTCTGTCGAGGGTAAACCCACCTGTTACAGGGCATATAAACCCCACTATCACTGGACTCCGCCCGACAAGGTGACACGTGATGGTGTTACTCTTCATGCGACAATTTGTGTTGCCTGTTGCAGTCAGTTATCTGCTTCGGTTGACTGGAAGGAATTCGCCGAGCAGCAGCGACTTACGCCTGAACAGTACAAGGTAGCCGGTTCTCTGAATGCCCCTCTGCCTGAGCGTTTAGTATCGTATGCGTCTCAACTGTACAGTAGTCAGGCTAAGTATTTCTTTTCATAGTCATTATATTAGATCCATAGTATAGATATGACAGGGAAAAGAAAGACACGAAAGATATCAAAACGAGTGTTGCAGATGTGGAATGATCCTAATACAGTCTGGGGAAAAAATCTCGAGCTTGAACACTTCTGGGGAGAGCTGGCTTCTGGAAAAAAGGTGGTTCTTATGTATAAAGATAAAACATATAGATATGTAAATTTACCCAATAGGACTACTAAAAAATATAAATCTATGTTGGATGAAGTTCAAGAAGATAATACTATAGTAGCAGTATTGTCAAGCAATCCATCTCAAGATGCCTATGAACAGTATTTATATCCAAAGGCTAAATCTAAGTCGGTTGAGTATGTTATAAAACACTATGATACTTTTTTCAAACCAATTCTTCCAGGTGATAAGCTAAGAGTACCCTTATAACAAAAATATATACTGTGTTAAATGTATAAGGGGTATTCGCACTATACTTTAGCTGGAACACATCGTACACCCCTTTGCCTCCTCGGCCTCATACTCGGCCGATAGACGCTCGAGGAGCAGGCGGCGCTCCTCTGCCTTGGTCAGTGGCTGCTGTACCACAGGAGCAGGAGCAGCTGCAGCAGGACTGGAATCCTCCTGATCAGACTCATCATCCTCAGAATCCGAAGAGATATCTGCGACCTTTCCACCAGAGGAAATCGCACTGAGTAGACGAGGGTCAACCGTAAACTGCTGTGCTACTACAGGCGCTTTTGAGCGCAGGTAATAGCACCCCGTCTTCAAGCCAGCCTTCCAGGCGTAGAAGTGCATGGATGTGAGCTTGGAATACGTCGGGTCAGCCACAAACAGGTTCAGACTCTGTGACTGATCAATGAACGCCCCGCGGTCACGTGCCATATCAATGAGAATACGCTGCTTGATCTCCCAGGTCGTCTTATAGCGCGCCTGGACATCGGCAGGAATCACATCGATGCCCTGAACGCTGCCATTGCGCGCAATAATCTCATTCTTTAGGCCCTCAGACCACAGCCCTGTCTCACGAAGCTCGGCGAGCAGATACTTGTTCAGCACAGTAAACTCGCCTGCCAGTGTGCGACGGCTATAGATATTCGTAGTGAACGGCTCGAAGCACTCATTGTTCCCCAGGATCTGCGATGTTGATGCGGTGGGCATGGGTGCGACCAGCAGGGAATTCCGCATACCCGCCTTCACCAGAAGACGAAGCTCGGCCCAGTCGAGCGTACCCTCCTTCTCCGTAATAGGGGTGACATTCCACAGATCAGGCTGTAGACGGCCCTGAGACGCAGGAGAACCGGCGAATGAGGCGTACGACCCCTCGGACTGGGCGATGCGCGCCGACTCTGACACCGCCTCAAAGTACATATACTCGAAGATCAGCTGATTTAGACGAGCGGCCTCAGGAGACTCCCAATCGTACTTCATGAGAGCAAACACATCTGCCAGACCCTGAATGCCGAGCCCGACAGGGCGATGCCTCATATTACTCTTCTCAGTCTCGGGGGTGGGGTAGTAGTTGATGTCGATCACACGATTCAGATTGCGGACGGCGATGCGAACGATGTTCCGCAGCTCGGCAAAGTCGAACTGGGGTGCGCCCTCCACGGTAATAACGCACGACGGCAGAGAGATACTCGCCAGATTGCACACCGCGGTCTCATCGGGTGCAGAGTACTCAACAACCTCGCAACAAAGGTTGCTACTCTTAATCGTCCCAAGGTTCTGCTGGTTCGACTTGGCGTTGGCCGCATCCTTATAGAGAAGGTAAGGCGTCCCCGTCTCAATCTGTGCATCGAGGATCTGAAACCAGAGCTTCTGAGCATTGATCTTCTTACGCCCACGACCCTCGGCCTCATACTTAGTATAGAGAGCCTCGAAGGCATCACCCCACACATCATCCAGACCCGGTGCCTCATCGGGGCAGAACACGGTCCAGTCGACGTTCGCCTCCACGCGCTTCATGAAGAGATCAGGAATCCAGAGGGCGTAGAAGAGGTCACGAGCACGATCCTCCTCCATGCCCGTGTTGAGCTTGAGCTTCAGGAAGTCCTCAATGTCGGCGTGCCACGGCTCGAGGTAGATGGCAAACGAGCCATTGCGCTTGCCCCCTCCTTGATCAACATAGCGTGCCGTGGCATTGAAGTTTCGCAGCATAGGTACGATGCCATTTGATGTGCCATTCGTCCCGCGAATGATCGACCCCTTTGCGCGGATCTTGTGGATGCTCAGACCGATGCCGCCGGCGTGCTGGCTGATAGCCGCACAGTCCTTCAACGTCTCATAGATCCCCATGATGCTGTCGTCCTTCATGGTCAGGAGGAAGCAGGAAGATAGCTGCTGCCTGGGCGTCCCGCTATTGAATAGGGTGGGCGTGGCGTGCGTGAACTTCTTCATACTCAGTGCATGGTAGGTCTCAAAGGCGCGATCAAGATTCGTCTTCCAGAGAGCAAGTGCCACGCGCATCCAGACGTGCTGGGGACGCTCCCTAATGATCCTCTTTGCATCACGAAGGAGGTACGACTTCTCAAGAGTCTTGAAGCCGAAGTAGTCGAAGAGATAATCACGCTGGTAGTCAATCTCACGATCAATTCTCTCGGCAGTACCAGGGTCTGCGCAGAGAGCCACCAGGTCGGGGTGAATATACGATCCCTTTGGCTGCCTGGAAAGCTCAAGCATGACCTCGCTGAACTTGTCAGACGTCTTCTTCTGATGGTTACTGGTGACGATGTTTGCTGCAAGAGTTCCCCAGTCGGGGTGATTGGTGGATAGGCTGGCGGCGAGTTGGCCAGTGAGCTCATCAATCTCGCTTGTCTTTACACCGTCATAGATCTGACTGAGAACCTGCTGTGCAAGAACGTCGGGGTTGATGGTGAGGCCCTTAGATGCCTTGCGAATACGTTGAAGAACCTTGTTGAAACTCACCGCCTCCTCGTCACCGCTTCTCTTTACAACACGCATACTAAAAGCCATGGGAAATAAGGTTTGGACTATCAAGCCGCGCCAGCTGCCATTCACTTTTTCGCGCCGGTTTTACGGGTTTTTCTACCTTTCCTCGATTTACGCGCGCGACTACGCTTACCTCCAGTATGTTTAGTGGGTGTAAGATTAATTGGCCCAAGAAGTGGGGGTAGCTCAAAGCTCGATCTTCCCCTTGTAGCAACCAAGCTACCAGGGGGTAGTGGTGTAGGGGCTACTGGAATGAGAGAAGGCGCGGGTAAAATTTCCTTAACCTTATTCAACGCAAGATCCCAAGAGTGTCCTTCGTCGAAAGCAGCGTCTGTGATGCTTAGTGGGTGTACATTCGATATACCAGAGACATATACTTCCGTATCAAATATGAAGACAGGGCAAGATGGTCTGCCTCCGTGAACTTTACTATATAAATGTAGTATGCCTTTGTACGTTTTACGGGGATTGACAGCCGATGTAGGATGAAGAATCTTATCAAAACGGAAGCCAGGTATATATGAACTAAATAAATCTATCTTTTTGTGAATATCTTCTAAATCGGTACTAAGTGTGTAAATAAAAAATAACGGAGATATCTTTCTTTCCTTGCATAAAGCAAGAATCTGTTTAACAGACTCTACTGCCTTACCTATAACATCTACAGTGGTACTTTCTCTCTGTACAGTACTATTTACACCCGCTTCTATGGTTGTTACAAGTATATCTTCTATGTCAAACACGAAGATTGCTTGAGATGCCATTAGTAAGGGTTAAGAAAAAAGTTAATACCCAAAGGAGATGCTTCGGGTATATGTGGCTATAATCTGTCTTGTATATGTTATAGTTATTTTTTCTCTTGATTATCCCCGACTTCTCAGTCTACGCGGACTTCATCTTCACGATGAATTGTAAAGATGGTTCGCCTTTGCGAAGAGCGGCTTAAAGAACTTCTCTTCTCCTATATAGGACCATCGTCCAGGTTGTACCTTGATCATGGCCCTATAGTACAGTGGTTAGTACATCAGACTTTGAATCTGGTAACCCGTGTTCGATCCACGGTAGGGCCAAACCACGTTTAACATCGTAATAAAGTTCCACACGCACAATCAATCCAATACTCACCATAATTATAGTTCATATACTTATGATGAAGCAGATGATGTGGCCAGCCAATCCTATGATCATGGCGCGCCATTCCACGGAGATTAAGCAGCAGTAAGATGATTGCCGTGTCGGCTATATTATATGTGCAAACTATGTAAGGGAAAAACATTCCCAGACTTTGTACTGCATCTTCGACGGGGTGTGACACATAGGTATCTGACCAAACCAGAGTATCTGGATTCGTCTGATGGTGTATCGAATGGATATTCCATAAATACTTATGCAAAAAAATATGCGAGGCATAGAACCAAATATCATAGGATAAAATTGAAAGGAGTATATTCAACATACGTTATACTTTCTCAGACCCTTTAGCCTCTGCAGTAGCAGGTTCAGAACCAAGAAGTAGCCTATTCTTCGTGAGAATACGACTCCCAATACACATAGACTCCAGCTCCTGAATGAGCAGCTTGTATGCATACGGGATCTCAATCGGACTGAAGTTCGTCGTGTTCCCGCAGCCACGACACATCCAGATACTGTCTGTCGGATTCGCCACCGCCAGAATGCCACACTCACTACAACTGAAGCAACGGAAGGCATCCGAACACTCCATCAGTCGCTCCTTCGTAAACTCAGAAATGCCGTGAGCAATCACACAATCACGCTCCATCTCACCAAACCTCAGACCACCCTCACGCGCACGCCCCTCTGCCGGCTGCCTCGTCAGCATGACCAGCGGTCCACTCGCACGACTGTGCAGCTTGTCCGCCGAACAATGCCGCAGCCTCTGGTAAAATACCGGACCGACGAAGATATTCGTCTCCATCTGCCGCCCCGTAAATCCATTGTACAGAATCTCATTCCCATACGGCTCCATACCCAGGGAATCACGAAGCAGAGCCGCCAGACCCTCCACTGTAACAGAATTAAAGGGAGTCCCGTCACCCAGTGCTCCCACCTCACAGGCCACCTTGCCCATGAGCGTCTCCATCAACTGCGCAATCGTCATGCGGCTGGGAATACAATGCGGATTGATGATAATGTCAGGAATGATGCCCGAGGCCGTCTGTGGCATATCCTTCGCCTCCAGAATCATCCCACACGTACCCTTCTGACCGTGGCGCGAGCTGAACTTGTCACCAATCTCAGGCACACGATCCTGGCGCACACGAACCTTCGCAAACGAGTAGCCCTCGCCATTCCTGTTACGGAAGATACGGTCCACCCAGCCAATCTCATTGTTCCTCATCGTACGGGAGACATCGCGGAACTGCTTACTCCCCGCAGGAAGCACCATGCCCGTGGGAACACGAAGCGGCACAACCTTGCCGATCAGAATATCATCATTGTCCACATACACGTTCTCTGGCACAAACCCATCCTCACCAATCTTGTCGTATCTGGCATTCTTCATCTGACGGGTCAGCGCAGGGTCAGGACGGAAGAATCGCTCCTCCTCACCCGACGACTGATTCTTCTTCTCCTCGTCCTTGTATGTGCGGTAGAAGATGCTGCGAAAGCCTCCACGCTGCAGGAAGGACTCGTTGATCATGATGGAATCCTCCTGATTGTAGCCACTGTATGTCATGATGGCAACTGTAATATTCTGGCCACACGGCATCTTCTGCGTTCCGTAGAATTTGCTCATGAAGGGAGACACCAGGGGCATCTGGGGATAACAGAGCATGTGGGCCATGGCATCGAAACGCTCACGGAAGTTGAGGGAATACATTCCCATTGCCTGCTTGCCCATAGCGCACTGGTAAGCATTGCGGGGTGACTGATTATGGTCAGGGAACGGAATGTTGCTGCCGAGAGACCCGAGGATACAGGAGGGATGAATCTCCGCATGAGTCTTCGTGGGATCAGTGAGCACATCCTTGGAATACATGGCGATGTGGCAGCCCTCCGTCTCGCCAGGATCAATGTACTCCACCAGAGTATGTCCGCCCTCAGGAGTCTTCCAAAGGAGAAGCTCCTCCCACGTCTTCATTTGCAAGAGGAAGTTCATCGTCCCACCATTAGAATAAATCTCACGCAGAGCCGGTGCATAATACACGGGCCGTAGCATACGCCCTGCCTCCGTAGTAATCCAGAGCTCTCTGTGAGCGATCTTCCAGATAATGCCGGTCTGAGGATGGATCTCGCACCTACGCTTGGCCTGACGCAGCTGCTCAACAACCGGCTCAACGTCGCAGCTCGATAGGATGCCGATCCACGCCCCATTAAGGAACACGCGAAGGCCAGTGTGCTTCTCGGCGTGCGTCGTCGACCTCAGCTCCCGCAGCTTTCCCGTGGTATTGATATAATCAAGGACAGTGCGAGGATTACTGAAGATGCTGACAATAGCGATCGTGCTCATGTTCTTCACCACACCAACTGAATGACCTTCTGGTGTCTCACAAGGGCAAATGAAGCCCCACTGTGTGTTGTGCAGCTTGCGAGGAGCGATGAGCTTACCCATCTTCTCAATGGGAGTACTCACACGCCGCAGATGCGAAATTCCTGCAATATAGTTCAGCCGGTTCAGCACCTGGCTCACACCGTTCTTCGACGGCCCGCCAGCCTTGGCCGAGCCAAAGTTGCCCGTGGCCAGGCATGTCTTTAACCCCACCTCAAGGTTTGTCGACTTGATCACCTTGTGAATATTGCTGATATTGAGAATGTCCTCGAAGTTGCCCGTCGCCTTCCAGCTCCCACCGTGAATCTCCTTTGACAGATACGTCTTGATGTCCTTAATCATCATGGTGGCGAAATGGGTACGGAAGAGATTGGCAAGGAGGAAACCAGGCAGATCAACGCGCTTATTGGGATAGGCGTCGCGGTCATCCATAGGAATGCGATTGGCAGACACCCACAGTACCTTGCGTGTCATGTGAGCCAGGAAGCAGGCCTTCTCATACATCATCGCATCAGCGCCAATATGAGGAAAGAGTTCCTCTGCAAGGATGTCCTGGATGGCGATCTGAGGACGGTTGCCACGAGAGGCCCAGACCTTGATATAGGAAGCCAGAGCATCGAAGGCTTGTTCCTGGGTATTGACATGGGATGCCTCTGCGATCGACTCCTGGAGAATCATATCGAACGTAGGATCTCCGCCTGGACCGAGGATGAGCTCGATGCACTCCTTGTCGGTCTTGATGCCGAGTGCCTTGAAAAGGATGAAGAGGGGAATAGGAGCTTTCATGCGAGGAATAGTAGCGCGAAGCAGGTGAATTTGCGAATTCTTAGGGTGGTACATGATGCGGACAGAGTTTGACTTAGGTACTTGGTCATTATCTGGCCCGATACTCTTGACTTCCACGACCTCGAGCTCCTTTGTTGAATTTCTGTTGTTGCGGAAGACAAATGGGCGATTCTCTGACATGCGCTCCTGGCTAATACACACACGCTCGCCGCCCTGGATGATAAAGTAGCCACCCATATCCTCGCCGCACTCGCCGATGCGCGAAGGATTGATATGCTTCTGGTCACCGAGTAGGCAATAGTCGCTGCCGACCATAACGGGAATCTTACCGAAATGAACATTGGGAAAGATGCGCTTCTTGATCGTCTGCCGACCACCCTGAGTGTTGTCTATCTCAATATAGGTTACATTGACATCGACGAAGAGAGGGGCAGCATAGGTGAGATTTCTCAGACGCGCATCATTTGGCATCATGGGGAGCACCGCACCATTATTCTCGAAGATGGTCGGCTTCTTAAACTGGGGATTGCTGAACTCGAGATGAACCTCATACTCGCGATTGACAGGGCCGAGCTGCTGTGCAACAGACTCATCCTTATGTCCCATAAGTGCATTGGCAGCGGACGTACTCATTCCTGTTGCCGAGGCAAGAGCGGATCGAGGTCCACTCAGAGGGATCTCGGGGCTGCCTCGAATGATCACAGGATTTACCATGGTAATAATTTCAGGAATATCAACATTCATGAAATGATTTACACTTTCAAGCTGGTGACTGATGATCTGCTTTCCATCGGCCTGACCAAAGTACAGATCGAGGGTGTGATGCCAGATTTTTGTTTCTCCAGGCGTCGTGTGAGAGCCAGAAACAGTAGGATTCATTTTAGGACTTACCTACCGCTTCCTCGCAAAAATCAATTTTATAGGAGTTAACTTCCTTTAAGCTGAACCCAGTTGGTAGGTTTTACGGGGTCTGGCCTTGGGTTTATGGGCAGGGGTTCTCTATTCAGATACGGGGGAAGATAACCAAGTCGATGTGGGAGGGCAGTAGGGGGAGGCCGTATAGGAAGTGGGACATTTCTGTACTGTCCGATGGGTTTCCATCGTGGAAGTTCCATTCGACTCTTTCTACTCTTATACTGTAATTTCTTTCCTCTAAATAGTATGACCGATACACGGGTTCTTAAAATTACTGGAGATGCCCTCAAGGGGACAAAACGATCCAGTCGAAGGGTAAAGGGGCAGAGGGGAGGATACGATGACCCACCTGGATCTCCTATAACCAATCATATTCCTTCTATGAAAGAACTTCCTTCTCTTATTGCTGTACAGCCTCCGCAGTCAGTGCAGCCCGTGCAGGCCGTGCAGCCTGTACAGCCTGTACAGTCAGTGCAGAGCCTCGAGATGCAAGCAAAGGGTGGAGCACGCAAACTGGATCTTGCCCCTAAGAAGGAAAAACTCGCCCTGGTGAAGTCGAGTAAACGCTCCCAGACGCGAAAGGTCGTAAAGATTAAGATAGGACATCTGAGAAAGAGTATGAAACGCGCGAGAGATATTACAACAGACAGCAAGGAAAAGAAGATTGACGAGATTGAAGATATTCTTGTCAAAGCAGGAATTCTTCGGAAGAGAGAAGGAGCGATGAGCGAGGGAAAGCAGAAAACCATTCGAGGAATATACAGAGATTACCTGCAACTCCGGTCTAATGCCCTGTAAATCAGAAGAGAAAAGACCGCATAAACACAGAACGCATCTATCTTATAGGTCGATGCTTTCCTTGTATCAAACACTCTATACAAAATATCGTCCAATCTATGGTCCAAAGACATGTGTCTTTCTCCAGGTCGGATCTTTCTATGAACTCTATGATTCAGTCGATCCTCAGGGAGACACTCTAACACCCATTCGTAAGGCAGCTGAACTTATGAATATTGCCCTTTCTGAGGATACTAAGGGGGAGGAAACCTTCCTCAAGGCCGGCGTTCCAGACTACAAGCTCCATAAGTTCTCCCAGGTTCTTACGCAGCACGGTTGGACTGTTGTTGTCGTTGATCAAGTGAGAGATGGGGCAGGAAATATCATCGAACGAGTTCCTGTACGCATTTTGAGCCCAGGAACTCACTCTGAAACGGCTACACGGGATCGCATGTCTGTTGCAGGGATCTATATTGCAGGAAACACCTATGGAATGTCTGTTGTTGATATTCCCACAGGAGATGTATTTAGTTTATGTACTACCTCTGCTTCAGAAATACTTCATATGGTGCAGGTATATAATGTAAAAGAGATTATTGTGAAACAGGATGTTCTGACGCACGATGAAGCAAGTATTCGTTCCCTCTTCTCTCTTCACTGTACGATTCACGTCTCGAGAGATCCAGTAAAACGGGAACTTTCTTCGGAACTCTACCGTGAAGAATATCTTCAGTCGGCCTTTCGTCCTTCGCTTCTTCCGATTTGCCAGGCGCTCGGCCTTCCCTTTCCTCGGCAACCTGTTCTCGAGACGGCGCTCTGCTCCCTCTTACAGTTTATCAAGGATCACTTTCCTTCTCAGCAAATACAGATTCTTAAACATACTCTTCACACTCCAGAAGAGTATTTACGCGTGAATAATAATGTGTTGGAACAGGTGAACTATATTACATACAAGGAGGGGCAGGAGTCTGTCATGGATATTCTGGAAAAGACGCGTTCTGCTATTGGATCAAGAGCGCTAAGAGAGAGGATGTTGAGGCCAATTACTTCTGCCGAGGTGCTTGAGAAGCGCTGGGGAGATATCGAGTGGGCCACGCGTATCCGTAGTGAACCTGCACATTCTGTACTCCGCACCACACTTGATAGGGACTTAAAGGGAATTTATGATCTCCCCCGTCTTCACACGCGCATATCGGCCTGCACCCTTTCGGCTGCAGATACACTGCAACTCTTTCAAAGTTACGCGCACGTCGAATGTTTGTTAAAGGATCTTGATGACAGTCCTATTCGTTGCCCTTCTGGTATTGCTAAAGAGATCCGTTCGTTTCGGGCGGCGTTTGAACGCTCCTTTGACGAGGAAAAGGCGACGCGCAGAGAGAATGGGGCATTTGTTGGGTATCTCACGAGTGCTGCGTCGTTTAATACGGCGAATATTGAGCAACAGATTCAAAATACTATATCGATATGGGAGAAGACATGGACCAGCTTTTGCACATCGATTCAAGTCTCTCCTGCCGGCTGCGAGCTTCAGCGCAAATCAGATGGAGAGCTTCAATTCGAATGCCCGAGAAGTATAGCTAAAACAGTAACAAGGGAAAAGGCAGGAATCAAAGATCTTGAGTGTATACTAAAGAAGTCTGGTCCGTTCATTGTCACCTGTCCCGCCTTAGATACCTGTATCACAAAGGTTCATGATCTGGTTCGTAGGCTTGAGATTTCGTTAAAAGAAGATCTGCAGAAGGTTTGCGATAGTCTTTGGATTCAGCTTATGCCATTTCATCAAGAGTGGATTGAATGGATAGGAAATATAGATTGTACTCTCACTCTTGCCAGTGTGGCTGTAGAGAACGTGTGGGTACGTCCTACACTTTCATCTGCTCTCGCGATCACAGGGATGCGCCATCCACTCATTGAATCGCGAAACACGCGAATTGCGTATGTGAAACACGATGTTTCTTTAGGAAGTTCTTCGTTGGAGAAAAAAGCCAATGGATGGCTTCTTTACGGAGTAAATGCCAGTGGAAAATCGAGCCTCATGAAGGCAGTGGGAATCTGTGTACTTCTCGCCCAGGCGGGATCGTTCGTTCCCGCAGATTCTATGCAGCTTCGCCCCTACACCTCGCTACACAGTCGTATATGGAGTCATGATAATTTATGGGCAGGATTATCATCGTTCGCGGTAGAGATAGGAGAGCTGCGAGATATTTTAGAGGGTGCGGATGATAGAAGCCTTGTACTCGGCGACGAGGTCTGTAGCGGAACAGAATCGATCTCAGCAACATCTTTAGTGGCTGCTACGCTGGAACATCTTGATGAGCGAGGGGCGCATTTCTTATTTGCTACGCATTTGCATGATCTGTTAAAGGTGAAGGGGTGTATTCAACGTCCTGGGATCGCTATATTTCATCTTCGGGTGATTCGGACTCTCGAGGGAAAACTCATCTATGATCGTACTCTTCAGCCTGGTAGTGGATCATCGACATATGGTCTCGAGGTGGCTAAGGCCATGGGTCTTCCCTTTTCCTTTATAGAACGGGCACATTCCATTAGAGGTGAAATAGGTGGTGAGCAGACACTGCAAAGTTCATGGAATGCACAAGTGTTTCGTCAGAAATGCGAAGTATGCGGTGAGACAAATGCGTCTCAGTTGGAGGTACATCACATTGAACATAGAGAGGATGGGGGATCGAATGAGCCGAGAAATCTGGCGGTTGTCTGTGCAAAATGTCACCATGATCATCACGATGAGGGAATGGAGATAGCTCCGCTTCAACAAACCTCAGAGGGTGCTCAGCGTATTTCGGTCTCTGTTCCTTCGCCTCAACGAACAAGTCAAGCAACGAGAAGTGACGATGAGATGAAGGTCATCATATCAACACTTGAACGATTTAGGGGTAGGCCTGCGGCGCGGATCTTGGCTGCCTTGGATATAGAAGGGATACATATGAAACCGGCGGAACTCAAGAGATATCAGCAAAGATAATCACTGAGCTGCAACACCGGCAGGACCGACAGGACCGGCAGGGCCGGCAGGACCGGCAGGACCGGCAGGGCCGGCAGGACCAGGAGCACCGGCCACACCCGCAGGACCAGGAGCGCCATCTGCGCCGGCAGCACCAGCAGGTCCAGCAGCACCATCGCGTCCATCACGGCCTGCCGGACCAGGCATTCCGTCACGGCCAGCCGGGCCTTCAGGCCCTGCCATTCCATCGCGACCAGCCGGGCCAGCAGGACCAGCAGGACCAGGAGCTCCATCACGACCAGCCGGACCTTCAGGCCCAGCAGGCCCAGCAGGACCGGCAGGACCAACAGAACCAACTGAAGCGGAAGCAGTAGACAGCGCCTCAATCGTCGCCTTTTGCTGTTCAACCAGAACCTTCAGTGCATCGATATCGCGACGCATCCCCTCCATCATGTAACGCAGAGGATTCCCATTCTGATAATTCAGACCGCTCATAGTAAGTACGGAAGTCATTCTGCTCGATACGCTATTCTTTTTCCCCCTCTTTAACCGCGCGCATTGACGCATGAGTCGCCAGACATCCGGAAGCTAAAATTGATTTTCCCAGCACAGCCAGAAGGAAGGTCCTACCATGATTATTCCTATTCGTTGTATGAGTTGTGGAACTGTAATTGCCGACAAGTGGAGATATTATAAGGAGCAGATTAAGAAGCGAAAGGGATTCTCTCTTCGTGATGAGTCTGAGGACAGGTTTTATATGGACGGGACGAGTATACCTAATACGATTGAGCTGGAGATTATGAAGTCTCTCCGTCTAACAAAGCCCTGTTGTAGGCGGCATTTTCTAACACATGTTGATCTCATAGAAAAGATATAAAGGATAATCAGATGGAGTTATTCTTGCCAGGTCTCCTTGTCCTATTAATTTCCGCCATATTCATTTTCATGGTTCTTCCACGAATGGGAACACTTGTTTTAGCTCTGGTATGTGGCCTTGCTCTCGCCGGCGTCTTAATTCATCATTATAGCATGTTTGCATCTGAGTATAGACTGAGTACCTGGCAAAATGGTCTGGCCGCTTATGCTCCCATGATTCTTCTTGGATTTGCTATTCTCATTATTATAAGCGTTGCCATATCTCTTTTTACAGGGAAGTCGGTTACAGAGGCCATTCAAGCCCCGATTGAAACAATACAATCCGGCATAAATGCATCTATTCAGGCCATGCCATCAGCAGCATCTGCTACAAACCCTGTAACATCTGCAGTAAATGTGGCGATCAAGAATAATTCAAAGTCTCTAATTCCAACTCTTGGATACAGAGCCTCTAATGTATAACACAAGTAGAATGCCCCGCATTACCCGAAAGAAGGCTAAGCGCAGCACATCCATAAAACAAAAGACAGTTCCCACTATACGCAGAGACTTTGATGCCTTTCACGCCTTTCTGCGCACCCCCCGTTCAGAGGTAGAGGTAAGAAACAAATTCAAAGAACTTTTTGGCAAGGGAAAGAAACTCTCACGGGATCACGTGGCGACCCTCCTTAAGATGCCAACGCAGAAGGGAGGCATGGCGCCGCTCGATTATACCCTGGGTTCTCCTGATGTTAGACTATCTGCTCTTCCCTATGTACAGCGTGGATTCGGATTCGCAAATATGAATAGCCTAACGGAAGGAGGAGCAAAAGAGTATCTGGGAATGACTCCCCAGATGGGCGGCAGCAGTGGCGGCAAGAGGAAGTCTCGCACGAAACAGAGAGGCGGCGGCGTGGCAGATTTCGCAGCATCGGTAAGTGCACAGCCCTTTCTGTCTTCTGCCCCTATGACCATCTTACAGGCAGGCGCGAGACTCGCCACAGGACAAGTGGGTCTCCCCAGTCCTCACGCTGAAGTCAATAGTCTCTCCATTCAACCGGCAACATATATTCAGGCAGCTAAACTTGTATAGACAGGGCGAGAGAAGAGAATCGCGTGAGTGATTGAAACGACTAAAGAAACCACAAGAGAAGATAGAGAATCATGTCCTTTCCCAGAAAGTTACTTGATACGTATTTTAATACCTTTGACTATCCCTTTGTGAGACATCATATTGATTCATACGATCAGTTTCTCAGTCAAGATATTCCGGCGATCATTCGCTCAAATAACCCCTTTCTACTGATGAAGCAGCTATTGCATAAGAAAGAAGGAATTTACAAGTACAAGGTGGAAGTGTTTATCGGCGGAGTGAACGGAACAGACATAGATATAGGAACTCCGACACTTACTCTGCAGAAGACCCAAGAAATCCGTGTTCTTTTTCCTAACGAGGCCCGGCTGCGCAATCTTACCTACTCATCCACAGTCTATGCAACTATCTATGTCCGTGTGACCGTTGCATCCGATTCGCTAACAGGAGAAGCCACCATATATGAACATACCTATCCGAATAAGATTCCCATCTTTCAAATTCCCATCCTTCTTCATTCTCGCTTTTGCATTCTGCATGGAAAACCAGCCTCCTTCCTCCAAGAAGCTGGAGAATGCCACAGAGATCAGGGAGGATACTTCATCGTAGATGGGTCGGAAAAGATCCTTGTAACAAAACAAGAGCAAGCGTTTAATACCCTGTATATTACTCCGCAGAAAACTGACCCCAAAATATCGACGTATGCCAATATAACATGTCTGTCTCCTGTAACACGTCAGGTAAAGGTAGTCTCCTTTGCGTGGATGAGAAAAACGAATACCCTACAGGTGAATATTCCCTTTGTTCGTCTTCCCGTTCCCATCTTTGTCCTCTTTCGTGCCATGGGTGTTCAGTCAGATAAAGATATTCTTCGCCTGATATTCCCGGATCTCGAGTCTGGAGAGGCAAAGCTAATGATTCCCTACCTACTCCCCAGTATTGCTGAAGCTGTCCCCTTTCTTGATACCTTCTCGGCAGTACAGTTTATTCGCGTAATGACAAAGGGATTCAGCGTATTCCACGTCTACGATATCCTGTTCAACAAGGTCTTCGTTCATATTACCGATGCCCACGGAGGAAGCCGTGTTCATTTTCTTGCCGAATGTGTCCGCAGAATCCTCCGTGTACAGGTCGGTCTCGAATCCAAGTCAGATCGCGATGACACGAGGAATCAGAGATGTTTAACCTCGGGACTTCTCATTCGCATGTTATTTAATGGAGTCTATCCATCGTGGAAAAAGGCTGTCCGTTTGGCTATTGATAAGACATATGAGTACAATAAGGCAACGTACAGTGAGCAGAATTTCATGAAGATATTTAAAGAAGCGAATGTTGAAGAGCTTTTCAGTTTACATATCTTAACGGAAGGAATCATGCGAGGATTCAAGGGCAAGTGGGTTACAGGGGGCGCGGGCGGAGGAGGGACTCTGGGACATAGCGATGAGAAGTCTGGCGTCTTACAGTCTATGTCGCGTCTCTCATATCTTGATTTTATGAGTCACTGCAGAAGAGTATCACTTAACTTTGACACAGGGATGAAACTCACAGGTCCTCGTCAGCTTCACCCAAGTCAGTTCGGATTTTTCTGTACAAATGAGACACCTGGCGGAGCATCGATTGGTATTGCAAAAAATCTGTCGACAATGACACTCATCAGTAGCTCTGCTGACCCAGAACCTCTTATGCGCATGGTAGTCACGCGTGGTTGGGTTCTGCCGTGCTCAGAAATGAATTATGAAATGTTACAGGTGTGTATTCCTGTCTATGTGAATGATGGTATTCTGGGCTATACACTAAAGCCATTCGAGCTTACACAGGTGTTAAAGTATATGAAGTGGACTGGATGTCTGCCTGCTCTCTGTAGCATTGGATTCAGCATCAAGGTGCGTCGTGTATTTATCTATCTTGACGAGGGTCGTCCGTGCCGTCCACTCATACATCTTGACGATGATAAGAAATATCCCAAGGATGCTCTCGAGGCAGACACCACCTGGCGGGATCTTGTTCTTGGTTCGTACTCGGCGACGAAGGCGAACGGAGTAAGCACTGCCGCCGTGTTCGACCCCTTCGCCGAAACTCCTGGCATCTTGCCTCTTGAACAATATGCAGCATTACTGAAGCCTATGAGTGGCATAATTGAATATGTTGATCCCTATGAACAGAACGAACTTCTTCTTGTCAGCTTTCCTGAAGAAATCGGCAAGGATACAACACACGTGGAAGTGCACCCAAGTACTATTCTTTCCGTGGTGAATTCGATGATTCCCTTTGCCAACTTTAACCAGTCTCCCAGAAATCAGTTGTCTTGCTCTCAGTCAAAACAGGGGCTCAGCTTATATACCACCAACTTCCAGAACAGATATGATAATTCTGCAAACATCCTATGTTACGGGGAAGCGCCTCTCGTCAGAACATATATGTATGACAAACTGGGAGCTGGCTCGATGCCCTACGGTCACAATTTAATCATGGCGATTATGTCCTTCCAGGGATACAATCAAGACGACGGCATTATTTTTAACGAGGATTCATTCCAGCGTGGACAATTTAGAAGTATAAACTACAGGAGTTATAGTACCTATGAAGAAGTAGATCTTCAAACTCAGTCGACAAGTACTATTGCGCACCCGTCGAAAGTTCCTCAGTGGACTGATCTTCGCCCTGGCCTTGATTATTCTCATTTAGATGATCGTGGAATTATTAAGGAGGGATCGTTCGTCACAGAAAATACCGTTTTAGTGGGAAAGTACATTCAAGACAAGAAGGGGAATATAAAGGATGGTTCTCTGACACCTCAGGTGTGGACTTCGGGGCGTGTCGAGTCGGTGGTTATTACTGTGAATCCAAAGGGATTTAGCACGGTAAAGGTTCGTATTACACAAGACAGAATTCCTGAGTTCGGAGACAAGTTCAGTACACGCCACGGGCAGAAGGGGACGATTGGGATGATCTATAGGGCTCAAGATATGCCGAGGACGGCAGATGGAGTTGTGCCAGATATGATTGTGAATCCTCACTGTATTCCAAGTCGTATGACGATCGCTCAGTTGATGGAGATGTTATTTGGCTGGGCTTGTTACAAGTCAAGTACTGTTGGAGATGCGACGACGTTTACCAGTGATTCAAATGCTCATGAGCACATTGGGAAGATTCTTGAAGATCAGTATGGGATGGAGCGAAATGGAAATACTATTCTTTATGACGGGGCAACCGGTGTGCAGATGAAGACAAATATCTTTATTGGTCCTGTCTTTGTGATGAGATTAAAGCATATGGTAGAAGACAAGTGGAATGCTCGTGCAGAGGGAAGACGAGAGCAGAAGACGCGTCAACCGACGGGAGGGCGTGGGGCGCAGGGGGGTCTGCGTATAGGTGAGATGGAACGCGATGCTCTGATCAGTCACGGTGTCTCTGGCTTCTTGAAGGAGTCGTTTATGGAGCGTTCAGATAAAGCACAGATTCGTATTTGCAATGGCTGCGGAACAGTGCCTGTGTTTAATGAAAAGCAGTCTCTTTTTGTGTGTCCCTTATGCGACGGTCCTCCTCGGTTTATCGGGACAACGGGTTCTACTCTGGAGATTTTGCCGACCATGGAACGTAGTCTGGCTACTACCAGTGTCGTTGAGATGCCGTATTCGACAAAGTTACTGGGTGATGAGTTACAGACATACTTGAATATGGGAATGAGAATTCTTACTGCAAAAGGTGTAACGCACCTGGAGCAAGAGGTGTTTACACTCCCGGAAGGCGATATGGTTCGTCAGGCTCTTGAGAAGCCTCTTCCACAAACAATCATTGTAGATACTCGTGTACCGAAGTACGATGAATCTGTACCTGTTGCTCCTGTGGAAGACGCAGAGGAAGATTTGTTTGCGCTGGGACGGATTGATGAGGGGTCTGGTATGGCAGAGGCGGAAGCAGAGGCAGAAGAGGAGGCTTTAGCCGAAGCGCAAGGCCAAAGCCAAGGCCAAACCGAAGCCCAAGAAGGTCCAGTAACACCCTTTGGCACTCCTGGAAGAGATAGTGAACCTCCTTCTCCCGCATTCGGGACTGTACCAGAAAATGGCCCTGTTACTCCATCCTTTGCTCCTACCACTCCATCCTTTGCTCCTACCACTCCAACCTTTGCTCCTACCACTCCAACCTTTGGCCCTACCACTCCTACCTTTGCTCCTACCACTCCAACCTTTGCTCCTACGCCACCAGGCCCACTCCTTACCCTTCAACAGCCAGTATATCTTTCTACACAGCCGAGCCAACCCTACTTTCCGTCAGCTGATAACAGCCCTATGTATGCACCGAATACACCCCCAGTTCAGCAAATGCAGACGGTGGGGGGAGTCCCGCAAACCCTCCAGCGCGGTGGCTTCCAAACCCGTATCATAGAAGCTCCTATGTCTGGTACGTCTCGCCCTGGTATGCACACCATTGTTGTTGACGGTACTCACCCTATGCCAAGACCCCAGGCACGCACCACACGCCGATCTCAATCTGGAGGTGGACAGTCAGCACCAGCCCCTTCATCTTCGGCAAGAATAACGATTAGAAAAATAGGCTAAGCTATTAGATGTACTGGATTATAAGTATATTCAGTATACTTTGTATTTTTTCCATACTATTATATTATTTATATGACAAACAAACGAAAAGGAAAGAAAGAGAAAGAGCAAAAGCAAAAAAGCAAGAAGGCTTCTCAGATACACGCCGTGTAGCATCCATTGCAAACCTTGTACCAGATCCAGAGCCTTTATCTGCTGAAGCCAATGCCTTCAATTCAAACGCCTTTCATACCAAGTATCAGTATTATATTGCGTCAGGATCAAATGCAACAGATACCCTTTTAGCAGATATTCAGTTTTGCAAGAAGGCAGCCGCATCGAATTCTCCCTTCTCTGACTCACGATTTGCACGTACGTGCGGTATTTGCATGACCCAGGGAACAATTCTTCTCGATAAAACTCCCTTTTCACAGTCTACACAGCGGCGCGGAACAGGTGTTGTAGTTTACCAACCAGACAAAGATTTTTCACTCCGAGAATCTTCTCAGGCAATTCCCTCGGCCCATTCCGCTTATTGCGAAAATCTATTCATCGGAAAATCCCTCCCTCCGAACGTCTCTGTAGCGAACCTAACTGGCCTCGCAATCAATGCACAGCAATATGAAGATACCATGAAATATCTGGAATCGGTAAATATACTTTCCTTCGCAAATACCACCTCTTGCTCTCCCTCCCTTCATCAACCTATTACGTGCTCTAACGCAAATACTACCATTTCCTCCATGCGCTTAATCTATGGACACTTTAACGATGGCTGCGAGAGCGGGTCAAACCTTATACGCACTGAAGTATTTCCCACCGACTGTCTTAAACAAGAGTCATGCACTTATACGACAAATCTTCCCGCCGGCCAGAGACAGTGGTATATCAATGCCGAATGTAAGATACAAGAGGAATCTATCCCCCAGGGCCTCTTATCCATGAAGAGGAGAGGCGTATCAGGATTGTCTACTTCATTAAGTAATGTAGCCTATTACTGGGCAGATCCATTTACAAGTGTAAGTAAAGATATAAATACGTTTACTCTTTATTCCACATGTACTGTGCAAAAGGATACGCAGATTCAGATAGAATACTGCACAAGCGCATCCTTTGAGTTATACTTACACACCCTCAAACAGTATACTCAGCCAAGTCCTGGAAAAAAGTTCATCTATCACTCTAATTCTCCTGTGTTTGCCTTATACAAGGGAGACAATACGATTCGACTGAATGTAACAAGTACCAATGAAACACGCAATGGGATGTATTTCCGTATAAAGACTGTTGACGGAACTCCTCTGACCACCTTAGACTCTACCTGGGTATATTCTTCGTCGAATCGATTGGATACCCCTTCTCCCCGTATTGGGCAGTTCCCTGTGCGTGCAGAACCTTTATGGTCTAATGCGTCAATTAAAGCGTCGATTATTGCCCCTAAAAACCCCACTACTAAAAAGATAAACTATTACAAACAGGTCACCTTAACTTCTGAAAAGCTGTTAACTCTGGGTACGTGTATATTTGATAGTTCTATTACGAAACCCTTAGACAATTCATTTACCTATAGTACGTATGTGAGTTTCAACGGAAAAGAAAAACAAATCACTCTGTCAAAGGATAATACCGATAGAGTTCAAGCCTATAGTGAGTATTTTCCTGCTGGAACAACAACTCTTCGCGTATCTGTGGAGGGTAATGGAAATACATGCTTTATTGCTTTGCTTGGTGATTCAAATAAAAATGTCATCGCAGTGTCTGATGCCTCCTGGACGTCTGATGAACTGCCGAGTGTTCCTGTGGTTGTTCCCGTTCCTCCCAAACCTACCTATGTCGTCCAGGACTTTGTTACATATACTTCCGCCGGCACTGATCTTCCGAATCAACCTATGACAGGTACAGTAAAGGAATGCCAGGATACCTGTTCAGCTGAACCCTCGTGTCTCGGATTTTCACGACTTAAAGGAGGAAATCCAGCAAGATCTGAATATTGCTTTTTGAAGAAGAATATGAACAGTAAGACGGCGAATCAACGTTACGAGACATACGTGAAGAAGGAGAAATAGCCGCCGAAGTATGATGAAAAATTGATATGATTATCTATGTTAGATCATAGTCCAACCATGAATTACGAAGTAATTGATATATTATTTCGCAGTAGGAAGACACTTCTCGACCACCTGGAGACACAGGGGTATGTTACAGAGCCCTTTCGAAAGATAGCTCACACTGAACTTGACCAGATGGTACGAGCTGGGCCGATCGCGGGAGCTCCCCCGGCTCTTCAGATGGAACTTGAGCGCAAGGAAGACTCGACGGAAACCATTCGCAAGTGCATCGTCGTCACAACCCTGGGAAAGATCAAGCAGAAGCTCAAGGCATTCACTGATAAGCTCGTTGAGCCTGAGGAAAGCGGCTTCGATGCTACGACGACGGAGATGATTGTTCTCACCTTTGAGCCAATCGCTGCCAATTTCCACGCTATGGCCTTCGAGTGCTATGTAAAATATGGAGCTCGCATTCGATACTTTCAGTGCGAGGCCATTATCAATAATCCCCTAAAGCACGTTCTTGTTCCTCTTCATGAGAAGATTCCGAAGGACGACGAAGCTGCACTTCTACAGAGTCTTTATGCAAAGAAGAATCAGTTTCCTCTTATCCGCTTTCATGAAGATCCTATTGCGCGCATGCTCGGAATCCTTCCAGGTGAGATCGTGAAAATTACACGGCCGAGCCCTACGGCAGGAAAGTATGTAACCTATAGGGTCTGTGTTCCTTGAACGAACCTCTCCATAACACTTGTGCCCAGTAAAAAGATAGAGATGGCACTCTCCGTTACAACACCTAAAGGATCTCATATTATTTTTCCTTCCGCCACGGTCCTCTCAAATGTTAGCGTCCCTTATTGCAGCTACTACACCTCCGCATCAAACTATTCCGTTTCGCCAACAGCGAACCAATTTCTAACAAACATTAACTTCGCTCCAGTGTATGCAAATATACAGAAAGGATTAACAAATATAACAGCACTTGCCACAAGTAATATTTCCTATACAAATAGCCCAGAGATAACGGCATATATTAATACTCTCGACTCTCAGGTGTCTCAGCTTGGATTTATAGCCAATTGTGTTACAGAACAAACTGGAGTCACGGAAGAACTATACGCCGCCAAGAAACGCTTAGATGTGTCGAAGGAAAGATACGATATGCTTAACTCTCCTGAAACTCACGTATCATACTATGAAGGAACGTTCCCCATTTATAGACCAATTAGTGAAACAACCTTATTTGTACTCTTTGGTGTTGGATTATTTCTCATGTTGCTCTCTCTTCTGTTATTTTTACGCACACAGGGGATCGAACTGCAGCTGGTCCTACCTCAGACAATGGCGGTATCCGGCATCTTTGGGATATTTCAAGGACAGGGAATGTATATAGGAATAGCTGCTGCTGTTGGTTTAGTGCTTGGCTATATTCTTCACGTGTATTATGTATAGTTTGCTCTTTGCCATTTACCAATAATTCGTTTTACTACATAGAAGAGATGGATGCATCTAATACATGCCAATTAGTTACCACAGTTGGCTTCAGTAACTATAATCAAATTGTATCCACTGTACCCAGGCTGATCGAGTTTACTATGGGAACGGGTCAAGTTAGAGGGAAATTCACAACACCATCCATTACGAATGATTTTACTTTGTTTATCTCGAACTCTAACAATTTTCCCGCGGGATATCCAGTACTTCCAAGTGCGACGACATCACTCGTGACAGGATATCTGAAGTATCCTTTGGGTGCATATAGCAATGATTTTCGTACACACGGATCATTTAGCAATTTATCTTCTGTTGTGTCTTCCCTAATTGCAGCCAATGATCTCTGCAGCTCGAGCAATATCTATAATACAAATGTATACAGTGGTTCACAAAGCATACCTGGCTTATCTCTTACAACCCTCTATCAACTGACATCAAGATCCGATCTGCCTCCTAATGATGCCGCGGCTGTGCAGAGCAATATTAATAAATACGAAACTCAAAACAAGGTCTTCTATTCCTTTTTCGTCTACGAGTATTGCTACTATAACACAATGTATACACAGCTATTACAGCAGTATTTTTATGAATATACCAGCAATGCTCCGATGAGCCGTTTTGCGAATATAACTCTCATGCGTACCTCTACAGGTACAAACTGCACGACTCTTACTACCGCAGAAGCCCAGGCTGCTCGTCTCGACGCTATTGCTATAACATTGGCCCAGGTAAACTCCCGTTTAACGGATATGAGAAATCTGTTGACTGCTGTTCAGGATTATTATTCGACTTCGCTGCAGAACTTACAGGCAGCCTTACATGCAAGAGGAAAAATGGGCAGTGACAATGATGCTGAAGCAAAGGTAACTCTTTTAATGAATCAATCAGTAAATGTACAGACGGCAAAGAATGATGCCAGTGTGCGTCAGGGAATTATGGAGTACACGGGTGAAAAGAATAGATATTCAAATATCCTTCTGGGGATCTATGCCTTCTTAAATATTGCTATTGTTGGTGTTATCTTTGCTATAAAAGAGTAAATGTCTCTATCTTATAGAGAATGGGCATTGAATATCAGGCCGCGGGGTATGATTTTTCCTTATTAGCGAGTCAGAGGAGGTCGTCCAGCGAAGCACAGCAGTTGCAGGAAGAGATTAACTCTTACAACAATTCCGAATTTAAGAATGTATTTACTCCTTCGTTAACTACTTCGACTTCTGCACTTCACACTGGCCGTCTTGTTGGGAGAAATTCGACAATTTCTGATATTTCTCAGCAGCTGATTAATCAGAATAAAGAGACTCAGAACACCTATATCAATGCGAAAGATACCTATACCCGGCAAGGAGAGATAAATGAGTGGCAGGCCCAGAACAAGCTGGACACGCTCTTCTTTTTACAGATTCTCTTTGTCTATTTTTCCATCGTGGTTGTTCTTCTGTATCTCCGACAGGCCAACATGCTCAGTAATACGGGTGTGTATGGAACGATAGGAGTTTTATTACTTATTGTTATTGGAATTCTGTGGAATCGTATATCTTATACAAATATGAGCCGCGACTCTCGCTATTGGAATCGTAGGTATATTGTTGGGAATCCCAATGCACTGAGTACTGGACAATGCGTGAGTTAAATGGTGTAAACATATAGTATGAGTGGCACTGCATCTCTTCAACAACTACTTTCTACTCTTGATATACTCAAGGCGAAGGTAATGAATGGATACGCACCACAGGCAGCAGATCAGGCCACAGTACAGCAACATATGGAATTACATGCCACCACTTCTGAACAGGGTATATACGATTCTAAATTTCGCGAGGAACACTATCCGTATCAAAAAACACCGAAACAGAGGAGTCAGACGCTACAAGAATTCGTCTTACTCTTCTTCTATGTTTCTCTGGCCATTTTCTCTCTTGCACTGATTCTCTTCGCCTTTCTTGAGAATGGACAGAGTTATTCCGAGGCAGCAAAAATGCTGGGTCTTTGTGTTGTTCTCATCTTAGCAGTCACTGCAATACTCATTCGAGTTGCGTAGTGGTCAGGGAAGCGTAGCCTCTGCGGATGACCGCTTGTCAATCTCGTCCTGCATATCCTCAGGGGAGTTAAAGACCAATACACGCTTAAACACCTTTGCCTCCAGCCCACCAAAGTCCTCCTCAAGCCTATGCTGTAGCTCTTGCTTGGAAAGTTTAGTTCCACTCAAGATCCCCTCATTCGCCTTTAACCACCTGGTATATGCAGCAGTCATTTCACTTACGGTCGACTGCTCATCGCCGAACTCGACCAGCTTCTGCCTGGGGTCACGGAAGTCAATCATGCGATCTGCCTTGAACTTCCCGTACATGTCAAAGGACTCCTTGTACTTATTGCTGTGATCGAGCACCGACTGCGGAATAGGCGCGAGCCCACGTACCAGATACTGGGTCTCATAGACGTGCACCAGGAGAGAGAGCCATGCCTCCCTCCAGCGCATCAGCTTCCCGTCAAGATCCTTGTCGCGAGGGAAGATATTGGGTGTCTTCTTCTTTAACCTGGGATCAGTGTCCTCGACAAACTCACTGCCAAAGGTAATCACCCGAATACGCCTCCACGTCCCCTTGTCCATCGAATTAATGGGAGGGTAACGGTTGCACATCATAAACAGCTTACCTGTGATACGGAAGCGCTGCTGATCTTCAAAGAGGCCACGCGCCTCTACCACATCCTCACCACTGAATTGCTTCATCCTCGACGTGTTGAGTGGCTCTTTGTCGTCAGGCTCTTGCAGATAGATGAACCGCTTGTTCTTAATGGCGACGATATCAGGATTCGCCGCCCCGCTGTCAGGACGCTTCCTCGTGAGAGCCGTGGCCTGGAGAGAAGAGCTGAAGTCGCCGAAGGTGAAGCGCATGAGATCAACCAGCTTCGACTTTCCATTACCACCCACACCGATGAAGGTATAATAGCACTGCTCCCTGTTCGCTCCCTCGAGACAACTCGCCATGAGACGGATCACATACCAGAGAACATCGTCCTGTGTAAAGATCTTCTTCAGAAACTCCATCAGCTCAATCTGCATGGGATCGTCGGCATCATATGGCGTGTAATAGATTGAGCGACCATTCCCAGTGTCTCCCACGTTCCTGCCCACCATGAAACTCATGAAGTCATCGGGCTTCCCAGGACGGAAGGCGATCTTGGTTGACACAGTTCCATCCGCCTCCTGTACCTCATTGCGCAGGTCAATCACACCGTTCTGGCAGGGAAGCAGATACTGGTTGAGATTCAGACGCTGAGTGAAGTCCTCCTCACTGAAGAGCTCGGCGGCCTCCTTCATTACGCAGTTCTTAAAGTCGGCAGAATACAGGTGCGTCTCCAGCTTAGTCAGCATCTTGAAGCGCTCACCATCGGGCGAGTGAATCCAGTGCTCGAACCACCCAGAGGGATCTGCCGCTGCCATCTCATCTTGACCCTTCTTCTTGAGACGCTCCCTTGCTGCAATGACGACCTCTGCTACCTCGAAGCTGAGCTTCTCGCGCAGCTCCATACCCTGATTGATGTGCCGCCAGGTGTGCATCTTCTCATCGAAGATATACCATGCGATCTTGCGATTCTCAATCGAGGCACAAAACTTCTGCTTGTACATGCGCTGGAGAATCCTCGCACTGTGGTGGTGCGTGTCGTTCACGCGGAACTGGACGTAGCGGATCGTATCATCCTCGATGATCTCGCGGTACTTCTCAGGTGCATCGTCCCTCGCCCAATAGTGGAGAGACTTCATCGTGAGCTTTGCGCCTGTGGTATTGCGACTGAAGCCATTTGACCAGGCTCGCTTATAGCGACCCCAATCTGTGTCAGCGGCCTTGGTGGACTTCTGCGAAAACTGAACCCAGATCTCGAACATATCGTCGCTCCCGTCAATGTTTGACAGACACCAGCCCGTTTCGATCCATGTCTTGTACTCGTTGGCACGCTTCTCACTCAGACACTCGAGAGCCAGACGCTTACAAATGAGAATCTCATCCTCGTCATGCGTTTCTGGAATGTACACGGCATTTTGCGATGCCACCGCAGTTGTGGCAGCAGGCGTGACGACGGCCACCTTCGCTGAGAGGCGGCGATTATACTCCTCCTCCCTCTCTTTGAGGACAGGGTGAGTATCGGGATGCAGCTTGTAGCGAATGCTCAGCAGTGTCATCAACTCCCTGTTGCTGTACTTCTTCGGATCTTCTTCAGTAAACGTTCCCGTACTCGTATGATATACGAATACGGAATCAATCTTGTATGCTGGTTGTGTCATCTTGGACTCTCCGTGAAAGAACCACCCCTGTTTCCGCGTGAGAGCCTCGTCGTAAATACCCTTTGCGTCGTTCACATACCCTACGCCCTCGAATGCCTTCTCGATGGCCTTCTGTTCGAGAAGCCACGTGCGAAGAACAGCCTGTTTCTCATTAGGAATGCACATATCAGGGCACTGGATATGAATACCATCCTTTACCTTTGCGGTATTCCCCTCCTTTCCCTTTGTTGTAGTCGTCGACTCTTTTGTGATCTCCTTGTAAGCCTGCGGACGAGAAGAGACGAAGAAGCGAAGAGGCCGATCGGGCAGCTCAAAGAAATACTTTAAGCCCTCGACCAAGTGCCCGACAAACGCGCTCGTATGAGTCTCGTCGAACTGGTGCGTCAGATTTGAATCAATGGCGAATTTGAAGTCCATATCGACCAGAATCGGCTTCGGTGCAGCGAAGACAGGCTGCTCGACGAAGTTGATTGGCCGCCCATGTTTAACAAAGAGATAGTCGTGCATAAGATCAAGAAAGGTATCATACTCCTCGTCAGGCACGTAGAAACTTCCCTTGATTTGCTCCGTTCCGCACATCGATGCTTTCGCCCCGCCTCCAGCCGCTCCGCGGCTTCGATGTGCTTCAATAAATGACTTCAACTCATGTTTTTCGTATTTGTCCAGTGAACTCATTGTGGACATTCTATAGGGTCGGCCGATTTTATCAACTTTTTCGGGCTAAAAGTTGAACCCTTCACAGCTATGATAGAAAGTCCCTCACGAATGCCAGACATCTTACAATTTTACTCGTCATCTGCCTCCCTACCTCCTCCCGGGAAGGGGGCGGGCGAGTCGGTCGCTGATCCCAGCAAGTATGTCAAACTGAAGTCCCATGATGCTTGGCGACGTATTCTTTCCTCTTCTGCGGAGACTCCATTTATCTGGAAGGGACTCACCTGGAAGACAGCCGAACATGCCTATCGCGCATGGCACTTGGAGACGAAAGATCCTGGGGCGTTCCTTTCCTCTTCGCAGGGAGAAATGCCCACGGCAAATCCGATTCCTAATACGAGTGTGTTAAAGGAGATTCTACATGAGAAGTTTACCCAGCACCCTTTGGCGAAGGAGATTCTTCTTCTTACAGAGGATGCAGAGCTTTGGCATGGCAGATTGAGTAGTTCACGAGTTCACTGGACCTGGTTAGAGGAGATCAGGGAAGATCTTAAACGAAATCTTCGGAGTACAGAAGAGATGTCTTTGCTGTCCCCTTCTGCTTCTCTGGCATCGGCTCTTGCCGAGAAAAAGGGGTCAAAGAAGGTAAAGAAAGCACCTGAGCAAAGATTATCTGCCCAGGGTGGTGCTGAACTTCCCTTCTTCAGAGACACAACGGACAATTACGAAGACACGCCTCAGGGAGAAGGTGACACTGTAACACAAGTCCCGATCAATGTGAGAGCAAAGGGTGTGGAGGATTCTGAAGAGACAGAAGCCCAGAAGACAAAGAAGTCGGCTATCCGCTTTTGCACTGTCTGTGATAACTATCTGTACCTGCAGGTGGAGGGAGAGACTCAGACTCTCCAGCGTATATGCAGAAACTGCGGATTCAAGGATACCGAGGATCAGGGTGGGCTCGTAAGCGAGATGCACATTGAACAGCGGGCAGCAGAGGGATATACTCTCATTAATGAATTCACCCTAAAGGATAAGCGTCTCCCCCACCTCTATAACACAATGAAGTGCATCAGTGCAACCTGTCCGAGCGCCGCGCCAGGCAAGGAGTCTGACATTGTCTATATCAAATATGATACGGAAAATCTCAGATACATCTATATGTGTTACATTTGCCAGGCCACCTGGCGGTCAAGGCGGTAACTTAGAATATCTCTATTTCCTCAGCATAATGAGCAGGCCGAGTCTGTCTATAAAACTCCCGTAGGCGTTTTATATAGATACTCTTTACGAGTTCAATGTGTTCCTCTGTTGCCTGACGTGCAGGACCAACCGCCACTGGCTCTCCAATGACACTTACTACAGGAACATCAAAGGGTTTATGGTGTATGGCTAAGAATTTTTCATAGAGAGCCCACGACGGAAGGATGAGAGTCGCTCGGAATTTACGTAAGATCCCATTTACCCAAGAAAATCCCTTCCACTGCCCGTAATTCTCACATAGCTCGTTTTCCCCATAGGCAAGTACAGGTACAAGAGGTGTTCCCGTTTCAATGGCAAGACGAAAGACTCCTTTTCGCGTCCGTATCTTTGCACGTATTTTTCCCTTGTACAGATGTTCCATCTCATCAATTCCTCCCAGAGATACAGCAAGAGAAAGCTTCTCTTCAATTACCTTTTTCATCGTGGAATAATTTGCAGGGACGAACGCCCCCTCTGACATCTCACTAATGCCAAACGAATACCAGAGGGAATATATATTTGTACCCCGTATTGCTTTTACTGGCCAATTCGAGACGGACTTGATTCCAATATTTGTCATATGAGCCATCGATAAGAGTCCGTGGGGATGGAATAGATAAATGCCTTGTGGAGGAAGCGTTCCTCGTACATCAACAGGAAAACTGGTCCGCAGGTTACGAATAATTCGATCGGTTACATCTGGCCATAGATAATGGACTATACCCTGTAGAAGATCAGCAATAGGTTTCAGACGAAGAATTCCACTCTGTACCAGAAAGACAAAGAAGACTGACGATAGTGTCCCTATACATAATATTGATATACAAAGGACTATAGTTATACTCAACAGTAAGATGGGATAACTAAGAGGAAAGGTCAATCGAAAGATTCCTTCGATCATCTGTAACAGGGTCAAAAAGATAATATTCCTTGGGATACGAGAGACATACATTTAGATAAGATATAGGAACATGTGCATGCTGGTGCGGTGAATCCAAGTTCTTGTGTAACACTATACATCCAAGTAATTGGATGCTTTCCCTCGGTCAGCCGTATATATGCTGCCCCGTCTCCTTTTGCCGAACCGATTGCTCTTCTTATCCATTCTCCCCATGATGATTCGAGGCAGTGACGAAGGGCAGGAATATTCCATAAGGAGACGAGGAGCTGAAACATATCTCTTCCCTCCTTAGGACATACATCCAAACGAGGAAGTCCGTCTTTCACATCTACCGTATTATTCAGACATGCGAATCCAAAATCAAGAATAATAATTCGAAAGGGAAAAGTCACTGTATATGCATTTCCCTTCCAGGTTATAGGGAACTGGGTATCTTCTTCCACGATCAGCATATTATTTACCTTTAAATCCCTGTGATCAATATGGGCGTCTTTTTGAAAGACTTCAAGGATCACTGACAGCTGCACCATGATCATAGGGAATACTTCTGGTTGTGAGGGAATCGTTTTCACACACCATTGGGAAAAAAGAAGGGGGGAGAAGATATCCATAGTAAACCAAATAGTTTGTGTTGGTGTATAGATAAAGATATCGTGTACAATAGGAATGCATGAGGGTATTCCATAAGAAGAAAGCCTCTTCCCAAGATGCCACTGGATAAGTGCCTCCGTAAGGATAGATCCTGCTCCCCTGGGACGTTTTACCGCAACCACGGTTTCCTCTCCAGAGGGAAACTTCTTATAGAATGCATCTATTTGTCCATATGACCCCTTGCCAATAGCTTCCTTTGCCCGTAAAGTAAAGAGTACTTCTCCTTGCGGATTTCTTATAGTACCCTTTATACAGCATCTGGGCAAAAGGGAAAGGGGTAGTGTTGACCATTGAGTTGGAGAGCCTTTCCATGCTATACCCAGGCTCTCCAAGGATTCTGCATCCATCTACTTATAATTTGAATAAAGAGTATGTGACAAGAAAGCTCACTAAAATATTGGGAATCATATGAGACATATCTTCAAACTCATCAGTAGCATTCGTTCCAAAGGCATGGTCTAAGATATCAGGAAAGAAGTTTACACTGCGCTGACTATGATGTTTATAGTGAAAGGGTGAACCAATTAAGCTGTAGTTAATACTGTGAGTGGAGATATAATAAAGAGTTAGCATAAAGGCTAAGCTGTTGGTTAAAATGTGAATGTTAAAGAGGTCTTGGAGAAAGAGCAAAATGATGGTGCTAAAGGTGATCTCGAGAGCATCAAGAGTTATATCGAGGGCCTTGGATATATTCTTCTTTCCTGAATGGTGGATCATCATATGCGATCCATAAGAGATATTGTGTAAGACAAAACGGTGATAGAAATAGGACCAGAGAGAGATGAGAACTGAACCGGTTATGCTGTGGAGTATATTTCCCTCGAGGACAATGCAGCAAAGAAAGTGCAAGATGCCATAGGGGATATAGGCAGACGCGAACGAGGAAAGCTCGTCCATACTTCTTTCTGTTGTTCTATTTTCCTTATATTCCATACGCCATAAGTTCAAAGGGATGCTCAAGAGAATTGCTTTCGAGGATGCCATAGCGTTTTACAAGACTTGCAGGAACGACCGAACTGAGAGAACGATCCTGAAGATCAAACCATCTTACCGAAATCTCTCTCAGCTCAGGCTTGTCTTCTCGAATAAAAAAGGGCAGAGGTACGTAGCGACCCTTCCAGGACCAGTAGGGCGACCAGCAGGTATCAGGGTTGAGACGGCATCTTCTTCTGTGCTCTTCTGGAATATCTTCTTCTTCCACGGGATTCCATCCTTCCATAGATAGTGCAACAACCCAGGCCGTGTAGCGTTTCCTCTGATCAAGATGTATTCTCTCATGTTTCAGAGTTTCTTCGAGAAGTGAAGTAGAAAAATGTGCCGGTAAACATATTGTAGATGGTGGACGTGTGTGAGGCATTCCACCATCAGCAGAAGGGTGCATAGTGAGTATTGTCTCGCCGGGTTTAGCATACGAAGAGAACTGATCCTCACTCCAAGGCATATAAGTGCAGCGAGTCCGCGCTCGTTTATTTAGATCACTCTCAGTGCACTTAGATTGATACGAATCAATGCTCTCAGCTCGTTTTAACGCGGAGTCTCCGCGGGCAATATACATATAACTCATTTTGCTGCCTTCTTCTTAGATGCCCTACTTACTGCTGCCTGGTCCGCAAAGGATGCCGACTCCTTTAAGAGTGACTTTTTCGCCGTTGGCGATGTATACTTTGACAGTTCACTCGTGAGACTCGGATCTCCTTCGACTGCCACCGTCGCCAAGGACTTGGTGAGAGACGGAGTGGCCCGTGGGCTGAAGAACTTACTGATGAATGCCTTCTTGGCCGACTGCTTGCACATGCTAAGTCCCTCGCGAAACAGGAGGTCAGCTGCCATTCTCTCTTTCTGCGCGGCCACGTCATCGTCCCATGTGGCAGGTTTCTGGTATCCAGGAATCTCTTCCACAAAGATTCCGAAGAGCTGGGAAATAGGATTCATAAGCTGATGAAGAATATAGTATTCGTAATCAGGCTCGAGTCCCTTCTCGCGAATAAATGCCGGTGTCTCCACTCGTTCACCCTGCAGATCACTTGCCTTTTGCCCAGCCTGGGGCTTGATATAGACGTAGCCAACACGCTCTCCACTCGCCGGCGCATTCCCTGGATCGCGCACAGCCATGCGATCAGCCAGGATCTTGTGTGCGGGAGGTGTGGTCTTGTACTCTGATCTCAACGATTTCGTAATAGTCAACATGGATAGCTTGATCTTTCCCTCGACCAGGGCTCGAACACCCTCCTTTACCACCTTCACGGCTGCAGCCACATCCTGTCGCAGCAGAAGCTCTTTTACAGCAGATCCGTAGACGAGCTTCAGGAAGGGAGCATTGTCTCGCCGCTTCAGCACAATGCCCATCGACTTCTCCTTACAGGAATCAGGTGAGTCCTCATAGAACATTCCCGTGTAGCGCTTCTTACTGAAGATAATGAACGGATAGATCACCTTATCGAACTCAAAGTCATGTGGCTCTTTCAGTGTGCCCGTGATGAACTTCCCTGCCTCCTCGGTCAGCTCCATCGTCGCCACCACTGCCTCACGCCCCTTTAAGGGTGAACCATCAGGGCCGCGTGGATTGAAGTTCACGAAGATAGAATCTGTATCTCCATAAACTGTCACAGCGGAACATCGGGGATCGCCTGCCTCAGGTCCGTAGAACTTCTCTATAGCTGCCTTACTAAACATGATCTGTTTCCTGCCATATGCTGTAACAGAGGCGGCCAGGTTCTGGAGGCGAATCTTGAAGGTCGGTGAACCCAGCTGACCATAGAGAGAGTTAGCCGTGATCTTATAGGCATTCTGCTCCGCATCAAGAAGAGCCTTCTTGAAGGGATCATTTGTCTTCGTGATCTCGACGCGCTTTGCCTTTCGGGCAGCCAGCAGCTTTGCCACAATCTTGGGAAGCGAACCCTTCGTGGGCGGCTGTGCGTACCTGCAGACTCGCGTCCCCACCTTCTCTTTTACTGGATTCTTCCTTGTATCGCCCTCCTTCACACCCAGGATATCAAACTCGATATCGGTCCACGTGGTATTTAAAGCGCTGTGCTCTGCATCGCGCAAGCTGTCGCCATAGGACTCGGAGATCAGAGAGCCGTCGAGAGCGAAATCCTTCACCCAGACCAGCATGTCATAGCTGATGTTCTCACTGATGATGGTGCTGGGATACAGGGAGGCAAAATCACACACTCCCACAGGACTCTTATAGAAGTTGGGCTCAGGAACAAGCACGACTGCACCCTCGTAGCTCTCGACAGGCATCTCCTCGTAGATCTTGACCTGGATGAGCTTCTCTGCGGCTTCTTTTTGAGTGGTATTTTTCTTGTATTCAAAGTACTCATTCTTATCATCCATGTACTTTGATACGAACGACGAGTGCTGACCATTAAACTTTAGGCCTAACCAGTGATAGTAAAGAGAAGCATTCTGGTACGGTTGTTCTCTCTTCATTCTGACATGCACATCAAGCTCCTCGATAGTTTTCATGTCCTTTACATTATCAATATCATCTGGCAAACGTGGCTCACGCGGCGGAACTTCCAGTACCTTAATCAGCTGCCCGAGTTCCCTGCACTCCTTGAAGATGAGCGACTCAATCTTGATGCCCTGGCCACGCGTGAAGATATATGACACGGGTACGGAGCAGACGTTCGCCATCGACATGGTCTCGTTGAACACCTCGAGCTTCTTATAGAGCTCATAGGTGAGGTCGCAATCCTGAATGCAGTAGGCCGCCACTGTTGCACGATCGGCAGACGTCCCCTTTTGCAGTCGAAAGATGTCCTGTGGACTCACATCGTCCTTCACCACCGCCCATCGTTCAGCCTCACCCAGGACGGACAGATCCTCCTCTGAAGTCACGACCAGGCCTCTGTCTGTCACCTCACTCACAACGAGCTTATCGGTCAGATCCTCACCAAGCCCATCGAGAATCTGGATGGCACGCCCCACGCGAGCATCCTTCTTTTGACTGGTCTTCAGAAGCCACTTCCCCTCACCGAGTGAGTCGATTCCATCGAGAACACCGCTCAGATACACGGCGCAGACGGCATCCAGTTTATAGGAGGGAAGCTGGGCCTTGCGTCTAATGTGACCCAGCAAGTCGATACGTAGTCGTCCTGGAGTCGTCCAGAGATAGAGTGTATTATCACCGAGTGCTGAGGAGGCAAGACGTTTCTCCTCGAGTTTAACATATGTCCTTGTTGGATCTCCATCCTCCAGCTCACATAGACGAGAGAGTTGTTGCACTGCTGCGCTATCGTTGACACCGAGTTCCTCGAGCCGATCCCAGACATATCGCTCATCAAAACAGTTGGTGTTGTAACCGACGAAGATATCGACGCGCGACTCAATCAGCCACTCCATCCAGCTGACGAGCAGGTCCTTTTCCTGTGTGTAAGAGTGGACAACGACTCCGTCGATGGGGTCGCATGTTCCCAGGACAAAGATGTGTCGCTCAACCTCGAGACCGGTGATGAGAACTGAGCCGATCTGGATGATGGGATCGCCTGAGAGGGGTTGAAGGGCGAATGCTGAATCGAGAGCGGCGGTCAAGGCCTGGACGCACTCCTCCTTCACCTTGGGGGAAGCTCCGTCGCGCTTCAGCCAGATCCTTTTACAGGCATCTTGGAGGGTGGAGGAAATCTGAGGGATCTTAGACGCCTTTTTAAAGGGAGGGATCTTGACCAGAGCGTTCGCGTCTGCGCGGAACGCTTGCTCAAGCATAGGACCAACCTCGCTGGCATCTGCACAGAAGTCCCACAGCTGCTTGGCTACACGTCGATATCCTTGCTTTGCCACAGGGAAACTCCCGTCGAAGGAGTCGCACTCAATATCCCAAATGACTTGGCGAAAGGGGGCGACGGGAGCGGGTGGTTCAGAGCACGGCCCAATGTCGGCCCAGTCGCACTCGATGTTGATCTCCTCATCATCTGACTCGATATCCTCAATAGAAATCCAGCCACAGGGATTGATGTTTCGCATGTGGAAGAAGCGAAGCATGGGGTCGATGTTAGCCTCATACACCTGTACGGTTTTACCGTGAACGACGAGTTTTGGTGTTTGGGTATCAGTCAGAAGGATCTTTTTCAGGGTGAAGAACGCTGACATATGTGGCACAGTCAGTTGGAGAAAGGGGAACTCCTTTCCACCAGTGAATCCGTAGAGAATTCCCTTTTTCACCACAGTGACTTCCATGCTATCGAGCTCACCCTTGGCGCGTCGAAGGATGTCGCTGACAACTGCCTTCTTCCATGCCTCGGAAGATTCGGGGAGTGAGACGTAGAGGAAGGGACGGAATCCGGTAACATCGACTTGGACTTGCGAACCATTGGCTGTTGCTCCGAACAGTTTAATGTGGTAGTGTTTTCCATTATTGCCGCTCCCTTCATGGGAATCATCGGAATGAGAATACGAGTCTTCGGAATGTGCATCAAAGATATGGATGTACATCACGTTGTGGGACTTATTCATCATGAGCTAAATCTATCAACTTTTTCAACGACGTCTGGTGAGTTTAGATCTGTTCGACTTTGACTTTGTCTTGTTTCTGCGTCTACCTCCCTTGAGTTTCTCTAAGGAAGGAGTGAAACGTTGAACCCTTGAATCTTGTAGGGGCTGAGAGCTGTTCATCTGAGAGCTGTTCATCTGAGAGCTGTTCATCTGAGAGCTGTTCATCTGAGAGCTGTTCATCTGAGAGCTGTTCATCTGAGAGCTGTTCATCTGAGAGCTGTTCATAGACATCGTCCTATTACGGGGAGTGAGGTGCATTGTTACATACTCGGATGCATTCACTTCATCTGAATTTGCTCTACCGGATAGTTCCGATGTAGGGGCAGTTCCATTGAGTATAGCATTAATTTCCTTCATTGTTTGAGGGTTCTCTACCAAGCTCGGTGTTCCTCCAGGCGGGATTTCAAAGGTACTGGGAAAGTGGCTAATATCTAAGGAATTCAGGGAGGTTTCGGGTAAGAGTTCATTATTAATCAAGACAAGATTCTTCTTGTTTTTCTTTTTTAATGCCTCCAGCCACATGGGTTTTACGCGTTTACATGCCCCGCACCAACCAACAAGGATAACTACAGTGGTTGCACATCCGTTAGATAGGACTTCGTCAAGATGAGTAATATTTTCTTTTGTTTGTATGTTAAGAGACTTAGGCTTTGTTGATTTCGGCATCTAATAGTAGAAGAGAATGAATTCTAATGTAAATCCTATTGGAGGATACGCGTTTCCCTTACTTGTAGTTGTATTATTTGGAGTATACTATTTCAATGGCGTTGAGTCTATTGTAAAGCCAACTGCCCACCAGTCTCTGTCAAATGCTACCTTCATGAGATTTGTTGGATACAGTTCTGTTATTCTTGCGATTGTTCTTATATCAATGTACACAAAAACGGCATCTTTCTTTTTCTGGTCGTTAACTGCCGCATCTCTTCTCTGGTTTATCCTTGGTAAGTCGTGGCAATATACTCCAGTATAAGTAATCTTTATTGAATCTAGAAGGATGCGGGTCTATCTGGGTCTGGGCATCGTATTTATTATAGTATTATGCGGGTTCATTCTTGTACAATGTTCCCCGAGTAAACCAAAGGATACCCCAAAAGAATCTTTTGAAGAAAAGTGTGATACTCAGAGGGAAATAACCGTATCCCCTCCATTTACCATAGCTCCGATTAATGAGGTAGATGATTATGAACACACGCTAATCTTCAAGAATGAAGGGGAAAAGGGGATATCAAAGGCAACTCGGGATCTTCTGATGTCTGCCTATCCTATGGATTGGTCAACGCATCCTCCCAGTTCCTCTATGTTTGCGCAAGGTTACGCAGACTTTATTAATGATTTATCGATTAAGGCACAGACACCTCAAGAGGGATCTAATCCCTATGCACGATTGGAGGGGTTTGAAACTCTCCCTCCGGTTACAGAAAAGGAGATTCTTGCCACATACGTGCCTAAGAAACCTCAGGAATTAACAACATACGATGCAGCCGATGCAAAAGAGATTATTGATAAGATTTATTCAGCGAAGGGCCTTATTGCTGATATGAAACCGTCAACAACGGACTCAAATGTTTTTATTATTACGGGGGTGAGAAACAAGTCTTCTCCTATCTCTTATGAACCCGATGCTGAGGCAAGCAATGATGCTGTGCAGTCAGCAGGTGAAAACACTATGGAAACACCGGTGATTCATACATCTGAGCAGGAAGGTCTTGATCCCTTTTTTACTCCTGGTGATTCTACGAGAGATGGCAAGTGGGATTATACGAGATTTACTCCTGGACTTGAACGTTCCTTTGCACCGAATCAACCCATGCAGAATTGGTATTAATGATGGGATGGGATTTGATTTCCGGCAATGTATTCTGCGATATACGGCCAAAAAAATAATATTTTTTAGCGTAGAACACCCATTTTATAAATGTCTGAGAATTCTATTTTTTCTCGACCAGTAACCTCGAGCACTAAGAACTGCGGAAGGTTACCTGGGTTATATACATATGAGTCTGTTCAACACAACGGTAAAGACTACACCGTTATTACTATACAGCATAAAAAAGACGAAGTAAGATTTGTTATAGATACTTTACATCTTACACAGGTTCTAACTAAATCTTGGCATCTTTCGTCTGGTAAATACATAGCTACACATTATACTTTGCCAGATGGAAAGAGTAAAGAAGTATATTTACATAATTTTATTAAAGAAACCTGTATGAATGAACGTAGTGACATGGTGGTTGTACATATAAATAATAATATGTTAGATAATCGATCTGAAAACTTACGTATTATTAACTCCTCAGAATATGTTCAATTACGAAAGAATCGAAAGCGAACAATTCTTCCAGACGAGTGTTCATTTTCAGCGGATGATATTCCTAAATATCTCACCTTTATGAAAGCAAATGGAGAGCATGGTCCAAGGTTTGCTATAGAAATTCCGCAATTACATCTATGTATTAAATTACCGAGTTCAAAAAAAGTACCATTAGATAAGAAATTCGAAGAAGCTAAACAAAAATTAAATGAACTATATATACTATATCCCCATATTAATCCTAACAAAGATGACGTACTTAAATTAGAATTAAATGCTTCCTTTGATCATATCCTGGAGGCTGTGTCAAAATAATTAAGAGTATAGCTCATCGAACTCAGCGACGGGTTGACTGATGATAGGCAGGCGTTTAAAGAGATAGACTGTCCTCTTTCCATTTGTCCACGAATGAATTCCAGGAGGCACTTCACCTCCAACAGAAAGGAAGGGCCACAGAGTTTTATATGCGTATCCTATCCATGCCGCAGGATATCTGCAAATGATATTATCCTCCAAGATAGCCTCAACCTCAGCTAATCCGTGAGATGTATCGTATTGCGTCAGCTCATCATAATACAGCTCTGAATCATTGCGTTGCTCGCAAAGATTCAGATCTTCTTCATATATACACATTCCTGCAAACGCTTCTTCCATTGATTTGTTCGACCTCCTCATATAAATGCTATGTAGAATGGTGAAATCGACTACAATCGTAATACTATAGAACATATCAAGTAGGGCTAATGTGATCTTATGGGCCTGCCTACAGAGTCGCTCATGATTTATGCCAAAGGTATCTCGCCGATGTTGAGTTGGTGGAGAGAGTATCCAGTCATGAATAAGGGCATAGTGAACATCCCTTTTTGCATATGCTAAGATTTTCACCGATTCCGTGATACTCATGTGAGGAGACTTCTCTCAGCGACCTGACCTGCCGTCAAGTTTTGTGGGGGTGAGAAGGTCTAAATGGGCAGGACACTGTAGGATAGGGAGAATGATTATAGATGTAAGAGAGCATAAGCTGATTGAGCTTCTTCCTGGTGCTACTGTGCAGAGTCTTCCTGTGGGAGATATCTGGATAGGAGAAGCTAAGGGTCTTATTATTGAACGAAAGTCGGTAGCAGATTTAGAGGCAAGTATATTGGACGGGCGCTATAGGGAACAGAGGAGTAGATGTATGGCTGCTGCAACAGAAAAGGGCGTATCTCTTGTCTATATTATTGAAGGGGTTATGCGAGGGAATAGGATGACGGCCGCGGCACTTCAGAAACATATTACTCGTCTCTGTATACGGTATCATATACCTGTATTGAGAACAGCTTCTGTGCAAGAAACAGCGGCTCTCTGTACTCTTCTTGAAGAACAGTGGACAGCAGACAAGACTACCTTTGAACAACCCGCCACGATGACATATGTAGAAACGAGAGGAACAACGCGTCAGGCAAATACAGATGATCCTCTTGTCTTTGCTACTTCAGTATTGTCTTGTTGTCGCGGGGTGAGCGTGGCCATTGCCCAGGAACTTCTTCGTGCCTTTGGTTCTCTTGAAGGGGTTTTTGCGGCATCTGTTGCAGGGCTCGCAGCAGTGAAGGTGGGCAAGCAATCCTTCGGGAAGGTCAAGGCGGAGAGGTTACATGGATTGATACATTCGACCCTGGCCACACCTACGACCAAAGATCATTCAGAACCGACTGTTTCTGTCCCTGTGCCAGAAGAGCCCGTTGAGCATACGACGGAGTCCGGTTAAAGGGGTGTGTTCCAACAATCTGACCCGAAGGCAGAACACGCCCAGGGCCAGGACGTTCCATAGTTTGAAGAAAGGAGTCGGGTGGTATATATTCGGATGTATCTCTTTTAGGGGGAGATCCAAATGTAACCCCTGCAGTTGGAGGGAGGGATGTGATTAAATCAATATCGCTAAATGATACCGTGGTCTTCGGGGGAGGCATGTTATTCAGCAGAGTCTTCTTTTTCTGCGAGCCTCCCTTTGGCGGTGGTGGGTGTAGAAGGGGCGGGGCAGAAAAGGTCGGTGCTACCTTCGACTCCTTAATCATCGCCTGTACGATGGGATTCTGGGATTCCAAATAGGCCGCCTCATGATGATTCCATGAGATATATAAAAGGTTCGGCCAGGTAAATTTAACTTCAAAGCCCGCTGTCCTTAGTTGAAAGACGAGATAGACCACGCAGTCTTGCATATCGATCTTGGGCAGCCCAAGGATGAAGGGCGGTATAGAATATAAAATAGAAGATGTTGTCCCGGGTAGTTGGGATGTTGAGTAAATCCTGTGATAAATCTGCTCAAGAAGTGTGTTGTACGAACGAAGACGAGCATGATCGCGCCGTTTCCTCTGATCATACAGCTGCTTCACCTCTAACTTCGGAACTTGAATCACGTCTTTCCGCGAAGACATCTAACGACGTAAAGTTTTTTAATGTACGTGTTCCCTCGCGTATCCTCTCTCTCTGTGGAGGAGGCCATCTCTGTATAGCGCATCTTGGGGTATTAAAGGCGCTAAGAGATAAACATCTTCTAAAGTATGTTCAGGGGGTTGTTGGAGTCAGTGCAGGGGCGTTGGTGGGACTCTTATGTGTCCTCGGCTACACAATTGAACAGATCGAGCTACTCATGTATAGCATCGACTTAACCATGTTTACAGCTGTTGAATCAGAATCAGCTCTTCTCTTTTATCAGACTCTCTGCATTAACTCCGGTCAGAAGTTGGATGCCTTCCTCGTAAGCATATTAGAACAAAAGGGTCTTTCTTCTGAAGTAACCTTTTCTCAACTATATAATCCACAGGCTAAGCGGCGACCCTTCTTTCGCTGTTACGCTACACGCTTACAGACAAGCGATATCCAAGAGTTTAGTCTCGAAAAAACGCCACATCATAGTATCCTCTTTGCCTTACGCGCATCCATGTGCCTGCCCGTTGTCTTTGCTCCCATGAAAGATCCTTTTACCGAGACCATGTACTATGATGCAGCATTGATTCACAATATGCCGTTTGTCTTTCTCAGTGAAGAAGAAAAACTCCAATGTTTGTCTATATATTTTGATGTGTTTTCATCGCTGAAAGATGGGGACGACATTGCTGGTATATTTAAATATACCATCAAATCCTTGTACACTATCCGAAATTCATACTATTTAAAACGTTATTCTGATTCGATAGTGAATATACCTGTCGATTTCACCAAGCTTCTTGATTGTACCACGAAGGAATCGAAGGATACATTGATTCATATAGGATATGCTAAGTGTACTACTATGCTTAATGGAAGGTCGACGCGCTCCGTGGTACGCAGATATTCCGTATCGTAGACTGCGGGACTGCTGGACTGCTGGACTGCGGGAAATAGATCTTTAACTTTATTTATCCGAGGTTAGAATGTTCATTGATTTTATAGAAATAGGAACGTCAGATTTCGATACAGAAATTCAGAAAAATCCTACAAAACGAGGGATAAGTATAGAGCCAGTAAGATTTTATCTCAACCGTTTGCCAGAAAGTCCCACATGTAAAAAACTTAATATGGGAATCAGTAAGTATAATGGAACGGGTACAGTGAATTATCTGTCAGAAGAAATGATCACCCGATATTCTTTTCCTCCTTGGGTCAGAGGATGTAACTCCATCAATTCTTACCATCCTACTGTAAGCAATCTCTGTAAGGATCGTAAACTTCGTATTGAAGATATCGCGTCGAGTTACGAGATACCCATATGTACCCTTGACACTGTGTTATCAGAGAATTCTGTTACAGGGTTTTATTATTTAAAGGTTGATACGGAGGGCCACGATCCCGTGATCCTTACACATTTCTTTAGCACTATGACCCCTCTCACCATGCCCCATGTCATCTTATTCGAAACAAATTGTTTATCAAAGAATACAGACGTTGATCATGTGATTTCGTTATATGAGGGAATTGGATATGATAAGATATATAGGAATTCTGATGACACTATGTTACAGTTAAATCTTCAGCGTGTAGCCAAGTCGCAGTTTAGCGATGAAATAGATAAGTATTATATTATGGAATATCCTCGTGGCTATAGTCCTCAGAATCTTCCTCACGAGAATACTCTTGAAGCGGCAAAAGAATATTGTAGACAGAACAAATACTCTGGCGTGACGTTTCAGGACGGAGTATATGGAGTACGTTCTGGAAAATACCTAAAGTACAGTGATATCCCCTGTCGGTCGTGGGTTTTTGTGTAACTCGCCCTGTGTTTAAAAGTATACATATTTATTCATATCCCAGCCAGTATTGGGATATTCAGACTCGACGCGTAGACGAAAGCCAAAGTCATATACAGGAATCACATTCCATGCCATAAATCCATGTGCAACTTTCGGAAATAGGGTTTTCCTGTACGAGTCTTGATTTTCCTTAGAAATCTCACTAAAACAATAATTGCTAATTAAAAACATACCGTCGCACGCAATATTCTCACCGTAGGTTGTAGCATCAACGTACTCGATCTGAAGTGATGGATTCACCTTACTTAAATAGATTTTCTGCAAACGAATAATATTGGGTAAATCACAGAGTCTGTATGACTTGATGGAAATGCCATATTTGGGTGCAAAATGATGTAAAGAAAAACAAAGACCCCCATATCCACCACCTACCTCTACCACATCAGGGTTGAGTTGACCGATCTTCTTCATGTGAGTAAGTATGAGGTGAGCATGAAATATATAGCGTAAGCTTGTGGGAGATACTGATGCGGTAGAAAGGTGCTCGGTATAGTTTACTTTGGTGGGATCACCGATAGCATCATTTAGGCTACAAAATTCGACGATCTCATCAACGGTTAAAGGGGTTAGGGACAGTATATATTTTAAATAGTTTTCCCCAAGGTATTCTGTGACATGTTCAAGTATTTCTGTATATACAGGATTTGATTTGAATCCGGATAAGGTGCTTGTCTCGGATATAGATCCTACATAGTTTGAATATCTTTCATAGAGTGATTCCATATATCTTAGTCTATATCTAAAACTGAATATACAGCCGCAACCATATATCAATGATATACTATAACTCCGGAATTAACTCCGGAATATCCTATAGCTGTGCTCTGCCGTGCGTATAATTTATTATTTAGTATTACATACATAAAACATGGAGTTTAACTCTCAATCACTACAGGACAAGTTTATTCTGTCACTACTTTCTGAAAAAAAGCATGGATTTTTTCTTGACATAGGATCAAGGCATCCGAGTACTCTAAACACCTCGTATATCTTAGAAAAAAACTATAACTGGCATGGGCTTAGCGTTAACAATGATATATATAGTGAATTACTCTATACAACGATGCGAACTTCACCACATATCATGCAAGATCCAACGACGGTAGATTATGCTGGATTATTTCGCCAGTATAGTTTTCCACCACAAATGGATTATCTACAGATTAATCTCGACGTACAGAGTGGAACAGCACTAAAGACATTGGAACGAATATCATCGCTCTTTAGCACATATACTTTTTCTATTGTAATATTCAAGCATGATATTTATACGGGAAATCATTACAATACACGCAATAGATCGAGGCAAATCTTTCAACGAAACGGATATATACTTCTATTTGGAGATGTTAGACATGGGGGAAACCAATATGAAGATTGGTACGTCCATCCTGATCATGTAAATATGAGACGTGTAGATAGTATTAAGACATCGGAATCATTAGAATATACTGAACTGTCGGAACGTCTCGATAGAATCTATACATTCACTTCGACGTAACATACCCCTACATCGCCATAATTGTACACCCCGATGTTGCTCCTTCTTTCTTTAAGCGCCGTATATCTTTCTCGGGAAGTCCCTCGTAAAAGCTATTTTTTAGTACAGACTTCTTCTTTCCGAAGATCATTTTACGCTGAGTCTGTATAATTGTCTTGAAGAGTGCCTTGCCCCCCTTAGTTCCTTTAAACGAATTTAATAGGGCGGGAGGGAGAGATCCGTCCTGAAAGAGAGTATCCTTACATTCCTCGTTGCAGTATCCCTTCCTACACTGCTCATGCAGATCTTCCTCCATTTTTGCATCGTCTGGTTCTTTGATGCCTTTGAATATCTGTGCAAAACGCTTTCGCATGGTTTTAGCCCGTTTCATCTGTCGTTGTACAAATCCTTTACAGAATGTATCACATCCTTTAGAGGGTTTTTTGCGGGTGGTTCTCATCTATTTATTACATATTTTCCTTGAGAAAGGCCTCCCATCCTGCAGCATCTCTCGCGGCGCATTCTACGACCGATCCGTCCTCCTTGGTCAGCTGGAACGTGGGAAAGCCCTTTACGCCAGCGGCAGCCACGGCAGCAGAGTCTCTGTCTGCCTCTTTCATCTGAGCATTTACCAGTTTTTGCGAGGACATCCAGGATTCAAAGGCCGGCTTCACTGCCTTGCAATGAGGACACCAGTCAGCATAGTAGAGTGTAAATGTGCTACCAGACGCGCCAGACGAAAAGCCTTCCGTGCCTGCAAAAAGACGATAGATTCCGTAAAGAACCAGAAGACCCAGAGCAGCATAGAGAGCCTGTTTCACGGCGGTATGTTTCATTCTATTGAGGAATAATACTTTGTATATCGTTCTCCAGACCCCTGTCAAAGCGAAGGCCTGGGTAAATGTGGCGGAGAACTATAGCTTCAGCAACTATACTGGCCCTGGCATCAGTAAACAATCGTATAGCCGATGTGTATGCTGATGCAAATCTGTATTCTTCAGCCACGGTCCACGTGGGATCACGTCCCTTGGGTAGAGAAACAGAAACCCACTGTCCCTGTGACAGTACAAGCCGGGCCTGCATATTCTTTCTTTTCCCTCTTTCTTTATGTGTATGTAAAAGGAAGTCTGTCCTATGTATCGCGAGGAAACAACATCATTGCCCAGAGAAGAAGAAAGAAAAGACCTGTATGGATAAAGAAGCCGGCGGGGGTTGGGCAGCCACTCTCACTGGCTATCTCCACCCACGAGCCGAACGCCCGTTGAAAAAGTTTATATGTCTCTGGATTTGCCACAAGAAAGAACACTAATGCAGTATAGGCGGCATATTTTGCTTTAAGTCCCAGATTTACTTGTACCGGTGGCAGGGGCTTCTGTGTCTTGTCAGACATCTATAAGAAGAAGATAGAAATAGACACCTCTAAATAAACCTATCACACTGGATATATAAGTAAAGTGCCATGATGCTTCCCATTGAAATTTCTCCCTTGCGAATACTTTCTATGTCATCTGAAACATCAATCTCGAGATTCCTCACTCCATGTAACATAGTTCCAGAGCCAAGTAAGAGGAAGGATTCGCCAAGGATCTCTCTGAATTCTTCAGGACTATGTTCATGTATCGTTATTGCTAAAGAGGGCGGTTCTTCGTGAAGATGTTTTCGAATCGTCTCAGCCAGGAGAGGAAACCCCTTGGGGAGAACCACTTCCTTGAAGACAAGATCCTTTTTCGGTTCAGTGGTATGGGAAGAGAGAAGAACAAGAACTTCTTCTACAATACTCTCACACTCGGGGATATCATCAACAATACGTTTAAAGGATGCACGAGCCTTCTTTGCTGATTTCATCTCAAGTAACATAGCCTTGTAGAAGAGACAGAAAGGATCGGGGGTCTTTCTTATCTCACGAATATCTTCTAACAGGGCGTCAGTATAAGGATAGACACGTCGTAGGGGAATTTCCATGGTATCGAGAGATCCTCTCAACCGAAAAATATCTTTAGGAATATACTTCTTTAACAATGGATACTTATTCAATGTATAGGTATATCTTTCCTTCCCAGGTGGACTCTTGGGCGGAGGATCAAACGCCTCATATTGTCTTTCTTTCCTCTCTAACAATGTTTCTATACACCGTAAAAAAGATTTCCCACGGGCATCTAATCCGTCAATCTCTCTAAGATGTGACATGGTTGAACCGAGGGTAAATCCCTTTCGGGTGACAGCATGTTCAATGGCTGCGTCAAGGGTTTTTCCTCCAAGACGTTCGTTCGTCTCACGCAAGATCCTCTCTCTCTCTTCTTTCGTCTTCCCCTCAAGATGTCCTGTGGCAGCATGTAAGACACGATCATATTCGTCTTCGTCTTCGTCTTCTTCCTCTTCTTTGCTAAGTCCACCTCCCACCTGGGATTTTTCCTGTAAAACTTTAACTAAGGAGTCAATAACCTTGTCCGTTTGATCAACGAGTCCTTGCGATTCATCTATAGTTTTACTCACTGTACCCATGTCTGAAAACATTCCGTGAAGAGTTGTGATAATGGAAGTGTAAATTTCGCGATTGTTTCCTTGTAGTTTCGTCAAGCCCCTCACTTCTTCAATTACTTCTTTAAAGTCCTTCTCTTTTTCTTCTTCTGTCATGGGAAGATTCTGTGAAATAAAGCGTTCCACCATTCTGCGAATTAAATCAAGGATTGCGGTGTGATACTCACTTAGGACAATATCTCCCCCCTCACCCGAGAAATTAATACATGTTCTTCCCTCTTCTTGTAATCTATGACTCATGCGGAGGAGTTGTGCAAGAAGGAACTGTTTTTTCTGAAATATATCGTTGAAGTTGGGAAGAGTTCCTCTCATACTGGCAAGTTCCCTCTTCAGGCCTAAAGATCCATCCCCCCCTCTTATACGATACTCGATACATTGAACGAATAGTTCCCATAGTCTGCCTTGAGCTCCTTCTTTGCAGGGGAGTTTATCAAAGGGTGTTAAAAGTTTATCTAAGAGTGCCTCGTCGATAGTTCCCTTGGTGTTTCCAAAGATGAACCGAAATAACTTTAACATTACCTTTTTTTCCCAAGGGTTCAACGTCTTAGGAAGATATAAGGTATCAAATTCCTTTCTCGTTTTGTATGTGTACGACTTAGCATTATTTGTACGGAGTGTGGCATTTTTACCCAAAAAGTCAGATATTTCTTCTCCTTCAGGGGCAGCCTCAGGGGCGGCGTCAGGGGCAGCCTCAGGGGCAGCCTCAGGGGCAGCCCCAGGGGCAGCCCCAGGGGCAGCCTCTATAGCCCCCTCCAAGGTTTCCTCTTTAGCAGGTTCATCCATTGTACATACACCCCACGGAACATCCTTTCCTTGAACGTTCTCAATGAAACATGTATTCAGTCGAAAGAACTCAACATCAAAGATAGAAATAACAGAAGGAATCTTCTCAGTCTGTATTTTGTTCAGTAAGATGCGTTTACGGGGCTTTGCTTGAGCCAGCACCGGCTCAGTAGTTTCCTTTAAAATTGAATCCCCCTCTGACATCTATTTCAAGTCCTGTTTTGATATGGATGACTCCACCGGAAAAGATTCTACCGTGAAGATATTCAATCCCTGGAATCCCAAAAATAAGAAGATTGATGATGCTAAAATTAATAGCATCCTCAAGGCATATGGTATAGCCATTCCCGCTCCGAAACCAGACCTATTCCGCGCAGCCTGTGTACATAAATCGTACGTCGACCGGACAGAGGAATGGGCAACAGCCGAAAATAAGGAAGAGCAGAAACTTATCGAACGCCCCCCCGACTGTCTACCTCTTCAAGAAGGCGACAATGAAGAGTGTGAGTTCGCCGGTGATAGTCTACTCGGATGTGTAGTGGCTCTTTACTTGTATGAACGGTACGCCGGAATGGGTGAGGGATTTCTTACACGAATCAGAACAAGAATTGTTAATAATAACATGCTGGGCTTTCTTGCACAGAAGATGGGACTCGAGCCATGGATCATTGTTAGTCGGCATGTCGAGGAAGTATGTCAAGGTGGCAGAGGAAACCTCCGTCTTCTTGGCAGCTTGCTCGAGGCCTGGGTACATGCCCTCTATAAGAATTTTGAGACCGATGCGAATCCCGGTCTCGCCTTTACCTACGTCCAGCGGTTTCTCATCACCTTGATGGAGAAACATATCAACTTCGTAGACTTGATCACAGACGATATTAACTTTAAGGATAAGTTGCTTCGCTTCTGTCAAGCCAAGTTTCACCGCCCTCCCAGGTACAAGGAGGTTGATGTAAAAGGCCCACCGCATGACAGAATATTTACAATGGGAGTTATTGATCCTATGAATGAACAAAAGATTATCGCAACATCTACGGCAAGGAATAAGAAGGTAGCCGAACAAGAGGCATCTCGCCTTGCTCTATCCATTCTTGAATCGCAGTAAATACACTACTCTAAGAATATCAGCCGAGGATAGAGAGAATGTCAACGATTCCAGCTCCTGCCGGGCCAAAGAAGCCCCCCGCATTTCGGTTTTCCGCCAAGCCGGGTACAGTTGGCCCGGTGATCAAGGTGGCATCTCAGGCAGTTCGAGAAGCCCACAAGCAAGAAAAACCGGATGATCTTTCATCGTTAAAACCAGCTGTAACAGATACAGTTCCTGAGACACTCATCAGCTCGAGTGACGGACCAGGGCCTCGGGCTCGGCCCCCAGCCCCCGTCCCCGCCGCCGCCCCCGTCCCACTTAAAGGAGACGCTGCCCCCGCGCCCGCAGAAGACCTCGAAAAGGCGAAGGCCGATATTCTTGCCATCGAGAACAACAATCCCTATCGTGAAAAGGACCGGAAGGTATTTCCCCTGCATACTCGTCTGTCGTTTCAAGATGATATTTACAAGGTATTTTCCAGCTTCGAGGCAAAGCATATACCAGACGCATCGATCGATTATAATGCATGTGATAAGATAGCAGCAGGTCAACAAACCGCCGTAGAAATGTACGAGTATCAGAAGTTCGTCCGCGAGTACATGCGCCAAGCAAGTCCCTATAGAGGACTACTCGTCTACCACGGTCTCGGATCTGGTAAAACCTGCTCAGCTATAGCAGCAGCAGAAGCCATTTTTTCCGTAAATAAAAAGAAAATTATCGTCATGACCCCCTTCTCTCTTCGTGATAACTTTATTCGCGAAGTGAGCTTCTGTGGGTTTAAGCATTATCGTATGGAGAATCACTGGGAAAAATTCGAGTCATCGCGGCCCGATTGGGAACTCATCAAAATCTTCGGCTCAGAAGTTCTCGGGCTTCCCGACTCCTATCTGCGCACAGCAAGTACCATATGGATTCCCGAATTTGATACCGAGCCCAACATCGAATCGCTCAAAGGAGAAGAGAAGGAACAGATTCAAAAACAGATTCAAGTTCAGATTCAGAACAGGATAACATTCATCAACTATAACGGTATAAGCGCAAAACAGTTAAAGAATTATGCATGTAATCAACCCGACATCTTTGATGACGCAGTCATTATCGTCGATGAGATCCACAATTTAACACGTTTAATGCAAGGAACAATCGAACCCTATTTAACAGACCTTCAGAGCATGTTCAAGAAGAGAAGAAAGGTTCAGGTCGAGCCAGTCACCCACACCAGATGGAAGCCCACCCTATGCAACGACCCAAGCAAGAATTATAAGCGCGGCTATATGTTATATCGTCTTCTCGTAGGCGCTAAGGGGTCTAAGATTATCGGCCTCTCAGGTACTCCCCTCATTAACTTTCCCGAGGAACTTGCCATCTTAATGAATCTTCTTGGAGGATATATCCATACAAGCACTATTAACATAACATCACCTGTAACAGATTCACAGAGTAAGAGTATTCTTTCCATGTTACATGCGAATGATTTTGTAGATTTCGCCGAAGTAAAACGAGAGGGAACACAGACAAAGGTATTTTTAACTATGGTGCCAGAGGGAATGAAAAAGATAGATACGGGAGTCACTCGAACAGAGGACGGTCCATCCTTTGACGGGCTCGTCCAAACTATTCTGGGCCAGTTAAAGGATATGGGATTTGTTAATCTTACTCCTACTTTCCATTCTGAGCCAATCTTACCACCTATCGGCGATGAGTTTAGAAAATACTTTTTAGACGAACGCGACGACTCGCGTATTTTAAATCGATTGGTCATTCGAAAACGTATCCAAGGTCTTATTTCGTATTACAGGGGAAGTAAGAAGGAGTTAATGCCTCTGGTAACGAAGGATGAGCTGGTTCGCGTGCCCTTCTCTCCCTATGTGCATTCACAATATTGCAGTGTCCGCGTTGAAGAGCTGAATGCCACAAAGAAGAAGGGCGACGCAGGCGAAGCAAGTACTCTGGGAGGAAAGATGGCGAGTCTTTGGGCAGAGTTATACGGACTCTCTGACTCCAAGTCATCGACGAGCTATCGTATGTACAGTCGTCAGGTAGGAACATTCGCATTTCCTGCAACGGTGCGTAGACCGCGTCCCACGAAACAGGAGGCAAAGGAAGCCATTGCTGCAGAGATTGGTATTGCTAAAGAAATAATTGCAGAGAGAGAAGATATTCCTACAGAAGAAGATGTGGCAGAGGAGGAACAGGTAGAACAGGAAGATACGGTACTTGACCAAGAAGAAGGAAAAGAAGATGAACTCCTCATCATTGAGCAACCTCCCGCTGCTGCAGTACCATCTGGTCCAGTGAAACTGGGAACGTTGCTCACAGGACGTGCCAAGTTAAAGGAAGAATGCAAGGCCGGTACGTTTCCAGGAATGAAGTATCCTGATGCCATTCAAGAGGCCAAAAGATGTCTCCGTGTCATAGGAAGTGACTCTCTCTCTTTAACAAAGTTAGATGGATCACCTAATCCTCTTGGTCTCGCCTATCACAGTCCCAAGTATGCCGAGATGTTGAAGCGTATTCTGGATTCTCCAGGAAGTAATCTTGTGTACAGCCAATTTTTAGAGATGGAAGGAATTGGCATCTTTCTTGAAGTGTTAAAGGCTCACGGCTTCGAGCCCTTACAGATAACCCAGGATGGGCGTGGATTTACAGAAGAGACAGTAAAATCACTCACAGGTGCAAAGGGAGGAAAGGCAGTGAAGCGATTTCTCTCGTTCACGGGCAATGAAAAGAGAGAGACTCGCACGATGGCTCTGCGTGTATTTAATGCTAAATATGACTCTCAACGCGAGTCTGGTAGACGGTTCAAGGAACTCCCTGCCGAGATGTCGGCGATCCTGGAATCTGCGGGATTCACGGGAAACTTGCGAGGGGAGCTGTGTTCCGTGTTTTGCATCACAAGTGCAGGTGCTGAGGGGCTATCTCTGAGAAACGTGAGGCGTGTGCATATCATGGAGCCGTATTGGAATCATGTGCGTACAGATCAGGTGAAGGGTCGTGCTGTGCGTATTTGTTCCCATGTAGATCTGCAGTATAGCGCAGATCCTGCGTTAAATGAGCGTACAGTAGAAGTCTATACATATTGTTCGGTGTTTCACCCTGATGCTCTTGCGGGATCTGCTGAGTTTGTTCCGATTCCTGAGACCTTGATGAAAGATGCATATACTGCAAAAGAGGCGTTGGCACTTGGATATCCTATTCCCGAGGGAGTGAAGAATTATGTGCCGACGTCGGATGAGTATCTATATATGCTGAGTCAGAAGAAGAAGACCGTTTTACAGTCGATCCAGAACTTGATGAAACAGAGCGCTATTGATTGTAAGATAAACTTATACGAGAATGAGGAAGATGGTCTGGGATGTATTTCTCTTGAGGGAGGCTTTCAGGAATATGCGTTTCATCCTATCTTGAAACAGGATATTGTGCTAACAAAGGAGGAATATCCTGACGATGAACCTTCTGTTGCAGCTCCTGCAGCTCCTCGTGCCCCTACGTCTACGGGAGAAGAAGCTGTAAAAGCGGAAGCTACGACTGCCGCTCCTCTTCCACAAACAAAGGCGAAGACTCTCTTTATAAAGGGCTATCGTTTTACATACAAGGGAAGATCCCTTTATGCCTTTCCAGAAGAGAGTCGTGTACCGGCTCTTGCATACATTTTGTATGCTTGGAATGATTCCTTTGCAACGAAAAATCCTGGCCCGTCTGATGTAGCCATTGGACGAACTGGGGCAACCCATCATGGTAAGGTAACCAGTGTGGGACTCACCTTTTTCTAAAGTGCATCGAACCATGCAGCTCTCTCTTTCTCGGGCATTCCCACCTCGTCCATTAGGCTTTTTGCCTGAATAAGTTTTGACTCGTGGGGTGCGTGGATATTTTCAGCGATAAGGGCAATATTATTCTGAAAGTACTCCATGGGACTGAGAGAGGATGTGAATTCAGGATCGAAACCTACCAGGACATTGCACAGACGGCCAACGTGGCCATCTGCACAGAGTCCAACTGCCTCAGATGCCTCCTCAAAGAGCCTCTTGATCAGCTCATCTCTAATCTCTGGCTCGAATCCCTTGATCTTTGCCCAAAGTCCACGTAGGGTGGACTTATAAAGATTCTCGTCCTTCTTCATTACTGAAGAACGATTCCCCCACTCTCGCATATCGTGAATAGTATCCTTGATCTTAGAATCAATGGCATAGTACTCCTCATAATACTCCTTATAGTACGTGGAGTATAGCATCCTATTTGCCTCGGTGGGAGGGCATGCACCGCGTGCAAAGTATGCGAGGATATCCTTGTCCTTTATCTTTGCCTGGGCATCGGCCTTTGCCTGGGCATCGGCCTTTGCCTCGTCCTCGACCACTGCAATCAGCTCAGCCTTCATTGCCTCGCCCTCGCTCTCGTTGACCTCAGTGTCATCAGTATCAGATGCATCTTCGGGCGTGTAGGGTTTCTTCTCAGCCTTGTAATTCACTACGTTAGTATACCAGTTTGATTCATTCGGATTATTACTAACTATGTAAATACGCCTATTTACATACTCCTTCTTAAACTCGCATGCCTCTACATATGCCTCTCGAAGAAGCTTCTTCAGCTCTTCGGGATACACGGCGTACTTCTCGATGTGTGAAGAAAGATAGGCGAACATCTCTTCCCCAGTCTTACACTTCACGGGGCTAAGAAGTCTCCGTAACTCAGCCTCAACCTCGACCAAGGTCTTCTGACCCTTAGGTACGCTCACCTTGCCGAGAAGAAGCACACCATCGGTGGTTTTCTTCAGGACATCTCTTGTATGAATATTCTGATCATCATTAACGAGCTCCGCGAGATCAACAACTGGCCCGATGTGCCTGAGAGTCCACGTGTCAAGAAGACTCCAGAGCAGATCACGTACATAAGGAAATGGCTGCTTCTCAATGAGTTCCTCAACCTCGACCACGCGGAGTGTCTTTGCTGCCATGCGCGGTTCAACATACTCGCTCACGTTCGTTATGAGGCGTTGATCCAAGATACCATGGAACGTTGCTATCTGATCTTCTGTAAAGACAGCCGAATCCAAGTACTCCTCATAGATATCAAAGATACGCTTTCGATCCGGCGATCTGATGTTTGCTACTTGTATGGCAGAGATCTTATCGATCACTGCTCGCCGCTTTCGCAGAGACATGGGATTCATGTGGGGACATAAAGAAATAGACGGTCGATCCGTCAATTTTTTCTCCGAGGATCTGCGATTTATCTGCGGGTTACTCTTCCGTAGCATGTTCCATATAGCCTCGCATCAGGATAGTTATAGTCGGTGTGACTGCCTCCCTTGCGCACCCATTCGCGTTGTAGACAGGGAAGATTATTCTCATTAATAATTGTCTGCTCATTCATTTCAGCGCAGAAGTCATGATCTTCAAGATGTGTGGCAAAGACAGAAATATCTCTACTCGGGCGCGGAAAGGCAGATACATCATTGGGTATAGGCTCAAAGGAGGTGAACGCATTTTGCCAGGAGAGAGTATCATTGCTTCCTGCGTGGGTCATCGACTTTGTGAAGATAGAATAGGAAGAGCGCGTTTCTAAGTTCGGATCACTTAGCCCTCGTTCAGAGTCTTGGTAGAGGGTAGCAACCATAGCACCTGCGTTGGTATCAACTCGAGAGATATCTCTACGAAGAGCTGAAGTAGCTGCTACAGGATAATGGGAAACAAAGGGAGTAGTGGGGGAATCGTGTATACTTGCGAATTTTTTAGACTCGGTTGAAGTAAATCCTTCCTTGGGATTTATACAGGTAAATGACCCCCCAGCAACAGATGTGCAGCTATATCCATTTGGCCAAGGATCGTTCGACGAGGTAGTAAGAACAGGAGGGTAGTACTTTGACCCGGTCGTCATACCCGATGGCATCGGGCCAATAGGACGATCGTTTGTTCCTAAAATAGATGTCCCATTGCCACCCCGTGTAAACTGAATCCATCCGCAAGAAGTGTCAGTAGAAGATACTCCCGCAGTTTTATTACGCTTTTGCACATCTGAATAGCTAAGATTTGAGCATGATGCTACAGCGGCATCGAAGTTGCTCATATCTACCTTTGTAACACTCAGCAATCCTCTGCGAGGAGTAGCATTCGCGAGGGCAACACCGTTAACATTCTGCATTCGTGGCATTTGATTTAAATCATATATACCTACAGCCGGTCCTGTAATTGCTATTTTTGCACTGTTTGCCAGTAATTCAGACATCTATATTCTCAGTATAAAATACTCTACAGATTATCAGAGCGCAAGATACCTGTCGAATCTAAATCACGAGTAATAACACGAAATGCAACATGTACCTGTCTACTCTGATTTAACACACGGCCGGAAGTCACACTATTATTTACTAAAAAGTTGGCAGAGCTACCAGCAGATGCATTTGGATCATCTGCCGTGCCACCTGGGGGATTTGGTGTGAATACGCCCAGAGTGGCCGTGGCATTCGGATCAGGAAAGTCGCCTCGCACCAGGAAGGCGTTTGCATATCCCTGTGTGGTCGCATCGGAAAAGACAGACGACGCGCCAGACCCTGTAACAGTTCCAACAGATACAATAATATGCCCCGCCGCTCTTTGTAGGAAGTTTACGATAGAATTTAACTGAGCTAATTGGTTTCCTGCGGGATTCAGAGGAGTCCACGACGACCAAGCAATGTTTTTCATCGATACCCTATCTCCCGTATTAAAGGATGCACTGCTAAAGTAGTTCTTTGTCTGAATCCAATAATAGGCTGAGCCAGATACGTCAACTGCCGCGTCTCTTATGTAGACTGTACCTCCATTAAACCCTGCACCGAATACGGTAGAGTTCACCGCGATACTGGGATAGACATTCTTCACATCGAGAGTATCAACCATGCTACTGAGTAATGTTCCATCGGGTCTCTGAAGTTGGACGGTAAGTCTCTGCAGGGTCGATAGAGGGGTGGTATATACTTTTTGACACTTCATGAACTTGGGTATCATGGCCAGATACCCGCGTTGTGCGCCCAGTGACGAATCGTTGATCCAGTTCGCATCATATTGAATGAGGGCGAACGACGTGGTAATTCCTTGATTTGTTCCGAAACTGTTTGTCTCAAGTTCGGGGACGCGCACCTGGATATAGGGAAAGGAGAGGGCATTCATGTTTGCATTTGCAGAATAGGCCGTTGCACCTGTCTTTGTGACAAGGGGGTCGAGGCCTTCTCCAGGAATGATGGCTTTAATAAACTCTATGCGCACAATATTGCGAAAGCGAGTAGGTACGGAAGGGTTCTGATAAAAGGGTGTCGCACCTGGAAGACCTGCCGGGTCGAAGACAGTTGTGAAATTATAGCGAGTTTCAGTTGAATTCGCCACCCAATCACGATCACCGCTATATATAAAGAGGTTTGTCTCTGTCTCCCTGTACGACAGTACATCGGGTTCTCGAGTCAGCATTGCCTGGGGAAGATTTGCCATGGTTTCTCTGGGCCTATTTTCCACGACGGTAGGATTGCCTGCTGCGGAATTCGTGGATTGAAGGCCAGAAGGCCTCTCATAGATTGCCCTCATGTCAGGAGGAACGGGCATCAGCTGACTGTTGGCCACGCGTCGTTCAAGTTTCTTTCTCTCTTGCTCGGCGAACATGAACTCAGCCTCTTCCTTTGCCTTCTTTGACCCATGTGAGAAGGAATCTGATGCATCGACGAAGGTATTCAGTGTCTGCGTAGGAACGACTACTGCAGAACTTTCCTCTCGCTCACGCTTCATTCTTTCAAAGAGATCCATTGACAGAGGAGGTTCTTCAGATAACGATATCTGAAAGTCTTGCATTGCGGGCCTGGCGGATTTCACTTCCTGTCTCTGTACCTGTAAGGCACTGAAGGCATCATCGATATCTTGTATCTGTCTTCTTGGCTGCGTGTCTTCCTGCGGCGGCCCAGACTCGATATCGGAGACGGCGGAACGTGTTACTGAACGCTCATTTCTCTCCAGATAACTCATATAGTCAGGAAGTACGGCCTCGAGAACTTCCTTATTCATGAACTGGATGTTTTTATTCCCGTGAACCCGATGAACCTCTGTAACATAATACTCTACTGTCTTAATGAGACGGTTTGCTTGTTTTTCATTCAAGTCGCCACCATATCGGCGACATACATCCTTATATAACACACGCTGTAACACTCCCTTATTATCGGGATGTAGAAAGGGCGTCGACATTCTATAAAGGGAAGTCAACAGAATTTTGGATGTAAGACGAAGCTGGGCCTATGTTGAATACATCCATTTTCTAAGAATAAACATCAGAGAATCAGGGGGGCGACCAGTACAGAATCGTTGGTAGTTCATTCCACGCAACATACTTATGATAAAATACATACAAAACATTCCACATTCTGACTTGGATCGTTGGAAGCGTGCTCCGTTTCTTGCGAGTTCCATTGTGGGTTCTTGTATAGTGAGCCATTGCATGAAGCGATAGATCTGACTGGGAGGTCTCATTCCGTAGGAATCAAAATAATAACACTTATTTTTTATGATGTCGATGAATGCAGCAACCCAGTGTGAGCCTCCCCGGTCATGTCGATCAAGATTAAAGATAATTCCTATATATTTTTTCCCCTCTAATTCTTCACGATCCAAGTTTAGTTTACACATTTCTTCGATGAGGCACTTTGTCTTATCTTTTTCATAAGGGTCGGGAGATGCAAAATCTATAGGGAATGGGCCGAGAAAGACGAAGTCGGGCTGAGCTTCTTCATACTGTTGCATGACGTATCGTATGTCATTGCTGTCGAGCCATTCCTTTGGCGATGTCTTCCACTGTTCAGGATATGCAGGACGAAGATAGTATTTTGCGAGAAGATCTTTTCGGGCACGACTGAGGGGGAGGGCCTGTAAGAGGGTTCTCTGGTTGTTCGCATCTATTCCGAGATGGTTGGCGAGGAGTTGAAGGGGAGATTTTCCTTGGGGATTCTGCAGTCCTAAACGTTTCATTGCTTCAGAAATATCTTCAGGGGGCAGACATCCGGTCTCCTTGCTGAATGTGGTACGTGGGTGGCACTGGTTTGGCCCAGGCATAGGCCAGTGCTCTCGTTTATGTTTACGGGTCTTTCGAAAGACCATTCTATTCTATAGTATAGATGGTTTGTAGCAACCCTGTAACTAATGTTATGAGTCAGAGCTCTCCTGTGCATATTCCAACGGCAATTAACGCGGGCTTTTCTATACTCTTATTTGGTGTCTTTGCTTACATGCAAAGAAATCAAACTCGGGTTATTCGCGGAACGTTAGCGACATCTTCAGTTGCTTCCGCCTTTGCGACTAACACGACTTCACGACGACCCACGACGGCATCTTAAATCCAAGTTTAGTGAGAAGAACTGGAAGACTTACATAAAGAGCATCGAAGGTAAGAAGCGTTCCCGCGAAGGACGCAATAATCTTGTCATAGACATCGATGCCAGGTAGGTGAGAAAAGGTAAAGAAGATCATCAAAAAGAGTCCAAGCGAGCATTTAAACAGAATATCACCTGCAATATAGGATATTTTATTTGGATTCTCCAGTTGAAAGAGGATAAGGCCTGTTTGTATGATAAGAAGAAGTTTTAGAAAAAGAAAGTACATGTGGTATGCTTTCATTCTGTTCTGCTACTAATATAGAAAATGTCTAGTACAGTTCCAGCTGCCCCCTCAACTCCCCAAGCGAGCGAAAGTGGTGTAAAAGCTGTATCCTCTGTAAAATCTATAGACTGGATCGGAATGGCAATGAATCCGCTGACCTGGACCATTGTATCTGCTGCCGTTTTTATTGGCACATTCGGCGCAGTAATTCAAACATCTCAATCCGTTCTCACAACGATAGATCCTTCCACGTTAAAGGTATGGTGGGCTGGAACGGTACTCACATCTTTTGTTTTTCTTCTTCTCTTCTTTCTTGTCTTCAGGTCAAGCCAATTCTTTAACACCGCCCTTATCACCCTTATATTTATTATCTTCGTGATTACCCACGTGTCCTTGCTCTTAACACAGATAAACCTCAGAGTATAGTAGACGCAATGGGTATAGATTCATGGGGAATCGCTCTCTTTGCACTTTGTTTAGCAAGTTCTTCCATCGTATCGATAAGCGCAATTACAAATGCATCGTCCGGTCATGACGAGATAATGATGAAGATGACCCCATACTTTGTGATCTTTCCATTTACCATGATCTTCTTTTGCATAGCCTTCAGTTATTTTATTGCGACACTGAGGGACAACCCAATTCAACGGCAAATAGCAATCTATTTATTTATCTGTGTAGCATATCTTCTTGCCATGGTTACACTACATCTATCAACATTCATTATTAAACTGAAGTATACATAGAGTGTAGATGGTCGACGCAAAGGCAGGAGCTCTGGCCGGTTTAGTAATAAATATTCTTCTTGTTCTTGCTCTAACAATCGGTGTTCTTTCCTATAGTACGCAGTTAGGAAAAAACGTGTACGGACTCTTGGGAGCATGCATAGCTCTAATGTTATGTGTATATCCTCCCAGCATAGCAACCTATATAAATCTAAATGGAAGCAGCTATACCTATGAAAATTACATCTTACAGGTATTTCTTCCCATGTGCATTGGGTTTCTTTTCTTTATTTCTTTATCATTCTTTACTGTATTACAGGATTTTGACGAATACCATGAGCAACTAATTATTTACCTTGGCTCGGCAAGTATTCTTTCGTCGGCTTTGGGATTTACATATATGCTGTATAGAATGAATTTCCACGGGACGTAGAGGATGTCCCTACGGCTGAACCAGAATCCCCATAATCTTATGTTGAATTCTGGTCTTTCCACTCCACGTAGGCTGATACGCAGGAGCTCCCTCAGGTACTTCGGCAAGTAGATTTACATGATTTGGCTTGTTATACAGATATGATATTCCGTGCATCTTCACTGCCACACGGATGCGCGTGCCTGGCTTTAAGTGGGAATAGGAGGAATCCCATTGGCCATTTACATAGACCGGTGCTCCATATGTCCCAGAGTACGTTGTTACAGGGCAGTGAAGAATTAGACGATTGTCTTTATATATGGGAGTATATTTAGACCTGATGTCCTCGATGGTATAGTCTGTTGCGAACCAGGCAGATTGATGCGAAAAAATAAACTGCATAATCGTCTCCTGGAAGGCGGCCAATTTTGTACAAGCCAGATTCGTCTCAGAAATATCAATGACCAGGCGACCAGTTTGCGGAACGTATTCAACAATCGGCAGCGGCGGAAACAGGATAGACAGCGAAGGAAGCCTGAAATGCGAGCCTATATAGGATAATGATGACATAGGATTTGTCTTACTTTCATACTTTGACTCTCTGAGCCAGGGAGATGCAATATATATACTTCCTACCTCGAGTTTTTGTACTGGGAGCTGCCATTCCATCCTGTATATCAGCACAGTATTCTGTTTAGACCATACGTGCAAGGGTCTAAATCGCATCCTCTTACTGTACATAGCGATGTATAGACCTAAATCCATGTGTTGGAGAGGTCCACCTGGATCTGGTAAACGATCCCTTTTACAAAATGAACTTGCCACATGGGCATTATCTATGAATCAAATCTATTCTCCCAGAACTCAGCCATGGAATGCTCCTCTGCAAAAGGATGCTCATTCGTCGAGTGCCGACGTCGAAGAGGAAGAGTCAGATGACAAGGCTCTTCTTCCAATGGAACTATCCATATTACACTGGGGGTTTGATATTGCACGAATGTCATTACAGGACAAGCAGTATGTAAAGAGTATCCTTATGAAGTGGGGGCGTGGAAGTCAGGTCTTGAGCAATGGTCACGTTCAGCGGTGTCTCGTTCTGTATCACGCCCATCTACTCAGCAGTGAATCAATCATCCTTTTACAGGCCTTTCTTGAAGAAAACTCAAAAGACACTGTGCTCTGGATGACGAGTGAACATCCGCTACCCATTCGCCTTGCTGATTGGTGTTTGGAAGTGCCCGTCTCGAGTCCCGGGTATGATATATCGTTGCGGAAAATCCAATCCGAGTGTCATGTAAAAAGCGATCATTTGTCGGTCGCGCACATTCACGACGAGCTACAAAGTATCTGCAGGGAATGGATAGCGAACTCTCCAAAATTATCTGATGTGAAACGGATTCGGTCGATTGTTTACGGGCTGCTACATAGGAATATTCGCTGGACAGACGGATTTCACCTCTGGCTTTTTGCAATTGATTCTCTTCATATAACTCCCTCTGCGCGTCGTGCTGTTGCCGAGGTATGTATAAAACAACCGTTCACAGGTGCTGGACAGACAGTTCCCTCTTACCGAATTCCTATTTTATGGGAACACTATCTGTGTTCCTTGCGCAATGCTCTTGCCCCTCCTGCTCCTCCTACTCCTGTTGCTGAAGTCCCGAAGAAAGAAAAAAAACCCAGGAAGAAGAAGATATGATCCCTCTCGTTATAGAGACACTCGTGCCCCTCATCCAAAGGAAATCATTTCCTTGGGTTGATGATCAACCGACAAAAGACGACATAGACCATATTCTAAACCAGAGAAGTGACGAGTTTGACCGTCTTAACTTAAAGGATTCTATGGTGCGAGACCTGCGCACAGGCAAGGCAATTCTTGTTACACGGTCTGGTCGATATGCCAAGGTGCTTGCCATTGTCTATCCAGAAACACTAATTCCCTGGCAAATGTTTAGCGATATCTTTTCTGCCTTTGGGCCACCTAAAACCGGCAAAGAATGGCGGATCGTCTGGTTCGCAAATCCTACAAAGAGAGAAGGACCAGCCAAGGGAGAACTTGGACCAGAGCATGTAAATGGTGGATATACATATCCATGCAACAATGATACCATTGTTGTATATAGAGAAGAAGAAGTATGTCGTGTGCTCGTGCATGAACTCTTGCATGCCTCATGTACTGATGACCCGACTGCGGATATTGTTGAGCAAGAAGCAGCAACAGAGACATGGGCTGAACTGTTTCTGATTGCGATTCGGGCAAAGGGTAGCCTTCGGCGAGCAGCTTCACTGTGGGCTGAACAAGCGCAGTGGATCGCAGATCAGGAGGATCTTCTTCGGAGGAGACATAACGTAAATGATAGAAATTCATATGCGTGGAGATATACTGTTGCAAGAAGACATGTTTTAGAAGATATGGGTATCTCTCTTCCCCCTCCTGCGAACTCAATAGGCAACTCTATGCGTTTTACTCACGCGGGCCTGTAACCTATACCTGCAAATCAAAGAAAAACAGTTGAATGAGACGACCGTTCTCCTTTGTTGTACCGAAATAGGTATCTGCTGCATGAATTAATCGTGCATCAAAAAGAATAAGGCGATTGTACACATTTCCTGCCACATCGATTTCTTCGAACTTGGTCGAATCGTAGAATCCACCTCGAAAGACTTCGTCGTGAGTCATCGCGTCTGGTTTACGTACTCCACTGGGAACAGAGCGAAATAGTTTTGTCCCTGCTGCAGCCGGTGCATTGGGAGTTAAGAAAAGAACACCAGCGTACATCTGAGTATCGGCGTGATAGACAGCCTGATCACCTGCAATGTTTACTTGAAAGCAGCCGTTCGTTCCATATCTCTCCCAGGTATCAATCTTTACACCGATCAATTGCTCGAATCTCTCCTTTAGCCCAGGAAAGCGATATACGTTGTCACTGCGAATTCCCTTGTGATTGTTCGGATGAGGAGTGAGAGGTTGCTGTAGTGCAAAGGCACGTACAGAGTCAGGATCGGCGTAAAAGTTATCAACTACGATAAATGAGGGCAAAGACGTGCTGACATTGCTGTTGAGAACCAGCAGCTTTTCCTCGAAGACGATCTCCCAATCCCCGTCCACCTCAACCTGTAACTGATATCCCTCGCCAAGTTCACGCTCAAAAGACCAGCCAAGGGGCTGTATAGGTGTGGGAAGTCTATCCTTGTAAAATGCGACCACATCTGGCCGTTCAACGACGCTGGGAACAATGTGTTTAGTTCCTACGAAGCACTGGATCTTAGGTAGATCGCCAGAGGGAAGGAAGACCCATCCCTCTACGGTTCTGTTTCTTGTCTTCGTCTCAAGATAACCAAGTACAGATGGATGTAGAGTCTTGTGCATTAGTATATAGATATAGCAGTTATCCTTTAGTTCGGCAGCGGGCCTGCGGCGCGCGGGCCCGGAAAAAACGAAAAAGATTTATCGTGTAAATCTTTTTTGGTTTATACTCTAATCCCTAACTCTAATCCCTATCTCTAATATCCCTTAGATGTAAGTATTTATGCGGAGGCCGGTGCCTTCTTCAGGTAGTGGGGGTTCAGGTACTTCTGCAGGTTGAAGTAGGTCAGCTTCTCGTCGGGCTTCACGTTCAGCAGGGAACGCAGCTTGGCATCGGGGTTGATGTCGTGCTTGACCTTCAGGTTGTTCTCCTTCACGTAGGTGGTCACGAACTTGGTGACGTTAGAGCGGCTCTCCTGGCTGCCAGAGGGGCGGCCCAGGAAGGCGCACAGCTGGGGGGAGATGTCCGTGGGGATCTGAAAGATAGACACACGGGCAGGCTTGGCCTCCTCGCCCTCCACGGGTGCCTTGCGCTTCCTGCGCTTGTCAGCCAGCTTCTGCAGCTTGGTGGACTTCTTCTCCAGGCGCTTGGCCTCAGTCACCAGCTCAGACACCATCTCGCGCAGGGCCAGCAGGCGAGAGGTCACAGCCTTCACCTCAGCATCCAGACGCACCTCCTCAACCACCTCCTCGGTGGTCGTGGCAGCCGCCACAGGGGCAGCCACCACAGGGGCAGCAGCCACGGGAGCAGCAGCAGCCGCCTTGGCAGCCTTGGCCTTGGGGGCAGCAGCCACGGGAGCAACGGCCACAGGGGCAGCCACCACCGGCTCATCAGTCTTCTTGGTCACCTTCTTAGCAACGGACTTGGCAGTAGATGCGCTCATTATATTACTGGAGGAGGTAGAAGTAGAGGACATTTTACGCACTGGACTTATATATGAAAGGGGCGGAACGATCAATTTTTTGCTCATGAAAATGCCGGAGAAAAGGGGAAAGTGAAGTGCGTTTGTTTTTATTTTGAAGCATGTCACTCTATGACTGCGAACATAAAGGGGTAGATTTACTTTTTAAATCCCCTCGAAAGAGGTACAGTTGGAGAATAGTCATATCTTATGTATTGACGTTGATTTACGGAATGAGTATCTAACATGCCTATATATCGGTATAGCTAAAGAGGCGCTTCTCTTTCCCGGGTCGTCAACCACTATTCTTGCAGGAGAGCAGAAGGTATGCAGGGGAAGTGTATACATGTAAAGTCAAAGAAAGAACCAGAGAAGCAGTGTGATCGTCTTGCGACCAACGGGACATTGTGTAAGATTCACGATCGGTGTAAGAAGAAGCTTATTTGGAAAAGACCGACAGCTATGCTTACACGAACACAACGTGCAGCCGGTTCAAAGATAATCTCTTTTCTCCGCAAGATAACATGGCTAACTCGCCGTAAGAGACACGGCCCAGCCTATTTTACCCCACTTATTTCAAACAATGAAACTGATATTTATACTCTCGATTCAGTATCAACGATTCCTCTTACCTATCGATTTAGCTATGCCGATGAAAAAAAGAATGTATGGCTCTTCGATAGTCGATTTCTTATGGGCTCTATGCAATATGAACGTAACGTAATAAACCCTTTTACACAAGAAGAAATTCCCCCTCTTGTCTTATCCCGTCTTCAGAGCCTTTCCGAATTTTTGCAAAGACATTCGCTTCCCCTCCTCTATGTTACAGAAGATACACTAACCCCAGAGCAAAGATGGAATCAAAAAGTTCTCGACGTCTTTCTTCGGATACGGACACATGGATATGGCGTAAATGTTATATGGTTTGAATCAATGAACATTTCAATGCATAGTCGTTTTTATACTCGTCTTTATGATCTATGGAACGTCGAACTCCTTTTAACAGAACAGGACAAGGAACGGATTGTCCCGGGACATTCAAACACTCTGTTTATTCACCATCCCAACAGATTGATGTATGCATATCATACATTAAAATGGTGGATGAAATATAATTTATCAGTAATGCACATCCTTCTTACAGCGAGTCCTGAAAAAGGGAATCGAGGATGTGGGGCGTTATATATTCTTACTGCACTGGCTCAAGTGAATCCGGATGTAGCTCTTGCATATCCTTGGTTGTAGCAATAGCCTTGAAATAGTGTATCATGGAGTGGGGAATTGCCCAGGTATTTTGTGTAAGAGTGTACTGTTCGAAGTGGGAGTAGGTCTCGTCGCATCCTGTGAAGGTCCAGAGACCTCTGCAAGGATGAAAGCCTGGGCGATCGCCCTCGCCCCAACCACGACAGAAGAGCTTGTACGTTTGGCGTGTGAAGGGACAGGTATACATAGCGGGGACTGGCTGAGGGCGCAGGAGATGCTTTCACTTTTTTTAAAGCATAGCTTAGCGGTGGTTCGCTACAGGGCCGCGAAGACTTTGCAATTTGTTTGGCAGATTATACTGTGTACGAATTGCAGCCTGGCGACCCTGGTCGGCGATGAGCTCGGTGGGGTTGCTGTAAATGATTCCAGGGCTTAGTAGACATGGCTGAGTAGTGGGGGCATTTGTTACAGTGCTGAGTTCTGTCATACAGGGTAAGACTATTGCAGCAGGAGATTGATTTATACACAGGGCAGCCATTTCAGCATAGCCAATGAGATTTTGTCTGGTATCGGCATTTTTTAACCCATTTGATACACTAAGACATGATTTAGGGTCGGACGTTTGTGTTGTGAGGGGGACTCCTGTGAATCCGGCGGACGAAGAGAGAAACGAGGTAGGTGTGAACGTTGTCTGAAGAGCCTGATTCCTACGAGTGACCTGGGAGGCATCTTGTCCGCTCTGAACTCCCAGAATCATAGGCTGTGACCGTTCTTTCCTTCTCATGTATTCACCGTAGTTCATTCTGCTGACGGAGCTCAAAAAAAACTGCCTGTCTTCTGTGTTCTGTCTTCTGTCTTTCTTCCCGCAAAAACGAACTGGCGGACTTCAAAATAAAAAATCGAGGCTAAGAACTACGTGTCATGTATGACGTGGAAGTGAAAAAAGTCGGGGGAAAAAAGTTGACGCCGCGCCCCGCCTCCTTTGGAAGTCCAGCCCTTTCAAATGTCTTCTCCTATCGTTCAGCCTAAGAATTTCAAGCTTGCGAAGCTCAGTGTCACCCCCCCTCGCCCCATCCCCGGGTCGGTGGGTGCGAAGAGTGCCTACGTGAATTACGACGGTGATAAGAACAAGCTTACCTTTCAGACTCCCAGCCTGCCTTCTCCGTTTGGGCTGAACGCCTTTGACAACAAGACGGGCGGTCCTCTCAAGCACTCTATCGATCTTGCCATTGTCGGCTATGACGAGGAGGGTACGAAGGCGAACGAGTTCTACAAGGCGCTTACAGAGATTGACGAGTACATGATTGACACTGCAACAAAGAATTCCAGGCTGTGGTTCAAGAAGGACCTGTCGAGGGAGGTCGTGGAGAACAACTACACTCGTTGTGCAAAGTTCACTCGCGACAGGGAGGGCAACCAGTCCTCCTATCCTCCTAATGTCAAGCTGAATCTTCGCAAGAAGAAGGACAGTGACGAGTTCGAGACGGTGGTCTTTGATGCCAACTCCCGCACGAATCCTGCTGCCACTCCTATCACGAATGTGCCTTTCAAGGATCTGCTGACTCGTCGTTCCGAGTTCACCTGCCTGATCGAGTGCACCAGTGCTTGGTTTGCAGGTGACAAGTTCGGCCTGAGCTGGCGTGCAGTGCACATGCGCATTGACAAGGTGGCGGGTGGCATCTCTGGCTACAGCTTCGTCGACGACGATGCTGGCGAGGATGAGGAGGAGGCCGTGCCCGCTCCCAGGGCCGCTGCTCCTGCATTCGTCGAGGACGAGGAGGAGGACGAGGAGGTTGCTCCCGCTCCCGTCCCCACGAAGACCACTGCTACGGTGAAGAAGGTCCTGAAGAAGGCTGCACCCAAGGCGTAAATTCATCCACTCATGCGTAAAAATTGAATATATACACTTAAACACATACATAGATTACCTGCAGGGAGGTGGAAGCCCAAAACGGAGATGACCGAGTGGTTAAGGTGGCAGGCTTAAGATCTGCTGGAGCAATCCGCGTGGGTTCGATCCCCACTCTCCGTACTGGCCCAGTAGCTCATCAGTAGAGCGCTTCCTTTACACGGAAGAGGTAGGGAGGGCGGCACTCCCCTGGGTCACCCAGTTTGTCAGTACCTCATAACTGTCGTCGGTCCAGTAGCTCGCGGCCTCACGGCCGCTTGCTGTTGGGCCATCACAAATGGTCCAGTAGCTCGCGGCCTCACGGCCGCTTGCTGTTGGGCCATCACAAATGGTCCAGTAGCTCAGTTGGTAGAGCGTGGTGCTTATACATTCGTGTATACTTACAGCATAAGACACGCCAAAGTCGCGGGTTCAATCCCCGCCTGGACCACTTACGACCCAAACCGCCTTTGGGTCAATGCGCTAGTAATTTAGGGGTAGAATATGAGATTTCCAATCTCATAACCCGGGTTCGAGTCCCGGCTGGCGCACAAGGTTTGGGAACACCTTAAAAATCCCACAAAGCCCTCTTAGCTCAAATGGTAGAGCATCTGCCTTGTAAGCAGAAGGTATTGAGGTCGATACTCAAAGGGGGCAGATTTAGCCTTAGTAGCGCAATGGATAACGCGTCAGCCTTCTAAGCTGAAGATTGAGGGTTCGATTCCCTCCTAAGGTACATTCTCCGATATGGTGTAACGGTTAGCATAAAGCCCTTTCAAGGCTCAGACCCGGGTTCAACTCCCGGTATCGGAAACACGGGGTAAGACCCCACAAAACCGTCTTAGCTCAGCTGGTAGAGCGTGTGGCTTTTAACCACAATGTCGCGGGTTCGATCCCCGCAGGCGGTACTTTTTTGTACCTGTCACTGTGCTATCAAGTAACCAGGTCTAAAGTAGCTATTCAATAGCAAAAAAGAATGTCGATTATCTTCACGACATGTTTTTTTGATATCAACAGCGATTTTACAAAGGACAAGCCACCCAATGTCTGTTTCTTCCATTTCAGCTCTCTTGCACAGACCGGTATACGCATCCATCTCTATCTCAGCCCATGCTTCCGTTCCATATATGAGAGTACGTGTGGAATTCGCAAAAATGTTACAGTTGAGTACATTGATAAAGACACTCTACAGACATTTACAGAAGTTCGCGACCTTGAGATACGACTCCCTGCCCAGAGAACAGAGCATCACGATACCCAGGCCTTTTTAACTACAATGAATGCAAAAGCCGAGCTCGTGTATCGCACAATGCAGCTATACCCTCTTGCACACCACTTTGCCTGGATAGACTTTAGCATCTTTCACGTCTTTCGTAACAAGGAAACAGCAAACTATCTGACCATGCTCGGCTCACAGCGCATCAAGGCCCATCTTCTTATGCCAGGATGCTGGACTTCTCAAGAAGTCTCCTTTGAGCGTGTACAATGGAGATTTTGCGGAGGATTCTTCCTTGGTAACCGTGAAGCCATTACACAGTTATATACCCTATATCGCACAGAGTTTCGTGAGATTGTGCGAACCCGTGGACTTGCGTGGGAAGTAAACGTCTGGGCCTATTTCGAGACAAGGGGGCTTCGCGTACAATGGTATGCAGGAGGACACGATGACAGCATCGTCAGAATACCCTCTGAGTATTTTTATGTGGTAGCCTCTCTAACATCAATCCCTTCCAGAGAAGAGTCACTAAAACTCGCCATCGATTCTCTTCTTCCCCAGGTCGATGAAATAATCGTATCAATTCCAGAGTCGTACAGAAGATTTAATCATAAATGGATATATCCGTCGTATCTAAATACTCCTGAGTATGCACAGGTAAAGATACATCGTACATCGGATATCGGCCCTGCAACAAAGTATATGGGTGCTCTTACGGTGAAAGACTGCTGGGTATTCGTCTGTGACGATGATCAGCAATATCATCCTTCGCTAATCGCGAGAATGAAAGAGTCACTACGAAGTATGTGTGTAGTGCAGAATCATTATGAATCTATTCATAATAAGACATCTGGAGGATATATTCACGGATATGTTGGGCTGATGATTCCGTCTTCCCTGTTACAGAATATTCCCTTCTTTCCTCTTCCTCCGTCTGCGTATTATGTGGATGATCAGTGGATGTCTATTTACTGCTTAACTGAGGGGATACCTATACTCAGTTCAGGGGTGAATGACTATGTGGATATATATAAGATCTTGGATGGCTGGCATGAGATAATAGGCAAAGATGCCCTATCGCAGCTAAATACACGAGATACTTGTGTACGTGATCTTGAGTCTTTTTTTAATGTCAGATGGGAAAATGCTGCGTATGTTAGAAGCTAATGAATGCGGAAATTAGTATAAATCCTTTACATACCCTTGTTTCCGTTAAACGGCCTCAACGGCTACGGTGGATGTGTCGTCACGCTGCGGCAACTCTTATTGATGCTAAACTGCGAATATATCAATGTGCAGCATGTAATCCCACCATGGGCACTATAACTGTCATCCCTAATGTACCAACGACGAAGACTTCTCCGAAAAAGGTCACTATTTCTCCGACACCTGACTCGCCAAGGGGATTTAAAGACTGAGCCCCGCCAGAGGTGTTAAAAGCCCCTGCCTGCACCGCCAGAGCTGGGATTGAACACACCAATATTAGAATCCGTCTTATTATTTACTGCATCTATTCCCGTGCAGACGGCGCAGCCCACTGTAATTTCAGAAACTACCTCTGCAGACACTCTGGCCGGTGCAGTAAGACCCTGTTGCGGATTTGCATTATTTACAGTTGCAGCCTTCCACTGCTCATAATAACTCCTCTCAGCTACTCCTCTGCGTTTCATTGTTAAGACAGAAGAATCACGATTGGTAACACCCATTCTATTAATACTTCTTATTAAAACATAGCTTGGGGTCTACTCCGGGAATCATTGGAGGACGAGGGGGAGGAGGAAGAGGAGGACATTGGACAATGGGAGGAACTATAGAACTGAACGGTGGTGAATAGCCCGGGCAAGCCGATGATTCCGCCGCAAGACGCATCGACTCAGTACTATAATTCTTTACATTCAATGCAACCTTCATCAAGGCCTCTATTTCCTCTTGCGATACCCCTCCCTGATATGTCCTTCTCGTTTCAGCCTGGCCCTGAACACATTCCCTAAACGTATTGGCCATGTATTTTGTGCTCTCGGCAGGTGTAAGTTCCGTCGATAAGGTCGTCCGGGGTGGACAGTACCCCTGAAAAACAGCAGGAGTGCCAGTATTATAGACAGTTCGTTGAATAGATCGATTCAAGCGCCCTCCTTCAGTATTCCCCATTCCTTAATCTTCTCAAGGTCTAGAAATGGATGGCCTGGACGCTGTCTTTTATAGTTTAGTTGTTCTCTTCATCCTTACCCTTAGCTATTTACACGTAAAAATACTCTTAGATAAGGGCAAGGAAGGCTTTGACACCATGTCTTCTGGTTCTTCGCCCTCTGGCTCACCAGGCCCATCTGCAGTTGAACAAACCATACGGACAGCTCTCGACCGCTATACAGATCCCGCCCTCTGCGATGTCTATACCCAACTCAGAGCAATCATCGCCCAGAATATTCAAGGAAACACCCTCACCCCCACAGCCGACACTCTAACAAAGGTTGATGCCTATTTAGCAAAGGAAATCACTCTCCCTCCTCTCCCATGTCCTGTATTCACCTATCCGACCGCAAAGTCTGAACTGGAATGGCTCGTCTTTCTAAATGCTCTGCCCATCGATATCGGAGCAAGGCATGTTCTTATGGCAGTATATGCACAGAGAGAGATGAAATTTCGCGCAACCAACGTAAAAACAGCCCTGGCCAGAGGAACTCCCGTACCCGATGCAGAAAAAGATGAGGCTGAGATAAAACGCATATCAAATAAAGTTCTTCTTTCTGCCTTTCCCGCAGAAGGATTTTCCTCTATAATCGGAATCTGCCCAGTCAGTGTACAAGACACACGCAGAATGGAGAAGAAACATGCCGGATGCACAATGCCCGAAGATATGACTCATGATGAGATTGTTCAATCCGTTGATAACATATTACAGAAGATGGAAGATGAGAAAAAGAAAATCTTGGCCGAGAAGTACATTTCTCCAGATCTTGATCTCACCCCCTTTATTGCAGATGCAAAGAAGAATAGCGATTACGTGAAGAAGATGAGCGCCAAGGCTTTAGATGGTAGCCTAATCTATGAGATGAGTCCTGTATCTTCTTAACTATACATAGAATGCCTCGTGAACCACTCACGTATACTCAGAGGTATCAGATTCTTGCGGGTCGAAATGCCTTTGCAGACTTCTCTCGTCGCCAACAGGCAATCAATGAGGGAACTATTATAAATCTTAGTGCGTTCAGCCCCAATAACGACGCCTCTATAATGGTATATCTTAACGAAGGTGAATCCTTAACTACAGGAACTGAACTCGCCGAATATTTGGGTGAGACTGCCCCTCCTCGAGATCCAGCATCAGTACCTCAAGCACCCCTAAGTCTCTGCGTAATACCCAGAAACTCTTCACTCACCATCTTCTTCCTTCAAGGATCTGACGGTGGAAGTCCCATCACTAATTATTCCTACTCCACCGATGGGGAGTCCTTCACCCCCTTCGATCCGGCGCAGACATCAACGCCCTTGACCGTAAGTGGCCTCACCAACGGAATAGTATATACAATATACCTCAAGGCAATCAATGCAATAGGCCCGAGTCTCGCATCATCCCCTATAACCGCTGCCCCTATTCCAAGTTCATTCAATCCCGCGTCTATCGCAGGATTAAACGTCTGGTTAGATGCCCAGAATACAAGCAATGTTATCCTAACAGGTAGCAACGTCTCCGCATGGAATGACAGCTCTCCCGCAGAAAATAATTTTACTGCTGGGCCTTCTGGCATAATTACCTATGACCAACCATCAACGATAAATAATCGCCCCGCCATAAGCTTTTCAACAGGAAATCCCACATCCACATATTTATCAAAAGAATTTAATATTAGTCCTGAACTAAATGAACTAACTTTATTCATGGTTGTAACACAAACTGCAACAATACCAGGAAACTCTGAACTGTTTTTTACAAGGAATAACTATAGATATTTTGATGTATTTAATAATACAGTTAATGGTTTATTATCTCTTAATATAGGTAATGCTACACAATTAAATTCTACTGTTGATATCATCACTACACCTCCTACTATTTCTCTTATAACTGTTCTTATCTCTTCAGAAGCCTACATGTACGTAAATGGAAGAATTACCGCAATAAATGGAGCATTACGAGGAGTGTTTCCTCTCGATGACATCTTGGAGTGGTCAGTCTCTGGAGGAGCATTTCTTGGATCGATCGGCGAAGTTATCACGTATCCTATGGCTATTACAGATACTCAACGTCAAAAGGTTGAGGCCTATTTAGCATGGAAATGGGGAATCCAATCAGAACTTCCTTCTACAAATCCTTGGCAACAAACCCCTCCCACAAGTAATGTTGCCCCTGGACCACCAACACTAATCACAATTCTACCTGGAAATGAAATAGCCTATATCTATTATACAGAAGGAACAGGTACACCCGTAAACTATCAATATACTATGAATGCAGGATCAACATATACATCATTTAACCCTTCTGACACTGTTCCTCCCAATGCGATCACAGGCCTCACCAATGGAACTCCTATATCTGTACAATTCCGTAGCTATAACGGGGGTGGTCCAAGCACTATTTCCAATAGCCTCACTGCAACACCCAGTGAACCTGACCTTCCAGAGCCATGGCTACTCTTCGATCCAAATGATTCCACCTCTTACTCGGGTTCTGGAACGCTAAATAATATTGGATCATTTGGCGCGTTATCTGGAACAGTGAATGGAGCTGTAACCTATATAACAGGTACAGGTATCTCAGGGAAGGTATTGAATTTTAATGGGGGATATGTAAGCTTCCCCTCATTTAACTTCGGCTCGGCGTTTACAATAAGTGCCTGGGTAAACCCTTCTGCAAAATTCAGTATTAATGGTATTTTAACAAACGGATTCGCAAATGCAAATACGGCTGGATTTAAATTTGGATGGAATGGTTGGCAAACATCTAACTATATTATGCTGTTTGAAAATGGCGATGGAACACCTGGAAATTGGTACGTTCCTTCTTCACTAATTAATACGGTAATCCCTGGAGTATGGCAGATGTTAACTGTAATCTTTGATCGTACTGCACGAACAGCTATCTTCTTACGCAATGGTGTGCCTGTTGGTGTATATGATATCACGACAGCATCGAATATGACTGTGACAGGTGCATTCAATATTGGCGCTTATATGGGAGGCAGTTATACCATGAAGGCACAGCTTGGATTACTCAAGGTGTATAATTCGGCCCTCACCGCAAGTCAGGTATATGACGACTTTGTGGCTGAAGGTACGTCCTTTGGTTTCCCAGGCCTGCCTGTTGCTCCCACCCTGTCTGCTACGCCAAGTGACTCTTCTCTTTCGATAACATTATCCGAGGGATTAACAGGTGGAAGTCCAATTACCAACTATTCGTACTCTACCGATGGAATTACTTTCATCCCCTTCAGTCCACCTCAAACTACTTCCCCTATAACAATCACCGGTCTCAGCAATGGCGCATCATATACAGTCTATATCAAATCAATAACTGCCATAGGGACAAGCCCTTCGGCCACCTCCGTATCAGTAACTATTCCTGCAACTGTTCCCTCCGTACCTACCTCGATCTCTGCTACACCGGCCGACTCTTCTCTTTCGATCTCATTTATCCAGGGATCGACAGGTGGAAGTCCAATCACCAACTATTCCTACTCTACCGATGGAATTACCTTCACTCCCTTCAGTCCACCCCAGACGAGCTCACCTGTTACAGTTTCTGGTCTTACAAACGGAATACCATCTACAGTATATCTGAAGGCCATTAACGCTGTAGGAACAGGTACGACCTCCGTACCAGTAACCAATACCCCTGCAACTCCCCCTTCAGCCCCTGCATCACTCTCTGCTACGCCTGGCAACTCTTCTATCTCAATCTCATTTACTGAGGGATCGACAGGTGGAAGCGCAATCACCAACTACGCGTACTCCTTCAACGGGACTACCTTCATTCCCTTCGATCCACCTCAGACAACACCCCCTATAACAATTGGTGGTCTGACAAATGGAACACCGTATACAGTGTATGTGAAAGCAATTAATGCTGCAGGTATAGGCATAGCCTCAACCGCCGTGACCACTACACCTGTAACTCTTCCCTCAGTCCCAGCCTCCCTCTCTGCTACGCCAGGCAACTCTTCTCTTTCTATCGCATTTACCCAGGGATCGACAGGTGGAAGTCCAATCACTAACTATTCCTACTCTACCGACGGAATTACCTTCACTCCCTTCAGTCCACCTCAGACAAGCTCCCCTGTTACAGTTTCTGGTCTCACAAATGGAACACCTTCTACAGTATATCTGAAGGCAATTACTGCTGTAGGAACAGGTGCAGCCTCTGCCGCAGTCACCAATACTCCCGCAATTCCCCCTACAGCCCCTGCATCACTCTCTGCTACACCTGGTAACTCTTCTATCTCAATCTCATTTACTCAGGGATCAACAGGTGGAATCCCAATCACCAACTATTCATACTCTTTTAATGGGACTACCTTCATTCCCTTCGATCCACCTCAGACAACATCCCCTATAACAATTGGTGGTCTGACAAATGGAACACCGTATACAGTGTATGTGAAAGCAATTAACGCTGTGGGAACAGGTTTAGCCTCTGCCGCGGTGACCACTACACCTGTAACTCTTCCCTCAGTCCCAGCCTCCCTCTCTGCTACACCAGGCGACTCTTCTCTTTCTATCGCATTTACCCAGGGATCGACAGGTGGAAGTCCAATCACTAACTATTCCTACTCTACCGATGGAATTACCTTCACTCCTTTCAGTCCACCCCAGACGAGCTCCCCTGTTACAGTTTCTGGTCTCACAAACGGAACACCTTCTACAGTATATCTGAAGGCAATTACTGCAGTAGGAACAGGCGCAGCGTCGGCTGCAGTGACTAATACTCCAGAAGCTCCACCTTTAGTCATTCAGTCATGGTTAACAATTGATCCAATGGCTGGATCTTATAATAACAACTTTACATATACACCAGGTACCATAGGGTCTATATCACCATTCTTACAACAGATAGGCTTTCGAGCGAATTATCCATTTCCAGGATTCCCCTATCTAATGAATGCAGGTGGAACACACATACAATTGAATTCACCACGTATTATGTATAATCCTGGCGGCGTATATACTTTTCCCGGTACGTCGTATCCTACACTTCCTCTTATTGGTGGAAACCCGTTTTTTCTTGTTGATGTAAATCTTCCGAGCTCTCCCGTTAATGTTCCCACAAGTTTAACCATAAGTGCATGGCTAAACCCCAATACATTTGGAGTTAGTAATGTAATCTTTTCTACTGGAGCATTTAATAATGTAACCAATGCAAGTATTCCACCATATAAAGGACTCATCTTCGGATGGGATAATAATACGTACAGATTATTCTGTGCAACGGGCGATGGAGTTGTGCCAACAACAGGAAACTATAGAATCACATATAGCAGCAATAATGCTGTAACTCCTGGCGTGATGCAAAATCTCACTCTCGTGTTTGATGGTGTAAATAATGTTTCTCAATTCTATGTGAATGGCGTCGCTCTTGGTTCAAGCTCTCCCACCGCAAGTAATATAGCTGCATATAATCTATCTCAAACATATGATGTGATTATAGGACAAACCGATGGTCCGTATTCCATGTCTATTTCTGCATATATTGGGAGAATCAAAGTATTTGGTACAGCGCTTACATCAGCTCAGATTACCTCATATTATCGAACGGATAAAGTTCCCTTTATTGAATAATATATATGATATAGAATCCATAATATACTGATATACTATCAGTTAGTTATGTATTTCGAGTTTTTCTCATCGATGTTTCTCTTCGTAAACGCCGTGTCTTCTGCTTCGACCCCTTGGCACGCTCAGCCTCCGTGCGGCGAGCCTTCTCCTTTAACAGAGTTGCGATGCCCTGCTGATGGCCCGAACAGCGGCCAGAAAACGCAGGGACGTACTGCGTGGGGGAGTTCCTCGCCTTGGCCTCGATAGAATGCAGCTTCTGAATGAGACAGATCAGAGGCATAGCAAAAAAGACCTTTTCCTGTTTTCCGAAAATCATCATGCCATAGTATATCTGTAAGAGGAGATCGAAGCTGCCGGTTCTTAAGGAAACACCACGAGCCACCTGTAACATAGAATACGAGTGACAGGCATCTTCCTGAATAAGGAGTGCAACCGGACGCTTCATGTGCTTCACCATGGTAAAGTTAAAGAGATCTGAGTACTGAGTGATTACTTCTTCTACAGTAACCTTTCCATGGCCATTGTGAACTATACGCAGAACATCTGCAATGTCTTCTCCATCCATCTTTGCCTGTGAACTTAAAAGTATCACAGGTCCTCCCATGGAAACGAGGGCATCAAGAGGCTTTCGCCCAGATCCTTCTTCCATAAGACTTATACACTCTGGACCTATGAGAACCCTCTTCCTCTTTATAGCAAGATCAAGAATTGAGGCGCGTTCCTCATTCGATACGTTCGTCGGAATACGTAAAGGGTCTGTACACTTTAACGGAGGATATTCAGAATTTAGCAGAACCAGGCGCTCGTAAACCTTCTTCCAGCGATCCACTTGTCCACGTGGCCTGCTGAGCTCCAGATACATCATCATACGCAGAAACTCGGGATCAGCAAAATAGATTCCATTTACAAGCTTGGCACGTGACTGGATTATTTTGAAAAAGGCAGGGTGCATATCTGTGCAGTCGGCAACAGGGACAAAGTTCATCAGTACCTTGCTCGTCCCCTCGTGTACACTGAACTTCATATTTACATCATTGAACCCCTCCTTTTTCAGCTCTTCTACGAGTTCATCGGAATCCTGCTTGTACGTAGGAGTAAAGAAGTCATAGTCGGGTATAGAATACTTCTCGTTATAGAACTTTCTTTCCTTCGATAGGAGAGCATTAATCGCCTGACCTCCGTAACAGACACGACGCTTTTTTCTGAGAAACCGTTCGACCACCTGAATAGCCTTCTGAACCTCGGGATCATTTGCTACCGTAAAGTCTATGCGCTTCTGTGCTTCGGATACCGCCTCCGCTAACCGCGATATTTGTTTTTGTATGACTGGTTTATTCAAGATAGGACTGAGAATATCTTTAGGAGATTCCTCCATTACTACTAAGACAAGAGGTATTTAACATTCATTGGGTATTCATCTCAGTTATTAACTACCAGGTTACCAGGCTGTCGTCCCTGTATGCTTGCGTTTAGTTTTGTACTTACTTGAGATGGAACAACCGGGTCAGGTTGAGTATATCGCGCTGACTCGGGCTTTAGAATATAGGATACGCCATTCCAGATAGACCAGATGTTCGATACAGTTTCCATTGGAGCTGAGAAGAAGGGTATCGGGATACACTGTAGACCGCTGGTTAATGCTTGTTGAACCGTGGCAGCAGACGGGGCAACGAGGGGAGTTTGACTGGTGGTCATGTATAAATTAATACGTGAGTTTGTTACGTAATTCACAGTTGTTCCTGCGAGATCTTCTATGGCAACAGTCCTCACAGGAAGAGTAGTATCATCGGAATATAGAAAGTTCGCATACGATGCAAGGTCAAGCTTTGGATCTTGTGTAACATCAAAATTTGTAGTTATAATAATCTTATTTGTAAAGGTGGACAGTGGGATCTGCGTTAACAACTCCCTCTGCTTTACTCCCCCCACTACTGCCCCGTGAGAGCCAACGCTGGTAAGTCTATAGGGATCAAGGGGAGCAAGTGCTCTGGCTATCTTCTTCATGAATGACACATAGTCTATCTTTTTTCTGTCGACCTCTTGCACAGTATCGGTGAGTGTCAGAAATATAGGTTCAGATCCAAATCCCGAAATAGATTTGTACTGAATTAAGGCAGCCACGAACTCGTCTATAGTTAACCCATTTACGCTGATTAGAATGCCATTAGGATCTCTGCATGCTATTACGGGTTCTCCAGAGTAGGGCCAGACGGGGGGAGACTTCGAATGATTTAAATAGGTTGTTATAGGCAGGACGAAGGAGCGAATCCCTGCTCTGAAGGCAGTCTTCAGATAGATAGGAGCACTCATCAGTTCTTCGGGAGGGCCGAGATATCCACCAAGATAGCCTGTGAGAGGGCAGATATTTATGAGAAAGGATTGGTTGGGAGGAAGGATTGGAGCTGACCCCTTTTGCGAAAAAATCTTTGGATACCCTGCTATAGATAGTTGTGCATCAAGACGGGTTTGTACCTTCGGTAAATTGTCCAAAGGAGATCGAGATGCAGATGGAAATTTTACAGTAAGCAAGACAATTACGAATATAATACCTAATATAAATAAGGCAAGAATAACAAGGGGCGAAGACTTTTGGAACACAAGACCAACCCCCTCCATCTAACACATCCTCTTAAAATCAGTAATGGAACATGTCTGAATACCATCTGCACGTGCCTTGCGCAGTTTTCCAGATTCAGTGGCCGAATCAGCGTGAACAAGCATAGACGTTGATTTTGTGAGAGAATCAACCATGGCCCACCCGGAACGTGTCATAGCAGTAAGAAGGTCTGCGTCTGGCCTTACTCCTGTGAAGGCAACTGTCTTTGCTGGCGTGGCCGGCGTCGTGGCCACGATGCCAGAAGAATTTGTACTTCCAGCCTTCACCGACTCACACCATGCAAATACCTCAGGAAGGACACGAATAAGTCCGTCCAGCGTATCGTTACTCCATCCATCAACAGTCTGCCCTGCAAAACTAAGCCATCGTCGGGGTGACGGATCTTTTGCGAACATGGGGCGAAGTTTGCGCTCACCCACGCCTCGAGGAAGAAGATTACTCGCTATCATCAGCGTTCCAATATCAGCGGCCGACACCTGTGTTGTCAGCGCCGCCTTAATCGTTACACCTCTGCCTGGACCAAGGGCTTCGCGTAGTAGGGCATCAGATGCGGATAGCATGGCGGGAAAGGAGGAAATGCCCGCCTTCACGAGATTGGCCACGAGACCTGGACCGATTCCCTCAACACCCAAGGTCTGAAAGGCATGGAGGAGAGCCTTAACGGCCAGAGAATTCCCTCCCTCTGAAGATCCCTCTGACAGAATAGCGTGGACTTGAGTATCATCCCACGTCCACGAGCCTGCAGGGGGCAGGGATGGTCCTGTGGGACAGGGAGTGAGTACCGTGTCGAGGGTGGGGATAACATCCCCGCTGCGTCGGACAACAATACGAGCCCCAGGACCTATCTTGCTTTCATTCATAATCTTAGCGCTGTGCCCAGTTAACCACTCAATCTTTGCGCCACCGATCACTACAGGCTCAATCTGAATGCGAGGAATCCAGACACCCAGACGACTCACATTCCACTCCACTTGAACAACGGTAGTTGCATGCTTCTGCTCCTCAAGTGCTGCCTTGAAGGCCACGGCATCAGGGGGGTTCTTTAGCTCTGTAAGCTGTACGGGGACAGTATCTGTCCCCAGAACGATGCCGTCGAGAGGATAGGCTGACTCTTCCTTAGATTTCACAAGAAGGTCGTAGAGTCCCTTCTCGGTGACTGGGGGTGTAACCTTTTTCCAGGCAGGAGTACGGAAGCCGTTGGAGTTCAGCCAAGTCATTTGCTCTGAGCGAGTCATGCCGGCTGGTGTAATTACTTGATAGGCCACAAAGTGAACCTTGGCCAACTCCTTTGCCAGGGGTGCAGTCGCGTCAAGAGAACGATGTACCCATCCGTTAATTAAGGAACGGCCGATCGAACCGGCGGGAGTGTCGGTCTTGGGGAGAACGATCTCTCCTCGAACCATACAGGGAGTCTTAGGTACATCTACTGAACCGAGCACACGACTAACATCAACACCTTTTACACCATTCCCGCGAAGATAAAGGGAGGATTTGCCTTGTTTATTTATATAGAGGCCAGAGAGGCCGTCAAGTTTCTCACTCGCCACACATGCTACAGGCCCGCAACGCTTTTGCCATCTGGCGAGGCCCGCCTCTCCCATGCGAACCTTGTCGAGAGAGGCAAGAGGGACTGGGAGTTGAAGACCGCCGTTGGGGTTCGCTCCAATGACATTTAGCAGTGGGTGATTGGGCGAGAGGGTACGTAGCTGTTCCAGAAGAATGTCATACTCTTCATCAGACATAATGGGTGTATCAGTATTATGATACGCCCAATTTGCATCTTGAAGACGTTGTGTGAGTAGCTGGGTGTCCATAATGGGACGTGCTATAGGGGGTGCGATGGCTTCACTTTTTTTACCTTCTTCTTGAGGATGACTTCTTGCAAGACTTCTTAGATGACTTCTTTGTCTTGCGATTTTGTCTCTTTCTTGATTTGCGTTGTCCACCGCGAGATGCGTAGAAATCGCCCCCATTGTACAGTACTGAAAGCTTCGATAGCGAGAGAATTGGTGGTACAGTTTCCCCCAGTTTATCTTCAGTTACAAATGTATCGCCCCCAATAGCAGATAATATTGCGAAGATCATTTCCCATCCCTCTTTGACTCCATTAGGATTAGGGACAATAAACTCACCGTCGCTATTTACTATAGAAAAATAAGATACTGCCTGAATCGACTGTGGGGTAGGGTGAGGATTCGGGATAGAAGGAGTCTCGTATCCCCTGGTTGCAAGTACACCCCTATTTAGTAAAGCTCTCTTTACTAATCCCTTATACGAATTATATTTATCTAAACAGTCGGAATAATACCGAATAATATGATTTATGCATTTTACTGCATGTTCATCGACATTAATATCAGTGTATAATTTTATTCTTTTCTGGTCTACAGTTAAATTGAGAAGGCTGGTATTCAGTTTCTTTAGTATTGTATGTAAAAGCTGGAATTCTTCAGTATATAAGGCGCGATATTCTGATCCATATCCGAGTGTAAACATTGTCTTAGATTTAAAGACGTAGGGCTTCCATATATTCCCTTCAAACCATTTAAGTGCATCTTTAACTGATATACTTCCGCTGAGAAAGGCATCTAAATATTTCTTTGCATTTGCAACACGCTTTTCTTTATCGGGTGATGCTTGTGCGGGGACACTGGACATGCTAAACATACCTCCACCTTCCTGTTCAGGATAAACTCTATTGTACGGATCAATGGAATTCCCTTCACGTCTGGGACGTCTTAAAAGGTTGCTTACTGTAGGAATCTCATCTACATAAGCAGAGGGAGGTGTTACAGAATTCGAAGATGCAGTAACAGGGTTATTTTGTGCCTTGGGCGCACTATTAGGTTTCTGTTGAACTGGCAGGCTCTCTGTTCTCGAAGAATTAGAAGATGCAGTAACAGGGGTACTTTGTGCCTCAAGGCGTGTGACCAAGTCGTCAATTCTTTCTATCTCGGCCTTTAGTCCGTTTTCTCCTATACTGCTATTATCAAGGGCCTGAACCTTACTATCTAAGTTTCTAAGGATCTGAGTTACTCGCGTTAACATATTGATACGTTCGTCACCCTGTAACCTTGTACCTGCAGTCTGTAAGAGGGTATTTAATGCATCTAATCTCCCCTTTATTCTTATTATCTTTGCGCGTAGATTTATAGATCTAACTCTCATATTACTCAATCGCGCAGATATACCATTCCCCAATGATTCTATGGATCTCGGTCCATTTAATGGGAGATACGCGGGATATTTCATATTTTTCGCAGCACGTTTCGGATCTGCGTTTGCGGGGTCTCTAACAAACTCAGTGCTCGATGGAAGCTCTTCTTCGGTAAGGCGATTTCTATTCGGAGTATATCCTGCAAGATTATTATGTAAATTACCCGATTGAGGAAAGGGCGTATCTTCTGGCGGGGGGTGGAGTGGCCTTGCGGCGGCGGGGGCAGAAGACATTCTATAGTAGAGATGAGATTCTATTTATTCATATAGGCATCCATAGCCGCCTCATAAGCAGCCAAGTGATCATCCATCGGAGTTGCTTTTATTTCCTTTTTCTTTTTCGGTGCTTGCATCATCTTCGGTTTTAATTGTGAATTTACTGGAAGGGGTTTAAAGCTCAAGACTTCCTGAAAAAATCCAGGGACTTGTGAGACGGCTCTGGCGAGGCGGGTTTCGTCTTGCGTTAGAGGGGGCGCGGCGGGAACTTTCCAGCGGGGTACTTCACAACATATACTTACTAAGAGGGCAAGAAGATCCTTTTTTACAGTCGAAGCCATTCGCTTCTCTCCACTCTTCCAGAGACGTGCTATCTCAGATACTTCTTCATGCATACGCACCAACTGTTTCTCTGCAAGTTCCTTATAGAGTTCAATAAGAAGACCAATAAAGAAAAGTCCTACATCCGTCTTCTGTGCAGGAGATCCTACTATCATACGTTCCTTTCTTGTCAGACCTGCTCCCTTCGTCTCCTTGCGTATACGAGCATCTTCTTCGTACGCCCAGCGTATCCAGAAGAGAGCACGTTCTGTTGATCCCTCTTGCACAGCCTTACAGAGTTCATTGGATACCAGGTACAGAGGCGTACTATCTCCATCGGAGGACCATATGGTGCGGGTAGCCTTTGTCTCGGGAGAAGACGCAACGCCCCGCAACCAGCCGGGCTTCTTCGTGGTATCATCGACCTTTGGCCAGTTTATCGTGGGCTTCTTCGCACAGAGTTGTAAGATAAAGATAGTTTCACCAACCACTGCCTGTACATCGGGGTTAGCGAAAAATCCTTCTTGGGGGAGAGCCGCGACCTTGGCATCGAGTTTTTTTACGACATCGCGAAGATATACGAGGACGCGAGGATTCCCCAGACCCACCTTCTTTATACAATAACTATATACGGAACGAATCCAGATATCGAGTCCACCGCTACAGATGATATCTGCGGCAAAATGAAGGGCCTTTGCACTTGCTGCTGAGCCAACCTCTGATAGGGCTATCTGATACGCATGAAAGGCATCTGGGACAAGATATCCGCAACGAGTGCGAGCTCTAACGTCTTCTTGGATATTTGGATCAAAGAAGTCGGTTTGGATAGGAGCTCGATGAACAAGCATTCTACAGGTTTATACAAAAACCTAACGCCTCATCTTACGTGCGCGTCTGGTTTTGCTTGCGCTTTTGCGCCTACGGGTTCTGTTACAACCGCAGCCCATTCTAGTATATATCTACTTATTACGGGTCGTTCTTCTCTTTGTGCTGCGGTTCTTCTGCTGCTTCTGCTTCTGCTTTCTGCTGTTGGCGCGTTTACCTCCATCCTGCTTGACTGACGGGTACTGCGCTTCAAGCTGTGCCACTGTTCCTTCAATACCTTCTAATTCCTCACGAAGCCCAGGTGTTGTGCTATTCAGTGCCTGTACCTTGCCATCTAAGTCTCTCAGGATCGCCGTTACACGTGCCATCATGGCAGCACGTTCATTGCCCATTAATGTCTTGCCTGATGCGATGATACTCTTATTTAATCTACTTAATCTCTCCTTAATATTATTTGCCTTATTGCGAAGAGATACAGATGTATTCGTCATGCGCATTAAGTTCGCAGTTATCTTATTACTGAGGCTGTTTAGTTCGTTCTTTCCAGAACCGGAGTTATTTCTAGACGCGTTCATCTGGTTAAGCTCAGTATTATTTTCGTAGGAATTCATACTTCCTACAGAAGCGGTGTTGGCCGTGTTGGCCGTGTTAAATAAGGAACTATTATTGCTATTTAGCGCATTTACAGGGGCAGATAGTGTTCCAGGAGGGAGGGAAAGGCCACGAGTTCTCGTACCTGTTACAGGGTTCAGGGGAAAGGCCGACCTCTTCGCCAGAAGGGGATCTTTTACCCAGGGAGGAAGGCCGGGCGGGGGTCTCGCCTCAGCCCTCCCCTTGGCTATCCTGGCAAGAACATTCGCCTGTGCCTTAGAATTAGCCGCGGCAAGCTCAGCAGCCCTTGCTGCATTCATGTTTGCATTCTGAGCAGCCACAGCCTTTTTCGCCGCGTTCACTGCCGCAGCGTTAGCGGCATTCTGAGCAGCCTTTACTGCGTTATTTGCAGCCTTCGCGGCGGCGGCGTTCTCGGGACTTCTATTTGTTAACAGAAGGGGGTACGTACTTTCTGGGGCATTTGGGGTAGTATTTACAGGCTTCTTCTCATTTAGCAGAGTTGTTAGTTCGGGGGCATTGGATGCATTTGCCGCAGCGTTTGCAGCCTCGGCGGCGGCGGCATTTGCAGTTGCAGCATTAGCGGCCGCGTTCGCAGCTGCCACATTATAGGCAGCCTGTGTATTAGCATTCTTATTGGCCGCAGCAGCAACGGTTGCCTCCGCCTGAGCAACAGCAGGGCCATATGCAGAATTAAATGCCGCAGCAGATTCTTCGGTATATCCCTTTGCACCTCCCCTTACTGCTCTTTCGATAGCAGTATTGCCTTCCTTATATACCTTTAAACTTTCTTCTGCAAACTGAGAAGCTGATGCAAATATGTCAGAGGGTACATTGCTTTGCATACTTGCCTGCACATTCCCCTTCTTCTTCTCATACTTTTCAACAGCCTTTTTGAAGTCACTTAAACTCGCACGCTGCCCCACAAATGCCTTTAAATAGCCCTGATAGATATTTACTAAATCAGACAGTACTTGTACACCATTTTTTACCTTTACCTTTAAGAGTTGAACAACCTCTGGCGCACCCTTGGTTGGGCCGGAAACAGTTAATGTCTTAAGTTCACTTGCCGCTTCTTGAATAAGTTGAGATAACTTATTGTTTTTTATCGCAGTCCTAAAATTAGTGTTACTCACAGAGCCGCTTTTAAACGAGGTTCTGATCTTATTCGCAAATTCTTTTGTAGCCATTCTATTCTACCCGAGATTATTCATCTTCCATCGCCTCCTTAAGCCGCTTTACCAGAGGAACAACCGCCCTCTCCCACGTATACTCGAGAACTTTCTTCCGCGCAGCCACCCCATGCGCCTTACGTAGATCTGCATCAAGGTACTTCTCCATACCTAAATATAAGTCGTGGGCATCGATTGAAAGTACCTCTCCACCCACGGGAGAATATACAGTCGGAAGGTAGTATCTGAATTTCGGCTCGATCAGAACGGAATTGTTCTCGTTACAAAACTCCTTGAACCCACCCACATTAGGCACAACCTGAGGTACTCCTACACCCATTCCCTCGAAGTTACATAGCCCCCACCCCTCGCCCTCCGCAGAATTCACACCCACATCAGCAACATTATAGAACTTATTAATTGCCTCATCTGTAAACGTCATATCCTGCGAGGTAAGCATGAGCCTCGTCATGAAGCGCTCAATGCCGTGCCCGCGCAGTGCAAGTTCCCGCTTGAAAATATCGAACAGCCACCACCCACCCTTGTCACCCTTGTCACAGATGCAGAGAAGACAGATATTCTTGTTGGGATGGGCAACAATAAGTTCGGCAAAGGCCATGATCAGTAAGTCATATCTCTTCCGCGGCTGATTCCTATTCACATTCAGAAAGAGAAAGGCATCATCGGGAATCTGCATCTCCTTTCTTAGAGCAACGCGATCAAGCGGTACATATGTGGAAGAATCAAATCCGTGGAGAAGCACATCGGTCGGACGGTTTACTCCCTGATCCTTCAAACACTTCTTCCAGAAAGGAGTAAAGGCAAAGATACGCTCTGACTTCATGTTTAACATATCAATGAACATCTGATTCTGGCATGTATAGACCTGGTCACAATAGACCCACAGCTTGAATGTCTTGGGCACTCCAGACTTTTCTAACTCGGCAAAAAACTTCCCCACTACGGCCATATCATTGTAAATCATCACCACGTCAGGGCTCAGTTTACGAATAACATCGGGCAGCACGGCGAAGCCAAACCCCTGCTCAAACGGCCTCTCGAGAGATGCTGCGTCAATAACACGAACATTAGAAGGATACGTGCGATACCCACTCTGAAACTGCTGCTGGGGGAACTTTTGGAAGCCAAAGTGTGTTATCGAAAGCCAGGGATTTTTTGCTAACTCCTTCAGAATCCCCCAAGATACCTTACTATAGCCAGTATATTGCTGACAGTGAGTAGAAACCAAAAGAAACTTTAACTTCTTCTGGGGAAGAGTAGAAATACTTATCGTCTGCTCAGGAGAAGCGGGCACTTCCATTATGTGTTTCATTTAACAAATATCCTTAGACCTGTCAGTTCGCAAGGAGGATTCTCTTAGCCTCTTTTGCTGCCCATTGTTTCAATGATACCCACCCAATAAGAATGCTCTTTCTGTATTCCTTGTAGAGTTCTGTATTCTGCGAGAGGCCGTGAAGAACCTTGGCGGCTGTTACCCAGTCTGGAGAGGTACTTATAGGAATCCAGCGCTTCAGATACTCAAGTAATTCTGTTGACCCATTCTCTTCAACAAGCATAGGAATCGCCCCCGCTTCCAACGTCTCATATATGCGGAACGTCTCATAGTTTATCCCCGCGGGACAGGGAACACAGAGACTTCTCTGCAGAGAATCCACCACTTCTTCTCTTCCACACTGCCCTGGACTATTCCATTCTTTCTGGAGTACACACTTCATTGGTTGAATGCCTTTGAAGTTCTGTAGCTTATCTCTTCTTCCCCCAGTCTCAGAACCGATGAACGACCAGATGAGATCCTTTCGCGGCCTTTCTGTGGGTGAGCCTCGCCAGTGATACCCGAGAGGGATAGTAACAACCTTTGACGAGAGGCCCTTGCGTTGATAATTGCGAATAACTCCCTTGCATGACGGCCATTCATAAATATCTATAGGATCTTGAGACAGTTCATCGCTCAAGTGAAGTAGAGTAAAGGCTGGCCACGTCGATAAGCTTTTCTTTAACGATTCACAGTGAGGACGCTGATAGATGACAATAGGTACACTTGTACGGATGTCAACAAGGGGTTTCCCGAGAAGATCCTCTAACCATTGTCGTTCGAACAACGCATCGATATCATGAAAAATAATGGGATACAACTTACTTGACTCTGGAACTGTTACAGAAGAAGAAGCAGAAGCAGAAGCAGACGCAGAAGCAGACGCAGAAGAAGAAGACGCCGCAGAAGAAGAAGACGCCGCAGAAGAAGAAGACGCAGCAGAAGAAGAAGACGCCGCAGAAGAAGAAGACGCAGCAGAAGAAGAAGACGCAGCAGAAGAAGAAGACGCAGCAGAAGAAGAAGACGCAGCAGAAGAAGAAGACGCAGGAGCAGAAGAAACCGTCAACGCCTTCCGCAGATCAAAGACACCTGGAGAGGTGGCTGCAGAAACTTCTTCTTTTGTAAACACTTCATCATTCCTCAAATCACTGTCATACTCTTCCTTTCCAAATATATTGAATTTACTCTCTGCGTATCTCGGATCACTATCCTGATAACACCCTGCTACAAGGGGAAGAGTGACATATATATTTAACTCGCGAAATGAGTTACAGATAAGATGGTCTGCCGGCGCCCAGCAGCCTCTCTCCTGTAACATTGCCAGAAGTTTCCGCGCACCCGATCTACGAATAATATAGGAATACGCGCAGAAATGAAAGTTTCTCGACGGCTCGAAGGAAAATAGGGTATTCTCCTTAATTCGCCCCACACACTCATTTACCTCTTCAACCACTTCACTATATCCCTCCTTATTTGGAGGAAGCACTCCTCCAAGATATAAGACATCACAATCATCTGGTATGAGGCCATTCTCAGTAATATGGGTCAAGAGAGGCATCCACTGCGGATCGAGTACAGCATCATCCTCTAACACCATATACGACTGAATCGCCGGTTTATCGTCGACAAGTTTCATCCATAAGGAGATGTGACTGAGTGCACATGCAATAACACCCCGCCTCCAGTCAATTCCTTTCGAGTTCGAGAACATCCGAACCAGATCAGGAGTCAACTGTAGCTTTCTTCCATCAACTGCCGAGAAACGAATAGCCTTTTCAGGAAACTTCCCCCGCGCCATGCGATCTGCGCGCCGATCTAAATTAATGACCCACATCGTATCAACACCGTCTACGATAGGATCATTTACAACAAAAAACCCACGATGCACATAAAGGGAGAGTCCCTTTAAAAATGTGTGCCTCATACTGATATGACAATACACATCGCTATGCGGATGTCTCGCAATTCCATGACGACGAGAAAGTACAGATAATATACTCTGATCGTGGCGATGGCCTATTGGCTTGTTCTCGGCATCAAAACCTGTCCATTTTTCACCAACAAGAATGGCCGGATTCTGCCCCAGTGTCCATGCTTCCTCAAAGAGACGCATAGGCTTACCATGACCTGCCAGGAAGGCGATTGCCCCTGCCAAAATCTGTGAATCAGAGAGTTCCTTCGCAGTCAGCGACATCTCTTTTACAAATGACTTACTGCACATATGATTATTATCATGATTAACATCTTCGAGTAGGCATATTCCCTCTTCTTTTACTCTGGTCAGCCAGGCTTTTGGCCATCTACATAAAAACCCTCCTGTATCGAGATAGAATACAGGATATCCTGGTTCAACAGTTGTACATGCATGGCGTAAGATCCAAAGCTTCCATAAGAAATGTTGGGGATTCCAACAGTCGCTAAACACCACCTCCTGGGGGAGATCAAAGAGACGCACAAAGGGGAAGGCGGTGAGAATCTCTGCCCGTTCCTTTTCTGAGACATCATGTAACAGATATACATGTACTTGAATGTTAGTAGATATTGCCTTTTGAGCAGAAATAGGGGGAAGCCAATAGCGAAGAAGGGTAGGTATAAATTTAGAGTTACACCCTGTTATAAATACGGTATTCCCCAGATGCGATTTCTCAGCAGGGATCGAAAGTATCTCTTGATTCGCAAGTTGGACCTGTGTAGAGGGGTTTGCGCAAGTAACAATGGCATGTGCCACCTTCTCGAGCAATGCGAAAAGTTTCTTTTCCCCTTCATTAAAAAGGGGAGTGTTTGCCATCTTCAGCCATAGCGCAGGATCTTCCTCGACGCGGCGAACCATTGCAACCATTTCATCTTCTGTCTTTCCCCGTGCATCGATTACACCATCCATACAAAAGTCCTGTTCAACATCGGGCGCTCCCCAGTAAATGGGCACACACCCAGCCGCCTTTGCGTGAAATAGTTTCTCTGTAACATAGCCCGGTGATGCTGCGTTCTCATAGGCGAGACAGAAGCGATACTGCCGTAAGAAGTCTACCTTCTTCTTCTCCCCGCCTCCGCCTCCTCCTCCAGCAAAGAGTTCATCTCCAAGAGTGTTATATAGCCTTCCAGCAGAGTCAACTTCCTTATATAAACTCAGGGCATGAAATGCACGGTTGCGAACCTTCTGACAGGGATTCGAGACGATAAAGGCACAAAACTTTGGACGAGCTGTCACGGGCTTAAAGGAAATGGGGACAGGCACGGGATTCCGAATCTTCTCCGCATCTGCGCCGAACCAGTCGATCTCAAGCATCCACAGAGGAAGACGGATATACTGATCTTCTCTCCTCTCGAAGCCCAGGTTCAGAGCAACCCCTGTAACAGGTCCAGTATTCTCTCCTGTAAAATGTATCTTAGGGCAAGTAAACTTCTTCCAGGCATCACCAAACGGGCCAAAGATAAGAAGATCGGGGGAATCGCTCTCAACGATAAAGGTGTACTTGGGAAAGGTGGATTCCAGAAGAAGAGTAAAGAAGTTGTAAGAAGGATTGAAGTTCTCCCACATATCTGAAAAGGCCAGGCGGATAACTCTTGGCTTATCTTCAGGAAGAGCCAGGGTACTGTGACATGCCTCCTTCCACCGGGCACAGAGTGACTTGTTTAACAGGCCAAAGCGATGCAAGATATTCTTCCTCACCTGAAATAATCCATTCGGGGTGATCCACGGCCCTAACATGCGTTTTACTGCCGCTGCTCCAGCCACAATATCATTATTCGCATAGTATCCCTTCTCAACATCCTCACCAAGAGATCGCAGAAGGGTAGAGTTGTGGACAAGTGGAATGCCACACCATAGAGCATCAAGATGATAGGGGCGCAGGTGTATAAATCTCGAGTGTGCAATAAGAAGAACATTTTTAGCAGAAGGAAGCTCTACGATGCGCTGTCGTCCAACGAAGGCCGCGTCGACCGTTAAATCCCCCGTAAGATTGTCCCACAGATTCTTCTTAAAATACTCTGAATCCTTTAACACATCTATATTGTGCACCTTGAGATGTGTCGATGGACATGCCTCTCGAAAAATACAGAGGGGGACAATACAACTCGAAGAGGAACTGGTATTTGTTTCACAGATATGTACTGTAAAGGGTTCATCCTTGTTATAGGTTTGTTGCCAGATAGGAAGAAGTTTCTCTTTACGATAGGCTTCTATTGCTACTGCCGACCAGATAAAGGGGACAGGGCGCACTGGCTTGCGTGTGATGAGTTCAAGATACTGAAGATCATCTGCGCTTGCCATTTCCTCTTGCACCCATGTTTCTGCAATGCCGACGATATCTCTCTTTGGGAGGGGGTAGGGAACAACACATGCTTCCATGTCAAGAAATAGTGGCATCTTGCGGACAATCCAGATGCAAGGAGCAAGTGCACGCAAGGAAGGGCACAGAATTACCTCAAGAATACGGTCAAACTGACCGGCCACCACATCGGTATGTGCTATACAGGGCCACGTACTGCGAAGCGAAGAGATATCTTCCCACCATGTTTCTTCACTCACGTGGATAAGGGTACACGAGTCGCCCAGATAGCTGAATAATTCAGCCAAGGCTAAGGATGTCTGCGATGCTCCACTACTGAACACCGAGTGCTTAAAGGACACGGTGATTCCTATCTTCATGGTCTTCTGTAGTATAGATTGTAATATATCGATTTAGACCGCCGTTCTTATATACACGGCATAGTCGCATATCACTCAAGTCCGAGTAGTGTAGCCCAGCTTCTCTGTACCTCGGGGTTATAGGGAGAGTGTCTCCATGCCAGTGCCTTTGCATGAGAGGCAAAGGTTTCGCTATGCATCGGAGCATCGAGAATACGTTCAAGAGTTGCCACACCTGCGGCAATATCAGAATTTGGATAATAATAACCGTAAGATGACCAATCGCTCGCATTATGTAGAACAGGATACATGCAGTGGAAGTATTCGAGAACCATATAGTTGTACTCATTATTCCATTGATGGCAAATAGGGATAGCAGACCCATACATACTCATGAGTTCAACAATACTTAGTCTACCATGAAATTCTACTCGGCCATCCTTTATCAGATCAAAGGATTCGGCAAGAGAAGAATGAAAGTAGGGGAGAACATCTAGGCGATGTCCATTCATCAGAATAACCTTCCCTCTCCATGTCGGATTTTTCCTGTACCACTGCTCAACTATACAGAGGGGGATGAGAAATGTCTTCTGAAAACTGATATTCGGCTCGACAAGAAGAAATATTTCTTCTCCTTTGACAGGCCTACTCCACGTAAACGAACGGGTCGCCCCTGCGGTTAATATACACGAGTCCCAGACATATGGTGCGATAGATCCCCTCGTAGAATCTAAGGGAACATGATTAATACATTTCGCATACTGAAGGTGTTGATAGTAATGAGGAGACACCCATACATCATCGACATCTCCAATATAATGATGGACAAAGTATAATCCAGGATAGCATAAGGGGCTTTCAATGTCAATATTCAAGATATTTCCAAGATATAGTTTATAGATTCGACTTCCACCCAAACGTAGATACTGTTTTACAAGGACATCGATACTCATAGCTATTTCAATATAGACGTCAACCCGAATAGAACCAGTTACAAAGTCATCAACGGTATAGGTTGAAATATCTTTCATGTATTCGGGCATATCTATAGATGTTTCTTGGACCAGTAAGAGGGGGATATAGCCCATTGACTGAAACATGCGATAGAGGATATAGATATTTTGCATAAGACCATTATTAAAGATAGTAGTGGAGCTAATCGTGGAACTGCCGATCATTACCACGGGTCTGGGTTTACGACATATTACGGATGGTTTAGTAGTATTGACTGTATCTGTATATTCTGTCATTCCTGGACACTTCTCCGGAATTGCCGTCATCGCTGGACTTCCTTTTACATTCTCTTTAACCAACCTTAGCCTGTAGAGCTGCTACTGTGGCCTGGAGGGATGTGACCTGACTCTGTAGGGCTGTCACGGCGGCTTGGAGAGTACTTATATTCGTGAGAATAGTTTGCTGGACTCCCTGTCCAGAGACATTTGTCTGTACGTTTTGAAGGGGAACGATATTCGATACAAAGCGTGAATTTGTACTTTGCATTTATAGTAGCGTAGACTACTTTTTTATGTATCATACGCATATACTTGTGGAAACCTCTATCTAAACCATATATATAGTCTACGATAGATGGCTTCAACAGCCCCGAAGTATTATCGTCCCTACTATCCATCCGATTCGGAAGAATCAGATGCATCGGCTGACGATTCTGATGCAGAATCTCAGCTCGCAAACGAAGACTTGCCAAACTATGTCTCTTTCGCCCAAGGACTCGCCCGCGCAGCAGGACCTCCCTTTGAAACAGATGATGAGAGTATCGACTATGCAGTGAATTCTATCGATAGAAGAACTGCATATGGCCCTATGGCTGAAGCCCAGGGGGGATATACAGCTGCAACTAATACAGTGCAATCGGATAATATTATTGTTATCCAATCTATTGATCGAGATAAATCGATTTACCCCCAACCAATTAACTGTCAACTCATGTTACCCAGAACCTATGTGAATGTCACCCGCTTTGAAATTGCCAATATTAGTTTCATTGCCTCATTTTTCTATTTCCGCGCTGATAAATTCAACACCACCATTCTGTATCAAGAATCGGGGCGTGTTACCTTTGCTCCTGTTTTACAGAATCCGTCGATTACTTCTCCCACATTTAATCTTACTCTTAGAATTCGTGAAGGAACATATACAATTGATAGTCTTCTCAACGAACTGACTTTGCAATTTAACACTCCTCCCCTCTTTTACGATTTTTTACGTGGATTCTCTGACTTCTATGTTCTATTTATTAATGATGGTGATTATTCGGTGAATTTTAATTATCCCGGTGATTTCTATTATGATGCGCTTGCGAAAGTGTATATAATAAACCCAACAACCGATCAAATTGTATCATATTATTTTCAACAGCGATATGCCACGCCCACGGGAAATAATACGTATACTCCTCTTCAAGTAAAGGTTGCCTATTATTATCCAGTAGTAAAAGAGCTTCTTCTTGATGTAAACTATAAATCATCCGCGTTGGTCTATGGAGGATCTCCTATTGGAGTATCTGTAACAGCAGAACTTATTCATAATTTCGGGGGATTAGATGATGCTAATATGATTGATATTCTTGGAAGACAGGAAAATATTGAAATTCTCGATGCCTATCGTCTGGCCCACACCTTTCGCTATTATCCAGTAAATAGATATATTTGTACCTATTCAACACAAACAAATTATGTATGTATTCAATCGACTACGTTAAATACATCACTAACTTCTTTATTAAATACAAGATATAATAATTTTATTAATAAACAAATTCAACAGACAGGTATAACACTTGCAGAGTATACCTCGGGCGCATCGCAGATTGTTACATTTAAATCAATTCTATCGGCTATGTATAATGTAATTCAATCTAATTTTGCACAGGTATTTGGTGTAAATTATGGTGAATTTGCGGATACTTATTTTCTAAGCCTTTCTAATGTGATCTTATTGAAGAATGGAAAGGGTGCAACAAACGTTGCATATGAGTATAGTTCATCATTAAATCAATCAATCTCTGCAAATCTACAAGACGCCTTTATACAGAGCAATATTACCTATTGGCAAAATATGTTTAATATTCCCCAAATAAATCAAGCGTTTTGCAATGTAACGACGGATTATACTTCTGGCGTAGATGTGTATAATACAAAAAGTCTACGACTACAAACTCAACAGCCTTTTCAAGATTCTAATGGAAATACTTATATTAATCCTGTGAATTTTTCAACCGATATACTTGTGAATATTCGCCCTGGAGTGTATACTATACTTCCTATCTCTTCTCCTGTGCGACAGACTGCTCAAGTTGTAACGTTACCGCGACCATCCACATTTTTATATCCTGAATGGAATAGTGCAAATGTTACATCACTGGGAAATAATATAACTGCATTCCCTTCCACGTCATCTCCTGCATATGCCTTCCCTACTGGTACGTACTCGAATGGGATAGGATCAAATATTTCCTATGCGTTAACCCCTGCCTTAGTTGATCTTGGCATAATCACCCCTCTCTCCAACACCCCACCTCATACCTTCATGCTCAGTCAAACACTAACACCAAATGGCCTATATTTTAGCTTTACAACACCAACAGTCAGCCCTGTCAATCCTTTAAGAGTATATAAATATTCTATGGCTGTATCGATCTTTCCAGGAATTCCTACGCCAAGCGGCGATATTCCTCCTTCTGATTCCTCTGGGAATACTTTTGCCGAATCGATTGCCGTGTTCATCTATCACGATCAAGCTGCGTTTTTTGCCGATGTTGGTCCAGTAGGCCAGTCAAACGGTGAAAGTCCCTTCTTTTATAAGTACACCAAGGTAATTCCCGCAGGATCGGGTGTACAAACAATCAGCTTTTCTTCCTATGAAAATCAGGTGTATTATGTCTATTGCAGACCAGTGAATATAAAATCGTTCCGTTCCATTTCATTCACTATAGCACCATTTATTTCTATAAGTGAACCTACACTTCTGTATAAAGATGTTAACTTCGATCCAAGATTGCCCTCATTTAATCCCTATGTGGCAATGCATTCTAACTTTTACGTAGCAAAGGTACATGATCCTGATTATATTCGCCTACCTATTATTGATTCTAATGGATACTATTATAAGACAACTCAGCCCTCGTGCAATATAGGATTTCTTCCCTCGGCGTCGAATACCCCAGCATCTGCACCTATTAATACAGTCTTACAAAAACCGACGATACCCTTGGGATATGTGTTAAATGTAAGTGATACTCTAACTGATTATATTCCGATCCCATATACCTTTCCTCCACGAGCTGTTGACCCTACAAATGGATACCAGTTCAGATATATACCTGACGTGTCTGCATACAATACTACGTCTCAAAACTATCTTGCTACACCTGCAAATCTGATCCTTACTCCAAGCGGGGATATATATACTAATTCAACAAAAGGCATAGAGCGTAGTAAAAGTATAGTGCATTATACAGGAACACACTATATTCAAACGGAGACAAACGCCTTGACGCGACTATCGTCTAATCTTCAGCAATTAAATTCTAATTCTATTCCAGGATTACTCAGCCCATTTGAAACGACAGGGCCGTCTGGAATATTATTCATGCCTGAAAATGGAATATGGAATATAAAGCGCATTACCTTTCTTGCTCAAACGTCAAGAACCAGTGTGCACTTTTTAGCTATTTATCCCACTGAATATGTGTACAATAATTCAACTGCAAATATATCTGTTAGAAATGCAATTTGCATATGTGTATTAACATCATCGATTACGTATTCTAATACTCCTGCGTTGAGCGGCGTCCCCTATGGCACATATTATACGTACACGAATGTACTAACTCTTCAGAGCAATTATGTCATCTCAGGAAGGACTCAAACTTCCCCAATCCTTGGTACAGATCCTAATTTATACTATTCTGCATTGGCTTATTCATTCTCCAATCCTTCTCTCTTATCTAATACCAGCTTTACGATACATGATTTTTCTAATTCGAGGGTAACAGTAATAGAGAATTTAACAGGTTCATGTGTTCCATATCCTGATCTTGGATTTTACCCATCAGAGAAGTTCTATGACGGGACACCATCTCCTAATAAATATTCAATGATTCTCTCATATGATAATCCATTAAAGTTAATACGATCAAATCAGTATATTAATCCTAATGTGAATCCTAATTTCCTCTCGTCCAATTATTATACCAGTCAATATGCATTGTCTTCTCCCATTATAAATAGTCATCTTCTCTATATATCCTCTGAATCGGATTTAAATGATTTGGCAAGTGCTACAGTATTTTTCTTCTATGTAACACCTATCATATATTTTCCAAGAAATATATACGCAAATATAAATGGTTCTATTATGATACAGACTTCTTCTTTATCTGTATATTCCTATCCCAATATAGCATCTGAGATTATACCACTTACTTTACAAAGCAATATTAGCCTTAGTACGATATTTAAATTTGATAGTGGATTCTTTAAACAAGTATTTCCATTGACTCAATGTAGTTCTTCAAATTTTATTTTATTCATAGGATATATAAAAGATATATCAGATTTCGGTAAAGTATATTTGGCCACCTCTAAATATACTCCCTCAACGGGTTCAGTTGTAAGATATCCTGATATTCTATCAACGTTCGATCCCACCATACATACAGTTCAAGGATTTGTTTTTAATGAATATAGATGGTTTATGACATACTTGAATTCAACACAACCTGCACGGTTACATATTACTCAGGCAGAGTTAACCGTTGATGGTTTCCCCCAGTATATCATGTATCGTGAAGAGCATTGTAACTTTCAAAATAATCTGTTATCTTCTGAACTATCTACTGATCCTAATGGAGGATCAAATATATATTTTTCAGTAAGTTATTTCCCAGACAGAACATTTACTGAGATATTTTATTTTTCAAGAACTATCTCGCAAGGAGGAAACTTTTTAAATACCAGATTTTCAGTTGATCAATCAACAATCCATTTTTCTGCTCAAACGGTTGGCTCTAACGATTATATATATCAGGTTCGTTTAGGAAGTTCCTTTATATATCGCAGAGATGTATCCACCTTTACAACAGTGGTCTCAGCGCAAGAATTAGGGGCTCAGCCTGTAAAATGTATTGCCGGTGCTTCTAACGCAGTGTGGGTTTTGTTCGACAGAGAACCATATATCATGGGCCATTTAACTATAGAAAACTCTATTGGTATTGCATGGCAGCAATTATTTCCTGTAATGAAAATTGAGCTAACAGAAGTAGCACAACAAAGTCTTCCAATACTCGACACCTTTAACATAGCTACAGCTGAATGGGGACATAGTGTTGCCTTCGGTTATTCGAATTATCAAAGTCTGCTTCGTGATTTGTATTACATACAGCCCTCTCCTAGCAGACCAGGAGCGGGTAACTGGGGTAAGGAAAGCTTTTTTCAAGTCTCTGATACCAGCTTCCAGGGATTCTATTTTAACTCCTACTTGGGCAACCTTCCTCTTCAAGCATCAAATACTTCTTACGTTGCACTTCGCGGATTTTCTCCTACCGAATCTTATCAGACCCTCGTGCGCGTTTCACTTCCCAATGTATATGATTACGGGTATGTGTCGATTGATGATATGATATCAGAAATAGAATCTCTTTCTACAGTACCTGAACAATACTCTTTTGGATATAGTCAAGATTTATCAACCTTTGATGGTCTATTCACTCGCTCTAATGCCGACAGCCTTTACGGAGTGAGCAGTTTTTCCATCCCGACCAGAGGATTCTCTGATTTTATTACTAAGTATTCAACCCTATATGGACAATATAAAGGATTAACCTCAAATACTAATACAATAAATTCAAATGTACGTATTTCAATGCAGAATTTCATCTTGACTGACATGCAGTATATTTTGCCCAGTAACGTATTAATGCGTACGCGATTTACTGATTCTCTTACCTTTTCATTCTTATGGAAGACTGCTCTTCAGCAGACTCCGCCATCCTATGCGAATCTGGTGGATGGGTGGGGTCTTGGGTGGAATCTGGGCTATGCGAAACAAGATGATACCTATGCATCAACTGTTCACTTTGCTCCAAGCATGTACAAAATTATTGAGGACTTTCTCTATCTCCGTCTAAATCCCGAGTTTAATCTGAATCGAATGAGTGCTGGAACAAAGGAGAATTACCTGGATTCGAGAGAACCGTCGGGCCTCACCTCGTATTATTATTGTAAACTTCTTCTCAATGGATACGGGCAAACGGCGACGACCTTTGTCCATTCTCCTGTGATATTGAATCCTCCTATTTCTCGCATCTCTAAACTATCTTTTCAGTGGGTCGACTCGAAGGGAAATCTGTTAAATATTGCCTCTGCAACCGATTCTGACTGGCAGATGACGATAAATATACAGGAGAACGTCCAGGTCACCACCTTTACGCAGACATCCAATCTAACCGCATCGCAATATTTAGTTCCGTTAAAGGAGTGAGGGAAAGGCAAAGGAGAATGCTCATCCCTGGTAGATGGCTGCTATTGTTCAAGATCCACGACCCCCTCTTCCTTGGGCAGGGCCAACTGCTCGTCAAGAAAAACAGGATGCCCCGACCTATGAGACGCCAGATCACCCTGCCGCATATCCCATTGAAAATGCAGATAATCCCAATATCTTTCCTCCCGTCTGTCTGAGATCTCACTGGGATCCTGAGATGATTATTCGCCGAAGTCTCCCGCAGACGAGAGTATCTCTTCCTCTCGATCCCCGTCCTCTTACAAAGGTCTGTACGGAATATGTAACGAGTGCCCCCTTTGAAATGGCGCCGAGACCCCCCGACTCTCTCGTCTTTCCCTCTGGCGGGGCAATGTATCCGCCTACCAGATACAGAAGCGCAGTGGATCGCGAGTCTGCTCTCAGAAGGCTTGATCGTCCCTTAGGTACATGTGAAGATGAACAGTATGTTCCAGAAAAAAACATGTATACACCCAATGCTACTGTCCCTGATAGAGGTAAGCCAAATGACAGATTTATCCAGGAATTAGCATTCCCCATGGCACTCATGCGCACTGGTACATATGACTGTAGAAGAGAGAATGATCTCGAGGCAATAGCTATAAATGGGAAGATGTTCAATAATCCTACCAAACAGAATCGTCTGGCTCAGGATCGTACTCGTTAACTCCTCCGCAGAGATCTGGGCACAGGAAGAGGCGCGGGGACAGGTGTAGTTGTATTTACAGTCGTTACGGCAGGCTTAGGGCGTGTATACATAAGAGGATGGCGATGAAGAACAAGTGATCTGTTGTGGCGCGTGAAATCATACGCAGAAGCGAGAGAAGCGATTGCAATAAGACCGAGAATGAGAAACATGGCAGGACCTTATAGTAAGGCTCTGGCACGATTCAACTTTTTTATTGGCTGTGTTCGGGTGATCCGCGTTATATACACCTTCTTATGAACCGTGCATATAGTAATGATAGAATTTCTATTCTTACTTGCTGTTCTATATTTCATCGCTATTCTTTTTTACAGAGAAACAAAGGACTCCTTCGAGATCCTTCAGCTTGAAGCAGAGCGCATCGATGAGCTCCCAGATCTGTATTCAGAGAAACGACCCATTGTTCTTCGTGGAATGGGTCTTCCCTCCTTAGGAACATATTCCGAGCTGAAGAAGCGCCCCCATATTCTCCAACTCGGAGTAAGTCCAATCCAAAGCCTTGATTCCCTTTTACATTCTCCCGAGCTCTCCTCCTTTACCTTTAGCGAAGAAATGACCACCTTCCTGGCAAAAGAATCGGGTCTACCCGTCTGGTGTACACCTAATCTCTATCCTAAACTTATCCCCCCCTTTGCTAAACAAGTATATTCAACCAAAGAATCCCTCTGGCCCTCTCACCGCGGACTATGGAAGACGAAGGCTTATTATACCTTCTGTAGCCCAACCCAGGGTATCGCAAGTGTAAAACTTCTTCTTCCAGCGATGATCCCCTTTCTGCCTGTGAAGTGGGAGCGCATGAACTTCGACTCGTTAAAGAAAGAAGATACTCCCCTCTTATCTCATCTTCAATTTATAGAAATAAAGCTCCGTCCTGGAACAGCATTGCTTATCCCAGCACACGTCTTAGCAAATATTACACAACATCCCGAATCTTCAGAAACCCTCTTTACCTATATGGTGGAGATCCATCACCCTATCAGTCGCTTCGCGTGAACTCGGCCATAAGCATACCCTTTAACACCATTTACACTTCCATCTTGCTTTCAGACGGCTGATCTCTTCCGCATGAGCCTCTTTTAGATCACGAATGGCGGCATGTTTCTCATTAATGATCTGTTGCATTTGTGTCTGAATAGATGTAATCATCCCTTTAACATCACTCTTTCGATATACGGGTTCAACGCATACCTTGTAGTTACTTGCGTTTAACCGGTATATAATTGTTCCTGAACGAGTCATGATATCAAGAGGAAGTCCCTTATTGATTGCCTCTATCATAACCACATGCCTGTTGCCGGCTGTTCCTTCACTCACTGTTCCCTGAACAGGGAAGACGTGTATGCGCAAGGATAATTGAGAAGGGTTTATTGGTCCACCGTCCTTATAGACAAGAGAATTGAAACATGAATCTACCCAAAGGTTCAGTTTATCAAGTCCAGATTCGGTCAAGCCTTCTACACCGAGAATCGTTCCGTCATCTAAGATTCCCATAAAGAGACATCCTCCTCCAGAGTTTAGAAATCCAATGAGAGTTTCCTTGTACTTGGGGAGTCCTGAGTTACTTGATGTATAGATAAAGAGGCCTGAAAAGATAGAAACGCGCTTGAATTCTACAGTATTTGACTCAGTAAAGGGAACTTTCTCTCCATACACCCAAGTGTCTGGGATCTCAGGAAGAGTTGCCATTATGAGTGTTCCGTGGAATTTGTTTAGATTACTATATACTTTTATTTTTATACGAAATACCCTGCGTATAAAAATACTGAACGTATCGTCTATGAGAGTAAGTGTACTGCATCACACTTCACCTTCTACCCGAGGGGTTTAAAAGTCAGTGTTCGTCGAGAACACCATATCCTCCTTGTCCTTGCCAACTCCTGCCATTCCATAGGTCGTCACCTTCTTCTCGAAGAAGTTGTCCTTGTTCTCCAGTGAGATTCTCTCCATAAAGGGGAAAGGATTGGCTGCAGAATATGCCTTAGGGTAGCCCAGCTGCAGAAGCAGGCGGTCGGCTACGAACTCAATATACTGAGACATGAGCTTTGCGTTCATGCCAATGAGATCGCACGGGAGCGACTTAGTGATAAACTGCTTCTCGATCTTCACGGCGTCGCGAATGATCTTGTGAGCCTCCTTCTTCGTCAGCTTACCTACAATCTTGCTATAGAGGAGGCATGCAAAGTCGGTGTGTAGTCCCTCGTCGCGGGAAATAAACTCATTACTGAGGGTGAGGCCAGGCATGAGGCCGCGCTGCTTGAGCCAGAAGATGGCACAGAACGCACCACTGAAGAAGATTCCCTCGACTGCGGCAAAGGCGAGGAGACGCATTGCCACGCTCGACTCCTTGTTAGAAATCCACTGCAGAGCCCACTCTGCCTTCTTTTGCACACATGGGATGGTCGTAATTGCACGGAGCAGGTCAACCTTCTCCTTCTTGTCCGTGATATAGGTGTCAATGAGCAGGGAATAAGTCTCGCTGTGAATAGCCTCCATCATAAGCTGACAGCTGTAGAAATACTTGACCTCCGGATGCGGAATCTCATTCATGAAGCGAAGGGCCAGGTTCTCCATTACGATTCCGTCAGAACCGGCAAAGAATCCAAGAATATTCTTGATGAAGTATCTCTCGTTGTCGGTCAGCTTCTCCCAATGCGCCATATCCTTGGAGGTGTCAATTTCCTCGACTGTCCACATCACAGAAATGTGCTCCTTCCCCTTTTTGAATATATCGGGGTAGTTCACCGGAAAGAGGGTGAAGCCATTCTCGGGTGCCGTGAGGAGGGGTTCTGCGAGAGGGACTACAGGTAGTGGTGTAACAGAGGAAGATGCAGCTGCAACAGCTCCCTCCTCGAGAGAAAGTGCAGGCGGCTCGGAAACCGAAGAGGAACGTTTCTTCCCCTTAAGATTGGGGCTGGACTGTGAGCCTCTACGTGACTTGGTAGTAGGGATCTGATCTACGGGGAGGGCGGGGTCGAAGGTTACAGAATCCATCTTCTTAGGCAGAATATCTTGAGAATCCATTCGTGGACTTTCTTGGGCGGTGAAAGGAAAAACAATTTTTACCTATCCTTTATAGTAAGAATGCCACCATGGGTAACTGCCTTGGTGGTACTTGTCCTTATAACGGGGTTAGGGGCTTATATAATAACAGAGGGCTTTGCTACCGCACAGACTACTTGTAGATCAGAGTACAGCAAATGTTTCAGTGCATGTAGTGGTTCAGATTTGACATGTATAAAGAAATGTGGAGATACTCAGACGAGTTGTCTTTCCGCGGCGGTTTCCGCGGCCTCGGTTGCTAACACCGGTCCTATGAATACAGGGTATGCTAATTCAAGAACGAGGTGGGCTGCGTCTGTTGCCCCTGGGGCGCAGGGTAATAGAAATGCTACGCACTGGTACGATTCTTTCTACAGATCTACGTTAGCTCTTCCTTCTGTATCGTCTACTCCTGTACCAGGGTCGAATGCTACACCCGCGTCGACTACCCCAGGATCGACGGCGACACCAGGATCAACTGCTTCACCTGTATCAGGCTGGGATGGGAATAGAGATATGTATTCAACGGGTTGGCCGCAGCAGATCTTTAGCCTTCAAGACGATGGTGCATATGATTCGAATGCCCCAGTCGAGGGGTCGTATCTTGTTAATGTGAGACGCTGGAAGCCCCACGAAACTCCTACGCAGGAAACCCCTGGCCTTAGAGCGAATGCTCCAACTGACGAGGGAACAGGTGCAGCCGAATTAAAAGATACCATACCTTCCCTTCAACAGATGGTGCGCGATGATTCTTTACCATCCGAATCCCTTCAAGAGTTAATCAGTGAGGATGTAAAAAACACTGTGAATGGTTTATTTAAGAATCAATATGAGATACAGTATGCATATGCATAGAAGACAGAACATCATAGACATTGTGCACACCCTCTAACCCAAAGGATTTTATCCGAATAGATCTACCCCCGTCGAGGATAGATCCATCTTTAGACCACTCCACAAAGTGGGGTTCGCATATCGCCTCCATATCGCATATATCTGAAAACTCTTGAACAACTTCAACTAAAGAGTCGATCTCCTCTATTATTTTTTCCAACGTTCCAATAATATCCGTAAACATTCGGACATGTAGAGTGGTATACGTAGTCATCAACTTTTTCGGGTCTAAACTCGATGTACCCCTTTGTCATAGAATGGAAGAACAGGAAAATATTCTACGAGAGGCCTTGGCCAGAGAAGTACTCCCTGATACGATTCGTGATATTATGGCTGAATATAAGATACAGTCTTTCCTGGAAATTGTTCGCGAACGCAATAGAGATGGGGATGTTAAAGATATGACAGAACGAGCATTGAATTTATATAATGAGGCATGTGTGCGCGTAGGCATTCCTCCAGAATGTATTCTTTGTCCCAGGGATCAAGAGGTAAATGCGTATCCTCCCATAACCCATCGTGGATATATGGAACTACAGTGTGGTCATAAAGTACATACTCAATGCTACTTAAATATGATGATGCGATTTGATATTCACGCAGTTATAAGTACCCGTTGTGAGATTTGCGATAAATCAGTAATGGAACAACATGCGATAACATTTTTCCGTGAACTTGAGCAAGAGGATCGTACGGCATCGGTTGTTGATTTATGGACAAATAATCCAGAATTCCGCAAAGATTTAAAGTCTCTGATAAAAGAACGGGCGGCCTGTGTAAAACTGTCCCTTGCCTATGGAAAAGAAGCAAGAGAAGTTGTTCGTGAATTTAAGGAGGTGGTGAATATCCCTTTACAAACTCTTAGACTGTATAGGAAGACCTATACAACTCGTCTTAGTTCTATACCATCACGTCGTAAAATGTTATACTATAATAATAAATATGTAAAGAATCTCAATGAGTTTTGTAGAAAGTATAAGACCTGGTCAAGTAGATTTCGACCTTTAAGAGGAATGCCAGGTGTTCCCAGGATACCCAGAACAATGAATCTTCCATGGAAGTATAGGTGTGCTTTGTCTATCTTATTACGGCGATTATCTAATATAAGGATGTAGTGTACGTCAGAGACTGAGTTAGATATTAGGTATATCTCGCTGGTGTAAAAAGTGAATCACGCGCGGCTTCTCAGCACCAGTCCATCAATGAAGACACTTACAGTAAATGGTGTGCCCTATTCGGTAAATGATAAGGATGTCTATATTTATGGAACATCGGTGCGGGTAGGGAATATAGATGAGGGAAAGATTGTGCCTCAGGGGTCGATGGATTCCTATTTGGCAGAGTATAGGGCGGGACTGAAGGCTAAGACTCTTGCGGCTATGGAGAAGGCCAAGCAGCAATTCCAGGGGACGGCTTAACTAAGAGAAGACGTAGGCTATCTATGCTAATTCTATCAACTCTAACACATCTTCTTGTGAGACCGGCTAATATATATCATGCGTGTCTTCTCTATTCGGGAACACTTGCCTCGGTTCTTACTCACATGTATCCCGCAAGTACGTTCCTCCTTTTTATTGATATAGGAATTGCAGGAACATGGGGTCTTTATACTTCGCTATATTTGAATGCTACGGTTGCAAATCTTTGTGTTCTCTTGTTTTACTGGTTAGTTGAACACTATCCCAAAGTATCTATGGAATATACTATGGGACATACACTCTTTCATCTGTTATCTACGTTAAAGGAGTATTGGATTGTGACAAAAAATGAAGTGGGTGTGGATTCGTCGAGCCTGTCCCACATGTCTACAGAACTTCCCGTGATTTACCATGATAAAGAGTATGATTTGTATTATATCTTTAATGAGAGAGGTGATCTTGACTTGACTAATATTCGTAATATACGTGTGCATGGCTGGTCTTTATATCGTAATAATGAAGATTACGTTGTAAAGAATAATCAGTACGTGGTTCAATGGTATAGTGCGTGTAGTACTGGTAGATTTCTCAGATGGTATCAGCAACAGAAGTACATGGATGTATTTATTCGAGCAAACGGTATTCCTGGACGTTTGTGTAGGCCTCTTCCTCCTGAGGAGGCTGTGCGTCATGAGCAGATTATTCTTAATCAAAGTGGGCGCAGTGAACGAAGTTATATACAGGTTATTCCTTCCGCTCCTCCTGCCCCTTCTGCTCCTCCTGCCGCTTCCGCTCCTGCCGCTTCCGCTCCTGGGCCTTCTGCTCCTCCTGCCGCTCCTCCTGCTGCTTCTCTGCCTAAAATGCTCAGTACAAAACCTCACTTGGTAAAGCTTGTCCTTAAGAATGCTATAGACGAACATAGGATATGCCCCATAACCCACGACCCTATTACAGAGGATTCAACCTGTATAGCTCCTTGCTACCACTCCTTCGATACTGAAGCAATAAAGGGCTGGCTTCAGACAAACACTACATGCCCTGAATGTAGAGAAGTGTGTGTATAAGTAGATGCGAGTGGGTGTCGTAAGTATGTGTGAAGTAGGGAAACGTGGTTGTACCCTATTACTCAATGCCCTTAGTTCAATGGGTCATGTTCCCTTCGTTCTTCATTGGAATACTCCTAACCTTATTTCATTGATTCGTAGATCTCGAATTGAACGATGGATTTTTTCAGGAAATGCTACATATACAAAGGATACTGATATGTATCGCATGCCTATGGAAGTGTTTTCTCTGCCCATACAGGTACTATGTATCTGTTATTCCTTTCAATCCACCCTTGTCCAATTAGGATACACCCTTCATCATAAACGTAATAGGGTATATCGTAAGGTGGTAATCTACGGACAATCGGGCAACCCTATGACAGTTCTTCTGAATTATACTCAGTATATTAAGTCTCCAGTTATAGGGGAGTTGGCATCGTTAAATAAGGAGGTGATGATATTTAGATACAAGAATGCTATTCTCACGCAATTTCACCCCGAGGGGACTGCTGATGGGCGAACTCTTATACGGGCTTTTCTTGAATGAGGAAACAAAAGTTGAAGTTTAGCAGCACTCATAGACAAGTCTCACGATGTCCCAACCTTGGTGTCAGATAACCCATCCCATGGTAATGAATTATATGACAGGCTCGCAAGGTCTCCCTAACATCCCTCAGCGTCTTCAGGGCGACCATCCTCTCACTCTCTTGCTTGGCGCAGGAGATATTGTTCATTCAGGGGTAACTAATGTCGAGGAGTGTGGCTCTTATGATATCCTTATATGTCTCCCCTCCAATGCAGAGTGGTTTGCACAGAATGTTGCCAAACTGTCTGACTCTGGCCCTGTTATATGCTGTCTTGACGTAACCTCTCCTAATGCCCTCATACAGTTTATTGAGCAATTCCGTGGGAGATTCGTTATGATTGATGGGCACTGGTCTCATATTCCCCATTTTAGCCTTGAGACTATTGAGCAGCTTCTTTGCGAGGGTGGTTCTGCAAGTAATATCTTTGAATATTCATCAGGAATTATCAATATCAATACGTTCCTCAGATGGTTAGAGGAGGAGTATATCAATGCATATTCGAATATCCATATGAGTACTACTAAGGTAATCAGCGACGGAGCAATGACTCTTCTCGAGAATGACTGTAAGCGTCTGGAAGCGGTCCTTCGAGATAAGATCATATATATGAACTCTACCAATAAGAACATTCATCTTGCCGATGATGTTCTTGCGGGTATCTCTAACTATAGATACAGTCTCCTTCAGAGGATTTTCGGTTCTCTTCTACATGATACAATTACTCCTCTCACTCTGCTGGGATCGGTGTGTAATCATCGTCCTGGTTGGTCAAAAGAGGAGAAGATTGATTTGGTCTTGCGGAAGTCGAGTCCCAGCTTCTGGGAGGATATGTTGGAGTCATACAAGAAGATTTACGGAAATAATGAGGTAGTAGAGAGGGCGGAAAAGATTATGGCTGGAATTCGGTCAGATATGTCTCAGTATCTTATCTGGCAGTCAAAGGCGAAGTATGCTACTTACGTGCGGCATATGCGCAAGAATGTTGCCCCATTTATTTAGTTCTAAACTCATTCTGGTATAAAAATTGTTTTTTCGTTGTTCCCTGTCAAAGTTCCCACAATGATTGCTGTTGTCTTCGATACAGAGACTACAGGCCTTCCTCGCGACAAGCAGATTCCAGCGGTGCTAAAGAGAGATAACTGGCCTGATATTGTCTCTCTTTCGTGGAGAGTATATAGTGATGGAGTTTGCATTGGTATATATAGTCACCTCATTAAGCCTGATGGGTGGACTATCCCTGCGGAGTCAACACGAATTCACGGGATCACTCCTGAGATGGCTGCGCAGGGAGTTCCGCTGAAGAAGGCTATTGAAGACTTTTGTAAGGATATTGCGGTGGCCAAGGTTATTATTGCACACAATCTCTCATTTGACAAGCAGGTGGTTTTGAATGCTCTCAAGTGGCGTTTAAATATGGATACTGTAGCATGGTCTCCCTTGGCTGATATGTGCACGGGTATCCTTTCTACTAATGAGCTGAAACTACAGTTCATGGGTAGGAATTCATCAGGATCGTATAAAATGCCGTCATTAAAGGAGTTATATAGGGCGACTTTCTCTAAGGACGATCCTCCAGGGGCGCACAATTCGGCAAGGGATGTAGAGGTACTGGAAGATATTATACGTAATCGATGGCCGACGCTTCTCAGACCCGTGGTAGTACAGTAAAAGTGAAGTCGATACGCTCTATATTTTTTAGTCCCTGCATTAGTATGATCGCTACTGCGCATACATTGCTTTCACGTATGTATTTCGAGGCTAAATTGGCTCAGAGGTCGTATTCTTATACATATCCGATCGAGCGAGAAATTTATAGGCTCATTGAACCTGCTCAGCGTGAGAGTGAGAGAGTACCAGAGTATCTTCCGTCGCTTGTTAATATCCTCATGAGATACTTCAATAGAGAGGTGACATCTCACGATGTATTTAATCTTCTTCCGAGATTTCAGTACTCTGTAACATATTCGAAGATTCAGCCACTTGTCATCTACGGACAGAATGACCACACCATATACTTTGATTTTCAGAATGATGGACTTACATACATCATTGAGAGAATTGCCTACTATGAAGATGTTCCAGTGGAGAGTATTGAAATATTATCTTCGGGTGAGGTTATCAAGAATGTTGAGCCTGGCGCGATGTTCGGGTATGCCTTTGTAGCATCGCCACTCTCTTACTGTATCTTGCCATATTCGCCGCCTCGCCTTGATCTTTCTGGCGATGTAAACAACAGCTTATACGGTTTTACTCAAGATATTGATTTTGAAGGGGTAGATTGAAGGATTACTGGGTAACAGGGGCTGGCTCTGTTGCTCCAGACTCGGCGGGAGTTGGCTCTGTTGCTCCAGACTCGGCGGGAGTTGGCTCTGTTGCTCCAGGCTCGGCGGGGGTTGGCTCGGCAGCTCCAGACTCGGCGGGGGCAGAGCCAGTAGGGCCAGACTCAGTAGGGCCAGTAGCTCCAGACTCGGCAGGGCCAGTAGGGCCAGACTCGGCAGAGCCGGCAGCTCCAGACTCGGCAGGGCCAGTAGCCCCAGACTCAGCAGGGCCAGTAGCTCCAGAGTCAGCAGGGCCAGTCGGGGAATCGAGGGTTGAACTGAGACCTTCTTCAGCGTCAAAGTCAGGGCCAGCGTCTAACTGATATCTAAAAGAGGCTTTGCCATCGAAACTCGGAATTCGCATCCATCCGGTAACCTTGCAAGCCTTCCCCGCCTTATATACAGTCGAACCGACTGGATACTTCATCTCTGGTTCGGACATCCCAGGCATTCCCATCCCAGGCATTCCCATCCCAGGCATTCCCATTCCAGGCATTCCCATTCCAGGCATTCCCATCCCAGGCATTCCCATCCCAGGCATTCCCATCCCAGGCATTCCCATCCCAGGCATTCCCATTCCAGGCATCTGCATTTATATATGTAAGTATATTTTATATCTATAAGCCGGCGCAATCAGCGTCTCCTGCGCGTTGATTTCTTTCTACGAAAGCCACCAAACATTCGAGCAAATCTGGTTAACCATGCCTGTTTTTCATTTTCATCGCGTTGAAGGAAGAAGTTCCTTCGTCGTTTCATTTCTTTATTTCCCAATTCCTGTCGTTCAAGATTTTCTTTTCTTCGTCGCGTTGCTTCTATGTTTCTTCTCTGTTTAGCATTCCGTTCCCTCTTTATAATTTCTTCTTTAATATACTTCATATTCTCATCAAATCGATACTTCATGGAATCAGAAAGAAACCGACTCAATCTCTCTAACTCTCTTATACTATGATCAGATGTTTCATATAATCGCTGTTTACTATTACCTGCATTATTTGTTATAGAGTAAATATATGCAGTGAGTTGATGAACTAAATCATCCGCTTGTCCTTTTACCATTTCGCTCACATCGTCATTAGCAAACGTCTGGTCTATTTCTTTAAGTGCCAAGGGTAGATCAGCGGGTTCATTTTTCACGCTAAGTATTACATTAGCCATTCTATCTATAGGATAGAATGCAAGCAGTCGCAGTATTTGCGAGTAGGTCTGTCGAAGGGACTGTTCTTTGCACTCAAGAGAAAAAGGGTGTTTTCATCGAAGCCCACTTCACAAAGCTACCTCCAGGTCCTCACGGTTTCCATATTCACCGTGCAGGGGATTTACGCGGAGAGGGATGCTTAGGGGCGTGCGATCATTTTCACAAGGGTGAAGCTACGGTCCACGGAGGCCCACCAGGTACTACACAACAGCGTCACACTGGAGATCTTGGAAATATTACAAGTCATACCAAATATACCTTCCTCTTACAGGGTCTGAAGGTTTCTGAACTCTTTGGCAGATCATTTATTGTCCACGCCGATGCCGACGACTACGGTCTTGGAAAAGAGGAAGATTCCAGTACAACTGGACATAGTGGAAAACGTATCGGATGTGCTATCATTGGAAGGGGTCTCGGTTGCAAATAAAATTGAATCACCTGTCATCCTTATCCTAACGTCCACACCATGGAATCAAAGCCACGTAAAATTAATGTTGATAATCACGTACTCGCCTATCTGGGCGATTACCTGAATGCCTTAAAGGCACACATAAAACGTAAGGCGACTGCACTCAGTATCCAGAAGCCCCAGGATAAGTAGCTAACTGCCCAATCTTATATAGCATTCTTTCTCTGTCCGTCTTGAAGGTATATGGTTTGGTTGCGTTAGACGCAGACGCATTAAATGAGCTGACATAAAGGTAGGTAGAATTTGCCGAGTTCTGAAGATCCTTTGAATGAAATACCATCGTTGTACTGATGTATCCTCCCGTGGGGAGGGCGTGAACTTGAGGAGAATGTGTACTCATCTATCTTATGTTTACAAACTGATTTGCAGGAGCTATACGTTGGTTAATCACATGTATAGTGCTCAAGATTCGCCCGGGAGAATTTGAATCATATACATCTACATGTGCGTTCTGCCCTCGCAAATACATTTGATATTCGGTATATGTTGCAAAGGTATACCGTTGCGTAGATCCGATGGTACTTAATTTATAGTTTTCATTCCATACCCGTTGAAATGTATTCCAGTCATTTGTATACTGAATGTATTGACCAGCGGTCATATCATTTCGATTTTTGTATATGGTATACACAGACAGTATTGATGTGGTTGCGTCCATTACTATCCATGGAGGGTAAATAGATAGAGTAATTTTTGCAGAGCACCGATCATCTCATCGCGCAGATTTAACAGAGCAGTATCCGTAGCCTTGTATCCCTTAACAAACTTACTCTGCAGATATACTATGCAGCCTTTTACAAATTGCACAATTGCCTTCTCAGACATGTTCTTTATATGGATCTCACTGGTTGTTCCGGTTACCTTAGGACGACCATATTCTCCCATGTAAATCTCAACATATTCATCAATAAGATCATCAAGTTCCTTTAACAGATCATCAGTTGCCTTGTGCGTGCTAAATTGGTATGTTTGCCAGTGGTGGAGTTTTAACTGAGTACGAAGACTAAATAAGAAGTGTACATTCTGGGCGCTCATTCTCCTCTTGCACTCGGAAAAAAATTGAACATAAACTAAATTTAACTGTAGTCCCCCCGACCCGGAATGTGCTCGTATTGTAAGCATGTTCTCAGTGCAATGGCTATTCCTCACACTCCCATGGAGTGTAACTATCGCCGTGGGTTTTCATGTGTAGTATGTGGACAATCGTCTGGCCATTGTCAAGAGGATTGTCCAAATGTGGAGGCGTGGGCTATTCGTCAAGGAAAGAAGCCGAGGCGAAAGAATCTCTACCTTGAGATCAGGGACATTAAGCAAGTTCTCAGGGCACATGGGATCGAGCCCGGGTCGGACAAGGAAAATATGAAGAAGGTGCGGGATCTTGCAAATACAATGAAGCCAACCAGAATTCCTCTCTTTATTACAGAGTAAGATGGGAAAAACCAGATCAAGAAAGACGAAGATAAGAAGAAAGACACGAAGACGCCAGAGGGGTGGAGGGATCGGTGCAAGAGAAATAAACAAGGCGGCAGTAGTAATAAGTAAGCGTGTAGAGAAAGATGAGGGGGGAGTAGAGGATATTCAACGCTCGTAAAGATAAAAGTTGATCTATCTTTTCGTAGCCATGTGGAGTCCGAAAATGCCTAACCTACATGGAGGAAAGGCATACAAGAGAGGAAAGCACGGATCTACAGAGGAGAAAATGATTGAATGGAACGAGTCTGAGGGGCAGATGCTGGGTCGAGTGATTGGTGTTCTCGGCTCGAGGCGTTTTACTGTCTATTGCAATGACAACAAGACGCGTATTTGCCGTCTATGTGGTTCGATGAATAAGTCTGACTGGATTAATAAGGGGTCTATTGTTCTTATTGCCCAGCGTACATTATCGACGAGTACGACAGGAAATACCGGTAAGGGGGTAGGCGATGTTACTCATGTGTTCGATAGCTTCTTCTATAAGGATTTGAAGGCTATGCCGACGACGAACCCTGTTCTCTTTACCCAGGTAGAGGAGAAGAACATTGAAGATGTCATCAAGCGAGTGAATGCTGATAATGTAGATATAGATGATGATGATTTCTTCTTACAGGAGGGGGAGGAAGAGGGAACTGCCGCGGCGGAGAAGAATGCCAAGGAGGCATCCGAGAAGGAGTTAAAGGAGGCTGCTTGGAAAGAGTCTGATAAGGCGCGTGCTGTGACGATGAGATCGAGGCGAGAGGAGAAGGAGGTGACCTTTGAGGAGCTATAAGGTTCTGCGGCATTTAGTGAGTGTATTACTCCTATAGTAAATGAGTATAGTATGTTCTCGAGTCATCCTGCAAATAGTTCAGCGTTCGCTTCGGCGGATTTCGATTCTCCCGATGATTCCACGTATTTTTTTGAAGGGATAGGAGGGGGTGCAGATATTAAGGATATCGTGTCACAAACTCTGAGTCGTCATATTACCGAACTATCTTCTCCTAAACCGTCTACAAGTATGAGTAGTTGGAGGAAGCGGTTGCGTGAACTTATGTTAGTTCAGACAGAAAATGTTCTTGACTTTTTACTGAAGCCTTCTACTGAGCAAAAGGTTGTTGGTCCTATTGAATCGCTTTTACGTAAATATTCTCTTCGCAAGGAGGTGGATCACTCTGTAACAAAACCTCTCAAGGATCTCTTATCTCCCGGGGGTAGTATTGAAGAAGAAATAAATGACTGTATTGCAAAATCTGGTCCTTCTACGCTTAGTCAAGTACGTAGCCAGGTAAGTTCTTTGCTTGAAATGTATAAGGATTTAGGAGAAAAGATATTAGAGTCTGAGAATCAGTTAAAGTTGAGGGTGGAGAAGCTGGGTAAATTATATACGCAAGTGGCGTCTGTGTTGGAGTTACAGGTGAGTCCTGAGACAGAGGATTTGTTAAAGGGGATGGAAAAATATTTGTCGACTGCTGCTCTTGATCTGAATATTGAAGGAATCTACAAGGACCTTTTACAGTTATATGGAAAACATATTGCTCTGCGAGAGACGATTCAGATGGCGAAACTGGGGACGTGTCTCCCTTCCGAGCCGTGGTGTTCGATTTGTCTTTCCGATACTATTGCCTACGCTATTGTTCCATGTGGCCATACCTATTGTGTAGGATGTTGCAGAAAAATGGTCTATGACTGCGGAATGTGTAGGACCAGGATTAAGGAGCGGTTAAAGATTTATATATCGTAGGCTACCATGTCTTCTCAACCTTATAGTCTCCTGAGCGGAGAAACTTTTCCTTTGCCTCTTCCCATGCAGCATCATCCCATTCGTATAATTCTCCTGCTATCCTTACGATACGTTTAGCAAGAGTCCACCAAATAAACTCTGCGAGCCGAATCCCGTCGGCTATTCTCTTTTCGTTGTCCATGGGGACAGGTATTCAGATGTAGAAGGGTGTTCAACTTTTATGTAGGCACTAAGTAGTATGAGTCAATCGCGTAGACAGGGAACTCAAATACTTCAGGATGAGATAGATTCTGCGATTGCATTAGTACGTACTCATGGCATTAATGTTACGCGGAAACTTGAGAAAGTGAAGGACATGGTTTCACGATATTGTGAGAACAAGGGTCGTAGTTCCGCTGCTTCTGCTTCTGCAGTTGCGGCCGCTGCTCCTCCTGTTGCGGCCGCTGCTCCTCCTGTTGCGGCCGCTGCACCAGTTCCTACACCTACAGTATTACCGTATGGTCTAAATACGATCCAGGAAGAGAATGAGGAGTCGAATACGAATGCGAATACGCTTGCTGCCCCTGCTCTGCCAGCAGAAGCAGAAGCAGGTCCTTCTGTTCCCGTATCACTAAAGTCCAAAGGTCCTGAATCGTGGTCTGACTTCCGCAAGAAGGTTGGTGAGGGGACTCCCTTAAAGACTGGAAAGCAGGGAACTCTGGATAAGATATCTACCCTCTGGACTCAGGCCAAGGGTGGTAAGAATGTTACAGAGATTGCGCAGTACTTAAAGAATGAGCTTCAGATTGAACCCAGTTTAGCAAACCGCAAAGCCCCTGCCTTAGCAAAGATAGCAAGTAATTATGTGAAGAGGGGAACACGCTCTGCTCGTCCTCCGTCGAACAAGGGTACGCGCACTGTGAGGAAGACGGCAGTAGCCCCCGCCACAGAAGAATCCTCGAATAACTTTGTCGCGCGTATGAATGCTGCCGGCGCAAGGAATGCAGAAGAGAAAGAGAGAAAGTTCTTAGAATCACAACGTCTGAAGGAGGAGTATAAGAGACAGAACGCTCTGGCAGCCACTCCCGTACAGACAAGAAGAGTCCCTATGGCTGCAGCAGCCAATAGAAATGCAAACCTCTCTGCCCCTATTGCAGCATTAGATCCCTATGCCCCTACATCGCAGAAGAGTGAGGATCTCAGTTTATAGGTCTAAACACCCAGCTCGTTATAGGATAGATGGAGGAAGGTGACATATCCCAGCTACCTAATATGATTGTACAGTGGAAGCAGACTCAGGAGGAGGTGAAGAAGCTGAAGGAGCAGATCCGTGAGCTCACTATTCGAGAGAAGGCATATAGCGATGTTATTATGCGTGTGATGAAGAAAAATAGTATTGGAACACTTGATCTTCAGCAGTCTCAGCGTCGTATCGTGTATACCACAAGAGAGAAGAAGAAGGGCATCAGTGTCAAGCAGTTGGGTGGTCAGCTTTCTGAGTTCATGAAGTCTGAGGAGGAGGGGAAGAAGGCTATGGAGTTTCTTCTTGGGAAGCGCGCGAGCACTACTGTACAGAACCTGGTTCTCGAAAAACTCTAAGACTCAGATAGAATGGGTGTATCTGGAGCAGTTAAAGGGTTAGTACAAGGCTTTGCCAATCCTGATAATTCGAAGGAAAAGAAGGAAGGATACATTGCCTTCGTTACCTTTTTACTGACATTCATTATCACTCTGTTGATTCTGTCTTTAATTGGTCAATTTCTGTGGAACTCGTCTATAGTTGAACTCTTTACCTGCGTACGTCCGGCAAAGAGCATGTGGCATATCCTCGGCCTTTTCCTCTTCTCGACACTCCTCCTCTCGTAGAGATCTCCTATACGCGGTAACAACTGCATTTTGAAGAAAGCGTCTTTCTTCAGAATGGGATGTGCATGTAAAAGGGATATTCCAGATTATCCTGGTACAGAGGAATGGGGGCCGTTGTTTTGGAAACTCCTCCATGGGTTCGCAGAGAAGGCAGGGACGGCACGTAGTCTCGAGGAGGAGATGCGAGAATGGAAACGTCTTCTCACTCTCTTAAGTGATGTACTTCCTTGTGATATCTGTAAAAAACACTATAAGGAAGTATTAGTGCAGAATCCTATAGGGGGTATCCTAAAGATGGACAAGCCCACTGCATCACTCTTTCTTCGTACATGGCTTTGGACGCTACATAATGAGATTAATGTGGCTAACGGGAAACCTGAACTTCCTTTTACAGATCTTGCAGTCCTCTATTCGGATGTTAATTTTCAAGACATGTTCTGGAGGCTTGAGCCGGTAATGAAGTTAGCAATAGCGAAGACTGGAGTTGGCTTTATCAGTTGGTCAAAGTGGTCTGCCAGCGGGAGGTTGTTGGCCTCGTTGTATTAGACTGCAGATCAATAATACCCGGTAAATTCACCTATCTGAGGGTCATTACTTACAGAAAAGGGACTCGGGTCTCTTGGTCCTCGCTTGGCCGCAATTAGCGGCTCTTTTTGCAGACATTTCTCACGTGCTATATCATATACATCACGAACGAAGGCCTGAAAGCTTGATTCCATCTGGGTTGCTTCCGCATCAGTTAGAGAGTACGAGGTGCAAAGCCGCCGGATGAGAAATCCCCCCCGCTCCGTCCATTTATCCATGGAAATATCCAGATCACGGGGGGGTATTGTCTTTGCTAAGCAGCGCCCCGTTGTTTCTGCAATTGCTTCTATATCATGACTGGTTGTGTATGGCTGATTCAGGGTGGTGTTGACCGTATAGTTCGGAGATAATAAATCCTTTTTGAAGCAGGAGAGCTTATTTAGCAGTATGGTAAACTCGTTCATATCTCTCTTTCCTTCTTCGGTCGTTGATGTTCTCCCAGAAAACACCTGTAAGATCTGTTGGTCGGTGTAACATTCGGGTGGTGGGGGGAGGAAGGATCTCTCAGGGATGGCGAAGCCCTCGACTTCCTCGCGAGAACCTACGAATCCAGACTTGTAGGAGGGAAGAGGGACAGTGTACCGTCCATAAAAAAATGTAGACGCCACGAAATAACTGAGGATAGCAACTAATGCTATGACGGCAAGGGATGAGGGGCTGGGAATATAGGAGGCTGCTGCCGTGCCTAAACTATATTGCTCGAACATTCTCTTTCTCTTCTATGTCAGTGGAAAGATTCCCACGACTTGCGCATGTTAGGAGCTCTACGAGCAGGTGTTCCTTTTCTGCAACCTTCTCCCGCATGAAGGCGTCGATATTTAGGGTCTCCTCCTCCTTCAAGATGAGATGATAGACCTGCACCTGGGCCTTCTGGCCGATGCGTACTGCCCGCCCAATGGACTGGCGCATGAGGGCGCTCGTCCACCAGGGGCTGATAAAGATGATGTTAGTGAAATGCTGGAGGTTGAGGCCGACCCCGCCACTCTTTATGTTGATGAGGAGGACCATGTGCTTTCCCCCAAGATCCTCCTCTGACCGCTTGAGGACGGCTGCTTTTTGTTCTTCGGACAGATCCCCGTGGTACTGGAGCACTGTATACTTGTCGATCAACTCGTTCTCGAGAAGATTCATCTCGTCCTTGAACTGACAGAAGATGATCCAGCGGATCGGCTTTGGCTCGTCGAGCAGAAGCCGTTCTACTGCTGCGAACTTGGTACTTGTTCCCCTCCAACAGTCTCGAGAGTAGCCAAAGGGTTCTCGCTTGCGCGCCCCGATGTAGACCTGGGGATGGATGGAGAGCTGGCGGAGCTTCATGAGTAGCTGGAAGCGGAGAGAGGAGGTATCCTTGTCGAGGCCTGTCCAGCGCTTGACGAGCTTCCCCTGGATACCCTGGTAGAACTCACGCTCCTCCTCTGACTCAAAATCGAGAGAGATGGTGGTCTCCTTGGCGGGGGCAGGGAGATCGGGGAGGCTGCTGCGTAGCTCATCCATAGATCGGTGAAGAACGGCATCTTGAACAAAGTGTTCGAGAGGCCGGGCATCAAGATCCTTGGCGGTGTAGCCAACGAGGGAGAGAAGGGTGAGCGTGTCCTTGTGAGAGTTGACCAGTGGAGTAGCAGTGATGACCCACGTAGCCTTGCGCTTGAGGGAGGCAACCTTCTCGTAGAGGCGACCCTTTTTACACAGACCCTGGTGCGCCTCGTCGAGGCAGACCCTGTCAAAGCGGCGCTCGAAGAGGTGGCGCTTCCCGATGAGGGAGTCATAGTTGGTGAGGTAGACGAAGCGGGGTGCGACGGACTTGCCAACCTTCTTCCACTTTCCCTTCTCGATCACGTGGACCGCAAATCCACAGCGGAGGAACTCCTTGCGCCACTGAGGGATGAGTGCCTTGGGGCACAGGAGGAGGGTAAAGAGGAGGGTGGTGTTGGTGATGAGGCCGAGGATCTGTTCAGTCTTGCCCAGACCCATGTCGTCGCAGAGGAGACCACCTGCCTCAGGCTGAGCCTCTCGCCACATCATCCACTTGATGCCGTCGACTTGGTGGGCCTTGTACTCACGGTTAGCTGAGGTAGGCTTCAGCAGCGCCATGACGGCAGAGGAGACCTATCCTGCGAAGTATGATTTGGTTCAATTTTTTTGTGTTAAAGGTGTGTAGAAAAAAGGTCTGGTGGTGCGAGGACCTTTTTGTCTTTTTGTCTTTTTGTCTTGTGTTTAGCAGCCCGAGTCGTGGGCGTTTTTCTCGTTCTTCTCCTTCTCAGTGAACTCCTTATAGGTGATGAGGCAGTCGGCCACGATCTCCTCGAATGCTGTTGGCTGAGTAAGAAGGCGGTGAGCCTCTGCCTCTGCCTCGGTGACGTCTGTGCCCAGATACTCCAGGATGATGCCAGTGACCTTTCCAGGCGTGAAGCCCTCAACCCAGGCGTTGTTTGCCTTGGCGGCAGGCTCTATCTCTGCGAGGTACGTCTTTGCCCTTGCATAGATGCGCTCACCCACCGCGTCGATCCTCTCCTTGTTCTCTGCGAGGCGCAGGTGAAACAGGCGGCTGGCGAGGATGGTGTCGGCGGTGCGGAGGCTTGGCTGGTAGGGGTGGTTTGAGGGGAAGCGGTTGGAGAGGGAGAGGGTGCTCATGTAAAGAGCATCACGATGCGCTGGCGTCGGCATATTCTCCACGATGGCCAGGTAGTTCATGAGAACATACTGGGTAGCCTCGCTGTTGTGAAGAGACATGTGCTCGAACACTTGCTCAATGGGGGTGTTCTTACTGAAGATGGGGGAGTTGTAGGACGGGGGAGTCCAGTAGGGCAAGATGAGGGTGATTAGTCCCTTTGGATCAGGAATTGCCATTGGCTGCGGGACGGCGATCCCCTCTTGCGCGCACCAGGCCGGCCAGGACATCTTGGCGGTGCGGCGGCGGTAGTAGCCAGGGACGTCCTCCTTGTTCTTGCCAACGAGGCGGACACAGGGGTTCTGTTTGACGGTGCGGCCCTCCCTGTCCTGGACAGTGCGGCCAGGGAAGTACTTGCGCTTGATTCCCTCTTCGCCAGGGTGGACACCGTAGCAGTTATCCCGCGTGCAGTGGATGCCATACGAACAGGGGAGAGGGCTGTTGAGAGCCTTCTGATTCCAGGTGTCCGTGGGCTTACCAAAGCTAAAGGCGTAAGACATGGTGAGGTGGGGACTTTTCCTCGGGCGAGCGAGGAGCTTCATTTTTTTCAGATGTGGGGGAAGAGTGCAGGGCCATATGAAAAAGACGGCGGGTCTTCTTGAGATCTTTGTATTTTTGTTATAGGGTGTATAGTGGTTTAGGCGGTTGCCTGAGCAGCGGCGGCCTTCTCTGCGTCCTTCTTTGCCTTGGCGGCCTCGCGGCCAGCCTTCATCTTGGCCTTCTGCTCGTCGCTGATGATGCGCTTGGGCTTGGTGGATGCCTCCACGGTCTCGGCCTTCGTGGGCTTAGGCGTAGAGCTCTCCGTGTCAGATGCGGCGGGCGTCTCAGATGCGGCGGGCGTCTCGGATGCTGCAGGCGTCTCGGATGCTGCGGGCGTAGGAGATGCGGCAGGGAGAGGGTTCTCCTCCTTGAACTTGGCACAGAATGCTGCGTAGGCATCTGGGTTCTCCAGGCGGATCTCGCCTGCAATGACCAGCCGCTGCTTGGGCAGCGCGGGCGGCGCGAAGCGCTCGGGCATTGTCTGTGTGAGATGCTCAACGAAGGCCGTCCATGCGCGCGTGCCCAGGGAGGCAGGCTTGCCCTTGCGGGTGCTTGGCTTGGTCTTATCGCCCGTCGACTTCATGTCGGCAGTCATGGACTGCGAGAGGGCTACGTTGAGCTTCAGCTTGTCGCTCTGGGACAGCGCGGACACGAGGCTCATGATCTCAGAGATGGAAGACATTCTCAGTGGAGGTGGGGGGACTTATAAAGGAGGACAGCCGCTGCTTCAATTTTTTTACTCCCTCTTGGTCGGTGCTCTTGCCCTTTCTCTTAAAAAAGACAGTGTTGGGTTTGTCTTTTGTATTTTGTATTTTGTCTTTTATCGTGTGTCTCTTTACGCCCATGCGGTCTGCGCAATCATGGGAAGGCGAGGATTCTCTTGGGGGCACATGAGGAGCAAGACGAGCAACGCCAGGATCTGGAGAGGGCGGTAGTTTGGCACTGGCTCTTGTGCCTCAACGTCTCGCAGCGACATCAGCTCCTGCTGAAGCCAGGTGGGCAACGCAAGCCGATTGGGCATCACCGTCTTCCTCCAGCTGCGACAGGAGGGAAGCTCTATCCTCTTCAGGACGCGGTAGCCCCAGGAGTGCCAGGCGAACTTCTGATCGGGGCAGAAGGTGTAGTCAGTGGTCAGCTGAATAATAGCGACAGGGCGCGTCCCCTTCTTGAAGGCTATGATGTGACCCTTCTTGTAAAGACGGTGTGCACCGAGCAGCTGCGTGGCGTCGCGCAAGGCGCTCTCTGGGCTGCACTTGATCTTCTTCTGAGCGCAGCGCGCAATGATGTGGTTCACCATGCGGCTGAGGCGAACCTCCTCGTCCTCTGGGAAGCTGTTGATGTCTTTGCGCACCTGGAAACAGTGGCCGAACATGCCCTCCAGAGGAAAGCCGTCAACATCTTTTACAGTAGCGCGGGCCACAAAGTCCTTCTCCCAGGTAAACTCGGGGTCGCAGGTGGGCGCGGGGGACACGAGGGTAAGAGTATCCATAGGAGGACATGTATCATCCAGATTCTCTTAGTTCAATTTTTATAGAAGATAAGACAGGAAGACAGGAAGACAGGAAGACAGGAAGACAGGAAGACAGGAAGACAGGAAAAAGCTGTACATCTTTCTTGGTGTTTGTCTTTTTGGGATTGTATCTTGTCTTCTTACTCTGAGTCACTCTTGTAGCGGAAACACTCTGACTCTGAGTCCGACTGATTGGTGAAGCGGATCGGCGATCTCTTCAGCCCGTATGTCTTCGGCAGGCCGAAGGCGATTGGCATCTCGTCGTCATAGCCGTTCGGCTGCATGGGGGAGGGCTCGGTTACAGGGGGCTGCAGTGGGGGGAGCTCTCCCTTTGACATGGAGAACTTGAGCTTCTTCTCGCCAATGGTGAGCGATACGCGCATCTTGACCATCTCTCCTGGCGAGAGGGAGGCCATCACCTGCGTCATGGCGAATGTTACGGCGCTTGAAGCACTCACCTCTGCAGCTTGCTCCCTGAGCTTACGGAGCTCGGCAAAGGTCTGTGGAGTCTGCGCGGGGGTGGTCATGGGGACTCATCTACGGGAAGTATGTGGACTTCACTTTTTTCGAGGCTCTTGCCCGTGCTGCTCTTCGATGAGTATACCACAAAAAAGGGTTTGTTCTTTTGTTTTACCTTTGTTGCTTTGTTTTACTGACCCCCTACCAAGACCCCAGATCCTCCCCGTCCACCAGCTCTGAAGCTGTGACTGCTGCCCGCTCTGCCACCTCTGCCGTGAGCTTTGCCATAAGCTCCACCTGTGCTGCTGCTGCCGCTGCTGTTGCTGCCGCCTGCTTTGCCAGGACCTCGCTCCTCAGGGCCGAAGCCATGATGAGGCGGCCCTCCTTGAGCGCCCGCTCCACCTTGTCAGCGGGAATCCATGCACACACCTCGTGGAAGCCGCGCCCGCCCACGGCCATCGCGCCCGTGCGAGAGCCGATGTTGACCGTCTTCTCGCAGCTCCCCACGGTGGTGATGACGACGTCGCCCACCTTGAAGAGCTCCTGGTGGACGTCCCCGCGCTGGTTGAGGAAGCGCTTGGGCACGACTGTCTCGCCGCCAATGTCCGTCTCGATGATGTGATCGGTGTCAGTACCGTAGCTCATCGAGACGTTCACAATGCCGTAGCCGCGCCCACCGCCGCTGAGGCCGGCAGAGGCCTGGCTCTTCGCGTGGACCATGCTCATGGAGGTCACACGCGCCCCCACCACGGGCTCACTTTCACTGCTAAAGAGGTTGCGCAGCCATGCCTTGTTCTCATCGAGCGCAGCCTTGACGGGCGATGCGCCCTGTGCGGGCTTGCCACCCTTGAGCAGCTGCTTGGGGTGAAATGCCATTATGTTCAAGTGATTGGGTCGGGACTCCTCTTACGGCCTGCCCTGCGCTTCACTTTTTATATTAGATTGAAGAGGACCTAAAAGACCCCTCTTTGGACCTCTTCACTTTTTATATTAGATTGACACAAAGAGGTCCTGGCGCGCGGGCAAAGAGGTCCTGGCGCGCGGGCAAGAGCCAGCCGGCATCACTCTTTTATAAAAATTGAAATGGGGGGCGGCGCTGATAGGGAGTCCCCACCACAGAACTGAGCAACCGTATACCATGAGCTCCGTCGCATCCCTGATCACCCTGGTGAACGCCCTGTCCCTGAGCGACAAGCTGCAGCTGAACGCCCAGCTGGCGGCTATGATGGCTGGTGAGCCCCTGCCGGCCATTAGCGCCAAGGAGATCGTGTCTGCCTCTGCAAAGACCTCTTCCCGCAAGGGCAAGCCCGCCGCGCCTGGCACTAAGGCCTGGTCTGCCTTCGTCGAGCACTGCCGCGTGACGATGCCCGAGCGCTTCGCCCCGCCGGCGCTGCCCAAGGACCGCATGGTGATCGCCAAGGCCATCAAGCTGGACAACCCTGAGGCGTACAAGGCATTCGCCGCCAAGTACATCGCGGAGCACCCGGCCTCTGAGACGGCGTCGGTGGCGTCTGACGCGGAGCAGCAGGTCTCTGAGCCGATTCCCTATCGGGACTGGGGCTCTGCGTCTGCGACGGCAGCCGCGAAGGCCGCGAAGGCCGCTGCAGCTGCCGCTGCTGCCGTGCCCGCTGCAGATGCCAAGCCCAAGCGCGTCATCAGCGACGAGCAGAAGGCCAAGATGAAGGCTGGCCGCGAGGCGGCTGCTGCGACGAGGGCGGCTGCGAAGGCTGCTGGTGAGCCCGTGCCGGCAAAGAGCAAGGGTAAGGCCGCTGCCGCCGCCCCCGCCGCGCCCGCGCCCGCCGCGCTTCCGCTGGTCGAGGAGAGCAACAAGGTGAAGATCACCATCGAGGAGGTCCAGTACTTCATGGACGGTGAGACGTTCAACCTCTTCGCTATCGAGTCCGACGGCTCTGAGGGCAAGTACGCGGGCCGCTACAACACGGAGGACGACACCATTGACCTGAGCGTCGGCGAGGACGAGTAAGCCGCCTCTACCTGAGACAACAAGACAAAAGCAAAAGAAGAAGAAAAAAGGGGGACTCCCCACTTTTTTCTTGTCTATATGTCTTATACTCGCTGACCTCTTGTGAAAAATTGAAGGGGTAACCTCAAGCGGAAGGAAGTCTACTCAATGGCCTTTCCTCCCTCTGACATTCGCGAGCTCGCAGAGGCCAATGAGTTCTACCGCGCGACCAAGGCGGACTACATTGCGCGGGGCGAGCTCCTCACTCTCGCCCTCTTTGACTGTGCCCTTCAGACGACGCGTGGCGCATTCCAGGATCTGAAGCATCTGGTGAACTGCTATGCCATGGGAGATATCCCGGTCTCTCATATGCACAGCCAGATCCTGCGCATCTGCATTGAGGCGAGCGGAGAGTGTGGGGGGTCTAACTGGCCACTCAAGGTGTTCCGCCACGAGTTCCATCTTCTTCTGGGCGGACTGAGTCCTCAGCAGGTGGCAGAGGCTCAGGCATATCATGAGGAGTGGAGGAGGAACTGCGCGCCTCTCTTCTTCTCTCCACTGCCCCCCTCTCCGCTCATCGGATCTCGGTCTCTGCCGCATCTTCCTGCTCCCTTGGCTATTTATCCCCCTGCAGGGCAGCCAATCATGGAGAACATCCCATCCACGGAGTGGGATGGACAGATTCACGCTCCTCTACCTGCGTCGCCTTGTGCGAAAGAGCCAGAGTGTGAGTTCCGCCCCTCTTACAACGACTTCACCTGGCCTTCGCCCCTCCCTAAGTTGGTGGCCCTTGAGGCCGGTCTCACGACCAACAAGCGCTGCAAGCACGTGGATGCCATCGCTCTCATTGCCAAGCGTCTTAAGTGCACCCCTCAGCAGTTTTGTGAGATGACTCGCGCCGAGGTGAAAGAGCGCCTCTTTGACAGGGATCATTACTGGGCCCCTGGGGCATCCGCGGGAGTCTTCAATCTGCTGACGCAACGCTCCCGCTACTGGTAATCCTCTAACAGAATACGAAACGCCAAAAAACAAAGACACTACCCCCACCTCTTTTTGTTTAGAAAAAATGAAGTGCATATGCCTATACATGATTGTCCCCCACCACATCCCTTATTTCCTTAGTAATGGAGACTATCGCACACGAGCTTCAACAGGCAGAGGAGATGATCGTTGGCTCGAATGAGTACATTGGCACGTTTATCCAGATGTTCAAGGAGGTTGCCTCCCTTGGCAAGGGCTTAAAGGAGGGCCATTACCAAGCCGCGCTCTGCCACGAGCTTCAAGAGCGCAATATGAGGTACAGTTCTGAGGAGGCAATGCCTATCATGTACAAGGGCCGCCCCCTGGGCGGCAACCACACCATGCGACTCGATATCATGGTCCTCTCGTCCATGCCTATTATCATCGAGCTGAAGGCGATTGCCAGCAGCCTGGGCAATGAGGAGTACTGGCAGGTCCTGCGTTACATGGACTTTAAGAAGGTAGGGTTTGGCGTCGTGGTCAACTACTCGCAGTCAGAGAAGGGTGAGAAGGGTCTGGAGATCAAGTTCATCGTGCGGATCTGTAGGCACGCCTTCCTCTATGACTACAAGACGGAGGAGATCACTGCGCTGGACGACTCCTCTTACAAGATGTAAGAAGGGGTCAATGAACAGACCAAAAAGCAAAAATAACCCTCACGGGTATTTTTTGTCTTTGTGTTCTAACCTCTATTTGTGTTCTAACCTCTATAGCTATCCTATGCGCTGTCGGCCCATCTGCCATCCTCCTCAAGCACCTCGAGAGGTGCTTCATTGGCATCATAGTAGGTGGCCCACTTACTCTTGCGGACACGGTTGTTGACAACCGTCCACACCTTGTCTGCAAAAGGGGAGCGTGGCTTCTGCTTCTGGGGAGCAGGTGGGGCGTCGCTCATTCCTGCGCCCCTGTGACAGTAGGTCTTGTGTGTAGAGATCTTCTCAGACCCCAGACAGGCAATCTCGCCCCGAATGAGGTTGCTGTAGTGCTTCTTCACTGCGTTGATCTTCTCCTGCTCGGCAAAGCTCTTTGGCTTCTGGTTCTGTGCGGCCTTCATTCTCGGTGGGACTTCACTCAGGGAGGGCCGGTCACTTCACTTTTTTTAGGTGAGTGTTTCTCTTATCGTAGTGAAAAAAATGAAGGATCGATGAATTCCAGGAGTCAGTCCCACCGTCTTCGTAGCAGATGTTTAACACTTCTTCTCTCTTCGCCGCAATGGAGAAGCGCAAGATCATTAGCGAGGCCCGCTTCCACCTGCGCCTCTTCCAGGTCCTGCACGAGAAGGCACTTAAGATTCATGTGGTTGAGGAGTTGGAGGACTGCTTTCAGCACGGCATTACACCCAGCATCCCATTTCTCAGTTACAGGGCGGCCACCTTTGAGGAAGGTGACTGCGAGTTCTCGACTGCTGATCTGAGGGAGATGGTGTCTCCACACAGCCTGAGGTATCCATCAGGAGGAAAGGTGAAGCACCTGGCTTATTCACTTTGCACAACCCTTGACGAGCTTGTCGATTCTGGTGAGCTTCATCAGGATGGGCGCACCCTACTCCAACGCTCTTCTATCGGAACTGGCGGCATTCCTGCACGAAAGCTCTTTCTTCGCGAGTATGGTGCTATGGCCATGCTTAATCACTGTCTGGGCGAGGGACTCGAGGTGATCCCCACCTATACCGACGATAAGGTCTTTGAGTGCGGCGACCAGAGGATCATCTTACAGACAGTCGACTGGAGGATCGTCTTTACTGGCAAGAAGAAGAAGCCGTGGAGCATTCCCCAGTGCATTCCCAGTGATAGCGTTATTTGGCATGCCCTTGACGAGATCTTGACTTCCGGCGCGTCAACGCACTGGAGTAAGTGGACTTATCCTTACTGGAAGAATCTTGATATCGACGATGACACGTTGGCCTGGTATGAGAAGGGCAATGAGAGTGACGAGGAGGGGTATTAGCTACTAAAGGAGGGGAACATCTGGACCAGTGTAGAGGATTGCGTAGTATATAACAAAAGATAAAGACAATAAAGACAATCCCACTACACTTTTTCTGTAAGAGGTCAGCCTTCATCCTATTACTTGTAAAAATTGAAGTGTCTCAGTGTTCCACTTACAGTCCCCCTTTCGAAAAATGGAGTTCGATGACTATCTCCCTCTCGGCGGCCACCTTCTCTCTCACGAGTTTCAGAGCTTCCTTGTTGAATGGAATATGGCTATCGCTGCCTATTCTAATGAGGAGGGGGAGGAGGCCTGGTTGGGCGAGTCTCGCAAGCAATACGAGAGGGATCACCCCGAGCTCTGGGAAGCGTACAAGGCGGAGTTCAAGCGGCTGAATGCTCTGTACCCCGAAGAGGTAAAGGCGGTGAAGAAGTACCAGAAGGACTATCCGAAGACGGAGACGGAGGCCTCGGTCATGCAGGCAGCCCAGGCAGCCCAGGCAGCCCAGGAGGCGCGCGAGAAAGAGCTGGCAGAAAGGCTACGGATCGCCAGGGAAAAACTGTATGAGGCGCTGGCAGCGTATGCAGACGGTAGGGATAAAAATGAAGTTTCCTCTCGGGAGGTAGAGTAGTCCCCAATGCAGACTCAGCGGCCTCAGATAAATGTTCCCAACGAGAGCGTTCTGCAGACAACGTTGACCATACCCCTTATTACTCCACCACCATTTATCCCGCCTCCTCCCAAGAGGAAGGTCTACGTTGATGCCGAGGAGATGTCATGGTATATTGAGCAGATCTCTTTATCCATGGCCTCTCACAAGAAAATGACACGCTCAGACAGCGTGTGGCCCATTGCTTTCGCCTATAAGGTCTAATACAAACAACTACTTCACCTCTTTTTGTTGCTTTATAGACACAGAAAAAAGTGAATATTTATCTACATGCGAGGATATGTCCCTCTGCATTAGAAGATGTCGCTCACTACAGGAACATGGTCTCCTCCTGTTTCGCGCCCAAAGCTCTGTCCCGAGTATGCTTCTGTTCGTCTTGAGCCTGTTTCTCCACTTCCCTCTTACGTTGTAAAGGCCTATACCCGCTATATGGGAAAGAGGGAGGAGATGCAGGCTGAGAAGGAGACTCTCATTGATGCAATAAGTAGCTTGCAGTCTAAGCTAACTGAGAGGGTGAACGAGGAGAACGGCAAGTATCGTATTGCTGGGCGTAAGGAGGACGTAGTGACGGTGTCAAAGAGAGATGAGATTGCCAAGCAGTCAGAGGCTCTGGCTTTGCTGAACCGCAAGATAGATTCTCTTATTGAGGATAATAAGGCGGTAGAGGAGTATATGAGTCTGCATAAGAAGATGGAGGAGTCATATACTGTAACCAAGGCACTTCAGGATGAGTCGCGAGTAAGCTGGGCTGCTATGTATTCTTCTGTATAGGACCTTCTGGGCAAAAAGTGAAGTTCATGTGTAGTGGAATAGCAAGCCCCTACTGGCCATGTCATTTACTATGCATGTGACACCCTATACCGCGCCAAGTGATCCCTATTACACCCTTGCGGCGAGTTTCTTTGCCTTTCTTCCTCTGATGCTTCACCTCTTCTCAATTCCCTATCCTAACTACGAGGATGAGTGGCAACAGCAAGAGCAAGAGCAGGAACAGGACAGCAATATTCCTCCTCTTACACCAACTCTTGCGTGGTTTGTTTCAGAGATCGAGGCAGAGATTCTTCAGGTCCTCAGTGATTCTGGGAAGGAGATGTCCAGCTATGAGATTGCGAAGAGGCTTAACTACTGGCCAGAGAATGTTCACACGACGCTGTACGGTCTTTATGAGAGGGGAGTTGTCTGTATGCGGGGAGATATTCCTTTGTGGTCTATCCGTGTCTGAATAGGGAAGAGGTTGAAAAGACAAGTAAACACTATATAAAGCAGGGGGCTTTTTCTGTTGATTCCGGTTATGGCAAAAATTGAATGAGTTCTGTACTTCTGTGTCGTGTCCCCATGCCTCGTTCTCACAGCCTCGAGCGCAAGTACCCTCTGGTGTACGATGAGCTACCGCGGAGTACTGATGGTTCTGAGGTAGCGCTCATCGCAAATCCCTATCCTCCTCTTCCGTTGTCTGATGACGAGGAGGAGAAAGAAGAGACTAACAGGGACGAGGGTGATACGGGCCTCTACTTCTTTGACAAGAGTGGTGAGTCCTTCATTCCTGCTCAGACAGCGAAGACTCGATGGGGTGCAAATATCCTATGGGAATCGTCTTGGGAAGACTACCGGAAGAGTATTGGTGTATTAGGTAACTTCCCTTATATGATCAAGGAGGCGCAGCTTCTCTATAGCATTCTCCAAGAAGGGTGGAAGACCAGGGAGGAGTTGATTGTGGCGGCCCTCGACCTCTGCGACAATGAGCTCTTTGCCAGATCTATTCATGTGATCGACTGGCATCTGCAAAAGATGGATGAGGCGGATCTGATCTATAAGATTACAACTTATATGTAAGTGTCGATCACCAAAACTATCAACGATTTTTTTAACGAATAAGGGCTGTGTAAGCATCTAATGATGCATATACTGCTTTATTTTACGGGGGTTTACTCTAATCTATCTTACTCCTGATCTAACATAGTTCTAAATGTGATATATTGGGTTACACCGTTTTCAACTGTTGTAAATGTAAGGGGTGTCTTAAAAATGTATGTTGTGTTATATTTATTTAGATCATTGCCTACCATGTAGTTTTCACATGACGGGGGTGTTTGGGATATTAACCAAGAATCGCCGTTATTAGCGGAAACGTGGTCAACAGATGCTTCGTGCACGCGTACTACTTGAGGAGCTATAACCATATGAATGGGAGAACCAGCATCGATTGTACCGGAACGCCACGAACGAATATAATCTTTAAAATTATTTCCCAGTGAAGTTACTACGGAGATTCCACTTGCAATACGGATGGATGTGTCGGTTTCTGAATTTGGATCTTGGTTGGTGCTATCAACCATAAGTGTTTTGAAATTATTACCACTATATGTAATATCTAATACATTATTTACACAGGAAAATGGAAAAAGAAGGTTATTCGTTCCATCGTAGTAGCATGGGCTCTCAGGTTTTATAAACTTGGTCAATCCTTCCTTTCTAACATCAAACGCACGACCCACAGATGCCATTATACTGATTATATAGATTTTTTACAGTGTGTAATACCATCCGTAGAGGTATCTTATACTGAAAAAGCTAACAATAAATGGTGCAATTTGTATTGTTATTTTACTGCAATCGATGGATAATCTGTTTAATGCGATTATTTGACTCATCGGAGAAGATAAAGTCGCGATGACTTATGTTTGGCATGCACTTCAAATGTGAACGGAAGATGCTTACGTCGATGTTTGTGTGACGAGGAAGGCAAGACATGGGCCACCACGCCGTGTCTGATATCTCGTTCTTATCACGTATGTTTAAGAAACACGCCACGTCGATGTGAAAGACAAAGTATCCGCCTCCCTTCATCATACAGTAGCGATCATGCTCGGAAGAAATGCGCACTCCTGTTTCTTCATAAAGTTCTCGTTTAGCACAATCAACGGGGAGTTCGTCGCAGTGGCTGTGGCCTTTTGGAAAGGACCATTTATGGGAACGTCTTCCTTTTACGAGTAAGACGTTTCCGAAAGAATCTAAGCAAATAGCACCGTAGACAGGCATGGGGACAGGATTCCTCGTGACAGTTTCGATCAATTTTGTGAATTTCCGTATGACTCATCTTCGGTAGGGGGTTTTCATTGCGAGGGATTTGTATGTGATTTTTTTTAGAGTATAGATTGCGATTTTCTGCGTCTGCTTTTTACATAAAATACTTAACCTCGATAGAAAATGTCTACAGCTGAAATTCTTATTGCATCGGTAATAAAGAGTGTTGGGAAGAGGGTATTTTTAAAGACAGTAGAAAAGATGTGCAAACATACGGAAAAGACACCATCTGTAGCGCAGCGTGTAAAACGGTCTGTTCCGGCGGAATGTGTGTGTATTGCCAGAAAGAAGGGGGAGAGAACTGGAATAAAGGCCGGGAAGCATGTGTTGTATGATGCGGTAAGGTGTGATAGAAAGGAAGTAGATGCGAATACACATTTATGTGCGGTACATACAAACATTGTTCGTCGTAGGGGGGCTCTTCCTCTTGGCCGTTACACAGATCCTTTTACGGAGGAGTTAAAGAAGATATTTGGTGAAGTGTAAAATCTCTCCTGTCGATAGATGTCGTGGGCGAGTTATGATTCTGCGCCGACACAGCCCATGCAGCAACAACCCTTAAATATGCAGCAGATGAAACCAATGATGCAAAATAAGCCAGAAAATCCTGCATATACTCAACCCCAGCCTCAGCCCCAAGCCCAAGCACAGCAACCAACGCATCAGACTCAGAAGTCAAAGTGGGCAGATATATCCGAGTATGAAGAATACTATGATTGGGGATATATCTTTGTGGGTATAATTGTTACTGAATTTATCTTACTATTGCTTGTTCGTTATTTTCCGGAGTTTTTTGGGAAACAGTTAAATGTTTGGTATAATCGCTTTAAACTGAGTGCAGTAGTGTCAGATGTCTTTGTCTTGGCTCTTGCCATTGGTGTTTCTCGTTATGTCTACACAGAGTTTATATATCCAAAGTACGACTGGAATCCCTTGTATTTTACAGGAACAACTCTATTTGTGCAGATACTTCATGATATTCTCTTTTACATTGGGGTTATTCAGCAAGTGCCAAAGGGGAGCAATGCGATGATTGATGTGATGAAGGAGTACGCGAGTTCTGTTACATCGCGTGCAATTTTGGGAGACTCTGCGTTGATGATTTCTTCTGTGGTGATTGCCATGATAGCTAAGGGTATGGAAACGCACGCAGTTATTTTTATGGGTCTTCTTGCGGTGTATGGAATCCCTTATATTCTCGAGACGAGGAATGAATATTCAAGCCTATCTTAATTAAATGTAAAAAGTGAATAGCTTAGCGGCAGCGACTGGAAGTCTCTGACGTTATGTTAATCTTTCTGAGTTTACTCCTTGTAAGTGCGCAACAGGATGATCCTACCAAATCGATTTCATCGAGTCTGTCGCCGAGTGTAAGTGTATCACCAAGTGCCTTAGAAAGTCTGAGTGTATCTCCAAGTGCCAGTGTATCTCCAAGTGCCAGTGTATCTCCAAGTGCCAGTGTATCTCCACGTACTGTTGTATCAACATATACATCGAGTCCTATATATCGATCTTTGCCAACTCATGTCCCTACTCCTCAGCCAGAGGGTGATTCAACTTCCAGTGCTACGGGAGAAATTACGGGGGGGGTGGCGGCAGCTGCTATTATATTCTTCTTTGTCTATTTGTATTATTCAGGGCCGTCTATTGATACATTGACACGAACTCCTCTGACTGCAGAGGCTTCGACACAAAAACCAGTAGGGAGGGGAAGTGCAGTGGAGTCTGATGTAATTACCCATAATGCCGTATATAGGAGGTAACCACCTAAACTTGACCTGATATAATCAGTATACATGTCTCTTCGTGAAGTCTTGAGGGAGCTATCTGCAAGGCATTCATATGTTCAGTTGCATAAGGAGCTTCTTTTGTTAATGAGGGAGGAGTATACAGCATTGCATCAGTATTTTGCAGAGACAGAGAAGCCTCGTCAGCGCAAGGCTAATATTCCTCCTTTTGTCGCAGTGTCTCCCCCTGCAGGGGAAGCTCCTCTTCCTGCGGAGGAGGTTTCTGGAAGAGTCCTTGCAAATACGAAGATACGTATTGTAAAGAAGGCATTTACTGAACCTGTTTCTGCGACAGACGCACAACCCCAGGTAGACGCACAACCCCAGGCGGACGCGCAACCCCAGGTGGACGCGCAATCCCAGGCGGACGCACAACCCCAGGTGGACGCGCAATCCCGAATGAACTCTAAGGAACTGAAGGCATGGCAGAGGCAGCAAGAGGTGAAGAAATTAGCCGAACTAAAGGCCAACGGTATTAAACCCGAATCCCTTTTAACTGTAGAAAATATCAAACTTTGGATCGAAGATCAGCACCGTACGTTTGCCTATGTTGCGAGAGAGTATGTTGGAATGCCAGAGGATAAGGTCGCAGATTTTGCAAAAGCTCATGGTGTGAAAAGTACTATATCAAAAAAGAGGGCGATTCTATCAGCAAAAAATCGTCATCTGTAATAGATGTCAAGGGACGCGTCCGAAGTGATATATCGCAATGATTATAGAACAAGATATATTAATTATTTTGTAAGAAAACATGATCAGCTGAAGACTGCTTCTATAGTTAATATTGTTGGTGGTAGTGCAGGAGCAAATGAGGAAAGTGAGCGTGTGAAGATCCTTATTGGAAGCACACAGGTATCGAATGAAGAAATGGATGGTATCCTGGGAAAAACGGGACGAGCGTTGTTCATTACGTCCACTATCTTTTTTAAGCCCCCTATAAGGCCAACGGGGGTTATCGGGTCACCCCTCGGCACTCTTATGATAGATGGCAGTGATACTCTATATAACATCTCAACTGGTACTACTGCTACTCTTCCGTCGAGTATAACATCAATAGCATTAGATCCTTTTGGAAATGTTTATGTGACATCATCGCTAAATATTTTTAAATACGAAGCGCCAGGTACATTTATTAATATGAATGTAACAGGATTGGCTAATATAACAGCTTTAGCTGTATCATCTGATGAAACGTTTTATGTATTACAGGATGGTTCTTCTCAAATATTTAAGGCAAAACGGAATAGTGCCGCTGTTGCAATAGCAGGCCATTGTGATGGGTATGCTGATGGCCCGGGTGCTACTGCAGAGTTTAATAATCCCAAAGGTCTGGTTTTAGATGTTACAGGGCACAATCTGTATATTGCTGATACATTTAATTCTATGATACGACAAATGAGTACAACTCCCCCTTATATGGTAACAACTCTTGCAGGAAATACAATTCCTTATGTTACTCCTTTTCCAACAGACAACGTAGGAAATAGAGATGGAAAAGGATTATATAGTGAGACATTATTATATGAGCCTCACGGTATAACGATATCTCCTGCGGGTGTGTTATATATTGCTGATACAAATAACCATAATATACGATCTCTATATGATGGAACTCTAACAACTGTGGCGGGTCATTCTGGAACACCTCCTATATATGATGTTTCTCCTCCTGGGTACATTGATGCTCCTGGAGATCAAAGCAGATGGTATTATCCATTAAGTATTTCTTACTATGATTCGATCCTCTATATTGCCGAGCCGCTAAATTATGCGGTAAGAATTCTCACGGTTGTGTAGCTGTTTCAGTTGTATAGGCTGGTGTATAGCTTGCCTTTTGCTTACATACAGGGCAGACGCTTTTTGTTTGAAACCATGTCTCTAATGCAGAAGTAGTAAAGACATGGTAACATGATGTTACACTGGCAGTAATCGGGGAGATTTCATCGAGGGTGATTGCGCATGTCTCTCCCTTTTTACTGGCATCTTCAGCAATAATCCAGGCGATGCGCATAGGTAAAGTTGCGACCACGGGCTTGGGAGGCGCTACAGGTTGAATATCACGTAGAGTCCAGAGAGGGGGGATTGTTATAATAGGACCAACGGGAATAGTTCCAGCAGGAAACTCGCCTGCAAAGATTGATGGGCGAAAATTAGCAATCGAATCGCTTCTCTTTTGTACTATAGCCACATCACGTCCCTTATAGATAAGGTATTCTCCTGTTGCCATGCATTTTACCAACTTGTTCTCTTGTATTACGGTGGATCTTATAGTATTAATTTTTGTGGGTGCTGGAGGAAGAGTATGTGAGCTTATTACGATTGCTGCAAGCGCTTCTGGATCAGTGAGATGGCGCTTCCAGTGATTGCTACAGTGAAACCATTCCTGGTTGGCGTAGGTCTTCTTATTTGGTCTATAGACGGCAATATAACACTCTCTAAATTGATGAATATAACGCTCGGTCATGTGGGACAGTATAGTTGTGGGTACATAAGGTTCACTTTTTCTACGTAGATGTAAAAAAAGTGAAACCCTCGGCCACACCCTTTTGCAGGTCCTGATGGGTCAGTACTACTACCCTATTTACCTCGGTCGAGATGGGAATATTCTTGCGTGGATGGATGCGCATATGTATAATTATGGTCTTAAGCTGACTGAGCATTCCTATAAGAATAATGCATTTGTAAATACATTCGAGTGTGGTCTTGTTCCTGGGGCACACTTTTACAAGGCGAGGGTTGTGTGGGCGGGCGACTATGCGGACTGTGAGCCCAGTGGTGTGAACTTGCATGCTATGTGCACCGAGTATACTATGATCTCTCCTAAGGAAAAGAGCTCAGCGCCTCGCTATATTCTCAATCATACCAAGAAGCTCTTCGTGGATAAGGAGAAGACATCGAAGTATTATTATGCCTATCATCCCCTTCCAATTCTTACTGCAGAGGGAAATGGGCGTGGGGGCGGGGATTGTGAGGATTCCCCCTTGGTGGGATCATGGGCGAGGGATGAGATTTCGGTAGAGGAGAATCATTATGACTTTGTCGAGCTTCTCTTTGATATGGGAGAGGAGCGAGAGAAGATATTTCGGTAGAGGAGAATCATTAGGGAGAGGTCCAATAGATTTACTCTACGTCTATGACCAATCTATGGTAATATAAAGCTTATGGAAATGCTTTTTTTGCAGACGGATTCCATTTGGATCGACTGAAAGAGAAGAATCGTACATGTTTCCATCGACTCCACGCGTGAGAACCTTGCGTAGAATGGTAGAATCGGGGAATGCCATGTTTAGATCATAGATGACATCATGTATAATATCGTAACATTCCATAGGAATTTCAACAGTAAATAAGGGGGTGCTGGATATTCTTGCATACTCGAGCACCAAGGTGTAGATGCGTTTCACTTCGTCGTTGACTCTTTTTGCATGGATTGCTAAAGCGTTGTTAGCCTTTAAGAGGGAAAGCATGTGGCGAGTGTAGGGCTTGAGGGACATGTAGGGACTTTCATGCGAGCTTTAGGCGAACTTCACTTTTAGCACAACTTCTCATGTTCTCTGCGAGCAGTATCTGTCTTGAAAAACCGACCGCAGTAATAACACTGGAGGGAGCAGATACACATTGGGACTATATGGCTGAGATGAACACATTTCATTTTTATTTAAGAGCTCGACCATTCATATCGCGTGATGCATAGCAGTGCGATGAATAATGCCCTTCACGACCACACCTTTTACAGGTGTCCCCTTTGTCTTTACATGACTTTTCGTGTAGACGGCAGCCAAAGGCAGTACTAAAGGTCCTATCACAGTAATCGCATCCATACTCATCCTCGGCCTCATCCTCATCCTCGGCCTCATCCTCATCCTCATCCTCGTCTTCATCCTCGTCATCGTCTTCTTCCTCGGCCTCATCCTCGTCCTCCAAATCATTTCCCTTATCATCGGTTCTTGCGTAGCAGGTATTAATAAAGTGCCCCTTTCTTCCACAGCGTGTGCATGAATCGGTTGCTGATCTAATCTTTTTTTGCAGATCTGCCTTCTGCTCGTCGTTCAGACGAACTTCTACGTACGACCCTCCTCGAACCTTGTCAATACCATACTTTGACATATATTCCAGTGTTAGCGAATCCTCATAGAAAGGGGAAACTTTCGTACGCTTCTCTACTACTGACACTGGCGCGTACTTTCTTGTCCACGCCGATCCCTGTCCATTCATATGCTGTAAAATGCGCCTCTCAACGTCTGCTGCCTTTCCAACGTAATAGCGTCCACCTGCAAGGCGTAGTACATAGAGGTTAGTTGACATGGGGACTACCTTGCATGTCGACGACGACTTCATTTTTACTGATCCGAAAAAATGAAGGAAGTTCAATACCATAGTGAAGTCTCTACATGTCTGCCATTGATTCTGAACTCGAAACCTTGCGTCTGCGACTTGCTGCTTTGGAGGAGCAAAAGAGGGTTGAAGAAGCAAATGCTGCAGAGAAGAAGGCTTTTCCGCTAAAGGCACTTGAGGGAATACTCGAGGAAAAGAGAAAGATGGTTGAACGCAATCGTTATTCTAAGAGCATCCCTCTCGCAAGATTGTATGACCAAGAGAAGTTGGCATACCTCGAACCTATATTTAATATGCTTAAGAACATCCAGGAGCGCTTGGAGGTTCTCGAAAGGAAGTAGCCCACCACAAAAAATGACCCAACCCACCCATCCTCTCTCAAGTCCTATCCTCTCCCAATGTGCCAAGCCTTCAGGGACTTTTATCTTCGCACGCGCAAGGATCTGTGCTTTAGGCTCTCCATGGTAGCCATGGCAATTGTATCACTAATATTCCTTATAGTTGGTCTTATAGGGATGCATAAGTACCCAACAGAGTACGGGTATGCTATATCAGCCATAATAGGTATCTCTGGATTACCGTGGCCAACTGTGGTGGCTATCTTCTTCTTCATTGGTAAGTGCACCCATACTTCTGAACCCCTCGCCGCCTTATACGAGGTCTGATTTCTTGGCCTTCGCCTTCTTTGCCTTTACCTCTTCAACTGCAGGCGCTTCACATATCTCTTCCCCATCAATGACCCCTATAACAGACAGTAGCAGCCCGCGTACAGTATTGATTTTTTCTTGTGTTATAATTCCCTGTTTAAGCAACAAATCTGTAACAGCCTTTGTCTCTGCCTTTGTCTCCTTCATCCACTCTGCCGTCCGCAGAAGTTCGTGGCCAAGAAGTGCCTTCACCTTGAGAAGCTTTTCCTGAAGACGAACTGATTCGGTATCGCTGGGTACGGAAGCGGCCAACCTGTACGTGCGAAACGCAATATCTATACAGACATCAAGAAACGAAAAGACGGATCTCATATCTTGCTTATATAATGTATTTACATAGATCATCATTTGTGATGCAGGACTCCATTCAATAGTAATAAAATCATTAAACTTCTTTCCCTGTAAGCGAGACTTGAGCGAAAGAAAGATGCCGAGAGGCGCATCTGAATGCAGGGCCATATCTCTCTCGAACTTGGCTACCTCTGCCTTTGGAATATCAGATTCGTAATTTTTCACCTCGAAAAGTATTTTACACTTCCGTACAACACAGCTCCAGTCCGCACACCGTGGCTGCTTCGAGGTGTTTTCTAATCCACCCCATGTTGTGTACTCTGCCACCAGATCCTCGAACTCCTGCTCACCTCTTTGACCGATATCACACGATCCAACCTTTCGCGAATCCTCTGCTTTTGCTAAAAGCATCTGAAGTTCTGCCGTGCGGAGTTTCATATCATCGCGAACCCTTTCTACTTCTTTACTGTACCTTTCCTCGATGGCTTGCAGTGAGCCCTGAAATGTCTTCTGTGCCTTTTCCTGAATTTGAAGGATTTGTGCTTGTAGGCTCTCTGTATAGGCCGTTAGCCTTTGCATCTCCTTACTGTGATTCGCCTGTGTTCCTTCTTGTAAGGCGCGAAGTGAGGCTCTATATTCTTCCTCTCCTCGCCTCTGAGTCTCCTTTTGCACCTCTAACTCGGTAACAGTGGTACGAAGGCGAGTAACTTCTTCCTGTTTTTCTGAGAGAACCCGGGCCAACTGTTCTTCTGCCTTTCGCTGAATCCTCTGTGTCTGTTCTTCTACCTCTCTATCGAGAGACTCCTTGTACTGGGCGTTTGTTGCCTCCTTCTTCATGGAGCTGAGAGACGAGGCGGCCAGACGAAGAAGTGTGGGAAATTCTTCTTTACTAATGGTCTGTACTATGTCTCTAATGGATTCTGTATGACGAAATGATGACGCCCATGTACCATCTTCGAACCACTCAGATACAAAGGCCTCCATGCTCTGTGTACGCAGGGTTTTTCTAAGTGGTTTATAGATGGGTATGTTTACCAGGAAAACTACCATGTATATTATCCCTATAGTGCTTTTGGCATGTATATATGTTCTGTGGAAGCCTGTTGAAGGGTTTTCTCAGCCCGAGACATTTACAGGGGCAGAGTACAAGGGGTCATATGAGTTACCACCTATTGCATGGACTCACTGGAATAACGAACGACCACCAAAGGTGATAAAAGATATCTTAGATAATCGCTCTTCTGCAATGCCTGGATGGGATGTTCGCTTTGTTACAGATGAGACGGTTCTCAAGTATATTGATCAAGAAGATTTTCCTCTGAATTATAAAGGTCTCAGCCCTCCTCACAGGGCTGACTGGATACGGTTGAGGCTTCTTGAGAAATACGGGGGTGTATGGTTAGATGCAGGGATTATTGTGAATGATGGATCTTCTCTCGATAGGCTACGAGAGGAGACGATAAAGAGGAGGGCGGAGTACACGGGATTTTATCCTAACGATGGGTTAAATAAGAAAGGGACTCCCTCTTACATTGATAATTGGTTTATTATGGCACCCAAGGGAAGCCCGTTCATTACCATATGGAAGAAGGAATATGAAACGGCTATTGATATGGGATTTGTCCCATATAAAAAGAAGTTGACGAGTAGTGATCTTGTCTTTACCGATTATAATGTAAAAGATCCCAATGACGTGTATTTAACACCTCAGGCATCTTTGCAAAAGATTCTGCAGACTATGACATATAAACCGAATATCATTTTACACCATGCGAGAGATTCTATGATGAAGTTACATGCAGAATGTGCATCTCGACCGGACAATAAGCAACAGGTAGAATGTATACATGATGCTATTCTCAATGATCCTAAGACAAGGGATATTCCTTATATAAAACTGCGAAAGGAAGATAGGGGATTTGACATTGGTCCATATTTTGAGAATGTTTAACGGCGGTGTGTACCCTTGGACTTCTTGGAACGGGACTTCTTGGAACGGGACTTCTTGGAACGGGACTTCTTGGAACGGGACTTCTTGGAACGGGACTTCCTTCGCCCTCCTTCTTGTTCTTCTGGTTCGTCTTCTGCAAGCTCGCCTTCTGCAAGTTCTTCTTGTGCAGGCTCACCCTCTGTTACATTTTCATTTGTATATTGACCAATTTCAACATTTTCTCCTTGAGACAGCATCCCTGGTTCTCCTCCCTCTGATTCTGGGAGAGAGACCTCGGGGTCTGGAGTAGGTGTTCCATTCATTTCATTCCCCCCGCCTCTCTGTGTCTTCTTTGTCTTACCTCTCCCGCGAGTTGTAGAAGGTGCGGGTACACCCGTCTTAGTTTTCCCAGGAACAATAGATCCAGGTCCTATATTTTTAGGAAGTGGTACAGCAGAAGACATTTCTATTCTTACCACTTAAAATAAGTGAATACAAGGGAGTAGATATGGAGATAAGGTATGGAAGAGAGGACGCTCAAATCGATGTAACATCTGTTGCATTTTCATCTTGTATGAAATCTTCTATCATTTATATTCCACCGGATGATAACGTTCGTGCGAGGCTTTTTACAGATCCTATGTATGGTAAAGTAAAGTCAATCTATATTAACGGGCTCTCATATGGGCAGGAGACCCCTATTTTCATCGATACCAATACAAATATAGTATATACGACAAGCTTTCCAGATAGTGTTAGAGATGTGTATCCAGATGAGACGGTAACGGCTACTCTAACCTCCATGCAAAATAGGCTGACGCTGATCCACGGGAGTTTTAGAGATGAATTCCCTGAGCAGAAGATGGCTGTGAGATTTTTACGCCCAACCGACTCTGTTCTTGAGATAGGAGGAAATGTAGGAAGAAACAGTCTTATTATAGGATCTATAGTGAAGCAGGACTCTCTTGTGACCCTGGAGTCTGATCCTGAGATCGCGGTCCAGCTGATGGAAAATCGCAATGCGAATGGAATGACCTTTGCAATAGAGCCCTTTGCCCTGTCTCTACGCCCACTTATGCAGCGGGGGTGGGACACAATTGTCTCTGACACTCCAGTAAACGGGTATAAGAAGGTGAATACGATTACTCTTGCTGATCTGAGAGCTAAGTATAAGCCTTTCACATCTCTGGTACTTGATTGCGAGGGGGCTTTCTATTACATTCTTCTTGACATGCCCGACATCCTCGATGGTGTTAGAACAATCATTATGGAGAATGATTATTATGACGTATCTCACAAGAAGTATATTGATATGGCTTTGCGGGAGAGAGGGTTTACCCGAGTGTACAAGGAATCTCTCGGCCCTGAGTATGCGTTTAAGAAGTTTCCTTTTACGGAGAACTTTTTCGAGGTCTGGCAGAATCTCTTAATAGAATAGATGAGTTTCATAGGTATGACATATTTGCATTTAACGGGGGCACTTGCCCTTACAGCAGTTTCTTCAGAAACCCCTGTAAGTTTTCCTTACGTAAATATCATTAATACTATATTGGTCTTTGTGGTATTATTTCTCATGATGGCTGCACGTCCAGGACCGTATAAGTATCTCTTATTTGCACTATTTTGTATTCTCTTCGGTCAGATTCTCTCACCGGTTGTTCAGGACCTCGAAGCCAGGGGACAACTCCGAGAGGTGATTGCCTCTGTTGCAGGGATTTTTATTGCTATGACTGTGGTTGGATTTGTTGACAATCAGAATTTCCTTGGCTTTGGTGGCTACTTACTTGCGGCACTGATAGGTCTAATTATTGCACGCCTTGCCCTCATCGTGGCTAAGTTGGGTGATCCATCTGCATCTGTCAGTAAGATGAATACTCTGCTAAACTGGGTAGGGACAGTTCTTTTTGCTGTGTTTGTGGCGTATGATACTCAGATCTTGAAGCATAAGCAGAAATCAAGACAGAGAAACCCAGACTATGTGGATGCCTCTCTCGGCCTCTTTCTTGATATTATTAATCTCTTCAGCCTTCAATCGGATTAGTATGGGTATTTATCTATAGTTCGATTCAGGATATGGGTTACTATAATGCCCCATACCTTGCAATCCACTTGAGAAGACGTTAAAGTATTCTGAATGAATTGGCACGGTAAGTTGACCATAGTATAGCATAGTTACCCAATCTTCTGGAGCAGTATAGTATTCAGGAATGTGATCAGATAGGCGTTTCATATGGCTATGTTTTGACCACCAGAAGTTTCCCGAATAGTGTATTCCAGTATGATTACACCCATATGTCCAATAACAATCGTGCGAGAGAACATCAACGGCTCGTTTCCAGCAGTCAATATTCCAATATAACATGAGTTTAATCCAATCGATTACATTTTCCTCTTGATCCGTTCCAATGTGTCTGAGACCCTTTGTGTGTAAATAGAAATAGAGTGTATCTTCTGGATCATCTGCGCTCTGCTTTTTTATTAGTAATAGGGTTGGGCGTTCGTATTCCTCAGACCGTCCTTTATATATAATAGTGGCTTTAGGATCGTGGAAGCGTGGGTCATCTTCGAATCCATTATCGCTTACTACAGAAATTCGGATATGCTTAGTGGCATCATATAGTTTACTTTCCTTAATTCTCATCATGAGCATATCAAAGATCATTGTCCATCCAGGGCGCTGACATACGTGTATATATCCAATGATGGTTCTTGGCTCTGCCATAGAGGGGTGTACGCGCCACCTTTAACTAATTTCTAAGAAGAATGCGTCTTGCCCTTGCCAACTTTTTACGGAATCCAACTCCCTTTTCTGTATTGAGAGGGAGTACGTTGAGACCACCTAAGGTTGCTCATGTTCAGACGGACGGATCATTCAAGGAACTTTCTTATACTGGTGTTCTGCTCAGGACAACATTACCTGAAGAGTATTCTCTTCTTAGCACGTATTTTGATCATAAGAATGCAACCCATTCTGAGTGGTGTTCTATTCTCGATGGCATCCTTTTCTCGAAACGGAAGGATCAGGGCTCGGTGGAGTTAGAGAACGACTGTCTCCCTGTGATCCAGTCCTTGGCGTCGAAGAAGCAGCCAAGGGATGCTCTCTCTGCGTATTTTTATGGGAGTATTACCAAGGAAATGCGAGATCTCGATCATTTTGCGATTAGGTGGATTCCGAGAGAGATGAATAAGGCGGATGATTTACTCAGGAGGGATAAAATTTGAAGCCACTCGGTCGACGGTGTGCCCGGTCTACCATGGGATTTCTCTTGAGTATTTCGTGTACATTTAACATTTGTTCTGAAAGGGGCAAGCCCTATTATCTTGATTCTGTGGGGGGAAAGGTTGAGAAGGTCTATGGAATTCCAGATATAACTGTTCCTAAAGAGTTCCGTCGCTTTCTCCAGCAGTTTGGCAAGTTCTTCCATGCCTATACGACTGCGCGAATTGCCGACGAGTACTCTCATATTACAGAGATGAGTGTACTTTCCTTTCTTGATCAGTATCCCTCGTGGAATGACGTGCTCATTGATCCCCACTACGACGGTGAGGACTGGGCGAAGAAGGATCATGATGAGTTTAAGAAGGCACTCGAGTGGTTTTCTGAACAATCGATCGGGTATACGGTAAGTTGGTCGTACTAAACAGTGGTCGCTCTTATATATAGAATGAGAACTAAGCCCTTTAACGAGGATTTTTTATGGAAGGGCAAGCTTCAGCGTGCAGAGTATGCAAGCCCTGTACCGAAAGCTCCTATGAATCTTCCTAAGATCAATACACATACAGGGAAACCGTATCCTACAAAGTATTCTCTTCACGACGAGCAATGTTTATCGGGATATGAGATAAGCAAGAAGTATTGGACAGCGGAGATGAAGAGGAGGGAGGCCTATCGTGAAAAAAATAGATTGTCTCTTGAAGTGCCTGTTCCTATAGAAACCCCACCTATTTTATATGAGTCTATCTTCAGACTTGCTCAGTGAGTTCCTCTGGCTCGATGTAGGATGTTGTTGAGTGCAGCAAAGTCGAGGGGATTTTTTGAGTAAGGATGGATATGGGAGTATTCAATGGAAGGCGGGGCGGCTGCACCGTGGGCGATGAGGGTTTCCATGATGTTGAGAAGAAGATGTTCCCTTTTACTGATATATCGGCGAACGAGGTTGTAGAGGACAGGTTCTTCCAGGTAGGAATATGACAAGGTTAAAGGATTATATGTCGTTACAAGCGATCGTTGATTTACTCTCGCGCCAGCAGAGCAGAGATACTCTACTATGCGGACGTGTTTCAGTTGAATGGGACTTTTCATTGCAATTTGGGTGAGTGGAGGGGTATCTCCATCATTTGGAGACATGCCGCATTCGAGCAGTAGTCCAACTTGATCTGCATCATCGAGAAGAATTGCATTTGTCAGAGAATCTTCTGGTAGATCTATTCCGTGTCGTTGAAGAAGTTGGATGATACCTTTATTCATATCGCGAAGTGCTGATCGCATGGCTTGTTCGGGTATTTCTGCGCCATGTGAAAGGAGTATTTCTGCGAAGAATTCTCTGCCATCTCGCAGGCATATAGATAATGCTGTATCTCCATCCATGTTTACTGTGTGAACGTTTGCTCCATGTTCGCAGAGGAATTTGATATTGTCAGAAGTATACGAGGTATCCATCCAGCATGCCATGCTGAGAATTGAGTAGCCTTTTTTGTCTATACGTTGTATGTCTGCCCCCTTTTCTAAGAGCATCGCCATCTTTCGTTTACTTGATTGTGTTGATGCCAGGAGGGAAAGGGGAGTCCATGGGTTATCTGGTGATCCATCGATGCGTACGTTCAGGCCAAGGATGTAGATGAAGAGGTCCATTTTATAGTCGTCACCTTCAATGCAGAGATCCATGAGTGGAGTAAATTGAGTTGTTTCATTGCATATGTCAGGGTCTGCGCCCAGAGAGACGAGATGTTTTACTCTGGCGAGGGAAAATGCTTCATCTGTAAGATCATAGTATGTATGAATTCCAATAAGGCTTGTATAACGTTCACTGAAGAGTTTATTTAGAAGGCGTGGACGTAGGATGCGAGTATCTTCCCAGGTCTCTCTACATGCCTGGCTACCTTTGTATGCTTCATTTTCGTAGCCATTCCAGGCAAGAAGATGGAGTATCGATTGGAAGGTTGCTTCCATTTGGGGACTTTCCTTTATACAGTGAGGTCGATTCAAATTTTAGTTAATTACCATCCAGCGTACACTTCCTCCGTCTGTCGTGCTACTTGATACTATCTGGAAAGAACCGTTGGAGATGGCTTCAGAAGATAAAAATCCAGGGGCATTTTGTCCAGAATAGGTTAAAAAAACCTGTGAAGTGGCTTTACAGCCAGTTGCGGCTACCGTGAGTTTTCTAAATGATCCCTGAATAGTTCCAGATACCATATTTGCTACACCGGAATTACCTGCATTTAATATTAGTCTACCATTTGTGGTGGTAATATCACCTATAGTAAAGACGGGCGGTCCTACTTCCTGGAGTTTTGCATTTGTGGACACATCGATTGCTTCTGCCGTTGTGTTTTCCTGATAGCTTTTATCTGTGGTGAACGGAGCGAAGAGAGGGCAATTGGGATCAATATATCCACTTACACCACTTACTATATCATACACACCAACGAGAAATGTATAGGTAGTACCGGTGGTGGGATCGTTTAGATCGGGGTGAGTTAATCCGTTGAGCTTCTTGCCATTTTCACGGAGAATGTGTCCTGCGGGGCAGTTTCCTGCGTTGGTAGCTGTAACAAGAGTACCGCGTCCTGTGAGGTTTCTGTCGACGTATGTGGTATAGGTAAAGAAGTTGTTGTTGAAGACGGCGGTGGATACGTACTGGCGTCTTGATACGGTAGCGTAGGAAGAAGATACACTGGTCATTTTGTTCTGTTTATACGCAGATATAATTTATTTTTACTGGGTTGTCTATGTCGATATTTGTCTCATATCACTATAACAGCCGATGTGTTTACTATAGCAGTTACTTTTCGCGCAGTCTAAAAAATGAACGCATACCGTATGTAGCATAGTGTCCACAGCATGATTCGTGTTGATTTTATAAAGAAGCATGATAAGAAGGTTCAGTATATTTATGATTTTCTGAATCATCCGTATAATGTAGTTCTTACGATGAAGGGTACAAGACAGGAAGGTAAGAAGTCGGCACTCGACGATGCAATAGATTTATGTAACGCGCATCAAAAGAGAATTGAAGATGTAAACTGTTCTGAGAACTCATGGATGTTCTTAAATACTCGTATAGGGATAGTAAAAACAGTGAATATAGTGTATTCCTGGGAGGATATTCCTACCGATCCTTCTCTACAAGTGATTGCCTTTGCACCAGATCCAGATTACTCGTCGTCGTCATCGTCATCCTCTTCAAGATCTTGAATGGCATCGGGCTCGAAGACGTTCATGTATCCGGACTTCCAGCGAGAGAGACTCCAATTTCTACCATTGTTTAAGGTCCGATGGAGGTCGCGTTCAAGTAGCGCCTTAAATGGCCGAGAGATGTCTCGGCGAATTTTTACTATATATGCAACCCATCCATTTTTCAGTCTCTTCCACTCTTCAGCATCCTGATCGAGGCTATTAGGGCGATGTTTACCACAGTCATATCCCACTCGTTCAGCAACGGGGACATTTTTCTGGGAGTTCTCATAGTCTACGCGCGCTTTGTGTGACAGACTATATGCAATATATCCTACAAAGTTTCCCGCATCCCAATTTCGTGCGTTCCATCCCTGAACTCTCTGTTGTGCATCGGCGGCCTCGAATATCTCGAGAATACGTTGCATGTCGCGGGTTACACCATCTTGGTCAAAGGGCTTTGTGAGGAAAGAATTTGTAATCATTCTATCGTACATTTTTGTCATGTGAAATGCGCCATGCGTTAGTCCAGTGACGAGGGTCACCGCATCCTGAAGCCACTTGCGTCTCTTGTCGACGCCGCTTCTTGCTCCCCATATGGGAACTGCGCGGTCATGTAGGCCCTGACCAGGCGTGAAGAGAAGCCGTTTAACAAAGGAAATGAGGGGTGTAGATCCGTGTGCATGGTATCGCTCGCCAGTTGAAAGGGGTGCACCATTCTGATGCCAGTCGAAGATCTGGATCCTTTCCTCCTGGGTAGCGTTAGTATAGGATACAACTGAGATAGGATAGTTATCGAACCATTCCTGTTCTCTAACGGAAAGCTGACTAAACAACTTTCCGTTAGATGCAAATTCATCCTTTCTGTATTTGATGGCTGTGGTTATACGTTGGTTACCATCTTCGAGGGTTGGCTTATCGACTCTATGTTCTCCCAAGAGGATGGCGGGGCAGGGGAATCCACGCAGGATGCTCTGAACGAACTTGTCTTTGCGCGATTCATTCCAGCAGTACTCTCTTTGGTGCTCTGGGATGATGATTTCTTCATCTTGTCTCTGTTGAATGATTGCGTAGAGGTTTTTTGTGGAGAAGGTTACGCGTACTCTTGTGCTGGCCATGGTTAGACATGTGAGTTGCTCAGTATGATACGTCAATTTTATCGCGGCTACTTGTCAGGGTAAAATTGAAGTATAGTATGACGCTCGTCAGGAGTCCCAAATCGAATGACCTCTCTATATCTTGATCCTACTGCTCCTGAGATTAAGAAGTTTAATCTTCAGGGCTGGAAGAAATTTGCCGAGGAGGCTGGTGTGAGTAAGAAGGAGGCTATGGAGACCTTTGAGTGGTGCGAGTATTATGATAAGAAATATCTTTCTGACTGCCGAGATGGATTAGAAAAGGTGGATGGAGCGAAAGAGTGGTTGAAGAGCTATAGTTGTCCTAAGGGGGAGTATCCCTTTAGCACGGGCCTTGGTGCTAAGATTGTTCTGTGTGGTGACCACAGCGGCGCATCCTTTAACTCTGTACTATTCAGATATAAGTATCTACTGAACAACTGGGATACCTTTGTATATGAGCAGAAGAAGAGGGTTGCACTTAAAGATTATAGAGATTCCATTCCTCCTATATATGTGTACCGTCGTCTTCTTGCGAACTGTGATAGTTATTTGAAGAATATTACTACACAGATGTACGATCTGATTATGAGTGACTGGAGTATGTATTCTCCAGAGGGGGATGCAGCTAAGACGGTTGATGAGATTAGGAGGGTGATGATTCCTTTGGTTGAGGAGTTAGAGGAGTTGTGCAGGGAGGATATGGCTCGTGAGGCTGAGAGGATGCACCGTGATCTGATTGGTTCTCTTAAGTTCCTTTATGAGAATCCGTTGCGGTGGTTCGACACTTCTAATGGGTGTTCTCTAAGTCCTGGTCATCCTCAGAAGATTACGTCGCGGGCGTTGGACGAGATGGAGGAGAAGTATCCTGGGTATAAAAATCATATAGAGATGGTAAAGAAGGCGATTCCTCGTATGAATGACTATCCTTGGGAGTACCGTGATGACTCTGTATTTATGGAGAAGTTTATGAGCGATGAGGGAGTTGTATGTGGTGTAAGAAGTTAATAAGGGCGAAGGTGTTTATAATATATATCATGTATAGATGACATCGGTTCTTACAGACTATGACTCGTTTAAAAGTACAGGAAAGCCAACGGCCGGTGACACAAAGCTTTCTCTTGCGGGCGTTGATCATTCGGGCTGGTTGATTTGCGACGGGAGGACGTTAAATATCTCTCAGTATTATTATCTTTTTCAGGTGATTGGAACAACGTATGGTTCTATTTCGAGTACTACATTTAAGTTACCTAATCCGGCAGGAAGGGTGCTTGGTGTTATAGGAAGTGGTCTAGGATCGAATGGCCAACCTCTTTCTGTGCGTACAGCGGGCCAACTTGTTGGCGAGGAGACGCATATACTTACTATAGATGAGATGCCTACACACGGCCACAGTATAACTGACCCTGGTCACAATCACACGTATGTAAACCAGCCAAATCAAGTATCGCCTGCGGTAAGTCTTACAACAACGGATGTTGCTGATAATGTCAACGTATCACAAACTACCAGCACGAGCACTACTGGAATTAGCATAAATAGTGCTGGCGGATCTAATGGACACAATACTATGCAACCTACGTTATTCATTGGAAATATGTTTATCTATAGTGGAAAGCCACATGTTGGAGCATATGCATTTACAGGGAATGGAATATACTAAATAATAGTATTCTGGGGTTAAATGGTCGTGATAGTAAAGATAAGATGTCAACAGTATTTGTCACCTTATGCGATGAGCCGTATGTTCACAAGGCTATACAGACGATAAAAGATATACGTGGCGTTGGTGAATGGACGGGAGATGTGGTCCTTATAACGGTAGGATTTAGTATTCCAGAAGAAGCGAAGAAGTTTTCGGTGATCCCTGTCTCGTTCTCTGGGATACCTACGGAATCTCTTCTTGCGCACTTCAGAGCGAATCCTTTTAGCGAGCCTACCTGTGATGGAAGAGAGTTTAAGAAGTGTACTCAATGGGAGAAGTTGCATATCTTTGATTCTTTTTTTTGTAAGTGGGAGAGGGTGGTATTTATAGATGCTGGTCTTCGTATCTTGGATAGTGTAGAAAACTTCTTATCTTTGGAGTGGCGAGGAAGATTTCTTGCACCTGATGATACATGGAACGACCCTTCGAAGAAATTTAGATGTCAGATAGAAATTCCAAAGAACGAAAAATATATAGAGAGTTTATCTTCAAAGTATGGTTGTCTGGACGAGAAGTATTTTTTGAACTGTATGTTTATCTTCGACACTTCTCTCTTAAGTAATACTTGTAAAGAGGAAATGATTATTATTATGAATACGTATCCTATCTGGAGAACAAATGAGATGGGTGTGATGAATATCTATTTTACTTTTTATCTGAAGGTCTGGACTCCTTTTCCTCTGATGGCAAAAAATGGGAAGTATCTTTTTGATTGGTGTGAATACAATCGACCATCGACTCGCTGGTATGATTATTGTGCATTGAAGTATCCTGTGACTCTATCTCAAGGGAAAACTCTTGGAGTAGCTATTCCCTGTTACAATAAGCATATTGGAAAACTTCTTGAGTTGTTAGAATCGATAGAGGCTCAGACGCGGAAGCCAGACGTTGTATCGATTAGTTGTTCTTCGACGGGGGAGGGGGAGTTTCCCATCTTGCGCAAGTATAGTTTTGGTGTATTAGTCCATATAACAAAAGAAAGAAGAAACGCGGGACAGAACCGTAATATTGCGGCGCGGAGACTGGGAACTGACCTCATCTCATTTTTCGACGCAGACGATACTATGCATCCTCAGAGGATAGAGGGGTTGCATCTTGCATTTAGTGAACCGTGTGATATTGTATTACATGGGTATCTTACAGATAGGGAGGTTGAAGAAGATTTTAAGGAAATAGATACTTTTACAATAGTAAGAAATAAATTAACTCAGTGTTATTCTGGGTGTATAACGTTAAATTGTGATGCGCGGATTCATCATTCGCAGGTGACGGTACGGAGAGAGATGTTCGAGCAGAGTCCATTTTCGGAAGAGAAGGAGCACGAGGTCAAAGAGGATTGTGTGTTCTGTTACAGGGTATTTGGTATTCAGGGTATACAATCGGCATATATTGCGCACCCTCTGTCGAAATACATACAGGGGTTTGCAATGACGGCATATAAGGAGGGTATAGAATAGACTTATAAGTAGTGTATATATTTAAGTGTGTGTATTCTGTAAGAAGGATTCTGTAAGAGGGATGTGTGGTGTGGTGTGGTGTGGTATTGTGCGTGTTTTATTAATTGAGTGAGAAAGATGGGG